CGTTTGCATCCAAGTTGATTACCTCCTTGTCTATTTCCAAGAACGGATCACCTGCTGTCTGGGTAATAACCGTATTAGCTGTCTGACCACCGGCGGCCGTCACCTTAAGAGTATTTACCAGATCATTTACATCAGCGTTTTCTGGAATACCGGAGAATACGATACTGAAAGCAAATCCCCCTGTTGCACCAGGGTCGTCGGCAATAACAGCACCGTTATTGGTAGCCTTGCCTGCTGCCTGATAGGAGGCTGGTATTTCCAGCGTCAGAGGATGAGACTCGTCTGGAGTTAAGGAGAACGTTAATTTAGTTGAGTTGCTTGTGCCGTTGATTGTTACAGTACCACCTTCTTTCCCTACAGATGCAGTAGGATCTATTTTTACGAACTCAGCTACCGGAGCTTGGTTTATGGTAGCACTTTTCTTAACATCCCCGGATTCGGCACCAAATTCTACTTGTAACGTACGCTGTACACGACCTTCGTATTTTTCACCTGATACGGTAACTGCCTGATCACCGTCACCTGATCCCGGATTGAAGGTTACAAAACCTATTTTCATTTCTGCCATGATATAAATGATTTTTTTTAGTTAATTAATATATTGACAAATATAGTTTTATTATACGGAAATCCTATTATTGATCTTCATAAATTAAAACTATCTTTATCCCAAAATAAGACAATTATGAGAAGAAGATTTTTTAACAAAATAGGGGGGGTATTTACCTACTGATAATTTTATAGTTTTTGATAAATCTGTATCAGATCCGGCTAATATAACAATAAGCGAAGACAGTGATTTTTTAAATAGGTTGATTACAAGTGGCTTTTATAGAGTTCTTTGCAAGAGCGCTATGGGAGGAGGAGAGGTTTTTGTATGTAGGTTGAAGGAAGACAACAGCAATTTGTATCTTGATGGTAGTCAGGCTAATCTTACCGGACCAGAAGGTGATGTGATGGTCGTTTTCTTAGAATTTTGGTATAAATGGTATAAGGTGGATGATAATAGATTTCTTTATCATTTTGCTGATCATGATATTGACGGCACTTACATCCATGTCCCGGAATCTCTTGTTGGAGCATATAAAGGATATGTATCTTTGAATGGATTATATAGCTGGAGTGGTGTTAGTCCTACAACTTCAAAATCATTCAACGATTTTGAAGGTTATGCGAAAGCGCGTGGTACCGGGTTTCAGATGATAGATTTTCAACAACATTGCGTGATTGCTATGATGTTGTATGCTAAGTACAAAACACGTAATATTCAATCTGTATTAGGATTAGGTGGCGCAAATAATAATCCGGCTACAACAACGGGAAGCAGCAACGCAACCGGCGGTGCGGATACCAAAAACGAAAGTTCAAAGTACGTTTGCGGCTTAGGTTTGGAAGGGGTTTTTGGTGGTATCTATGAATGGGTTGAAGGTGTAGAAATCAACAACCGAGTTTGGAAAATCACCGACCCAGACGGATCGACTCGCAATGTGAACGCCGGAACTTCCAATGGCTGGATAACGAATATCGCAGCGGAAAACGGTCCGTTTTTCGATGTGGTGCCGACAAATGTTGGCGGTAACGATTCCATGCATTATTCAGATTACTATAGTCAGACATCGAGCAACTCCATTGTTTTGGCGCGCTCCTATAGCGGCTCGGATACGAGTAGTGGCGTGGCGTATGCGTATGCGTCTCGCAACGCGTTGAGCGCGAGTTCGTACTTCGGTTCGCGTCTTGCTTTCCGTGGAATCATATCCGAAGTAAGTCCGGAGCAGTTTAAAAAATTACCAGCATTATAATATCATATTTTAACTGTTTTTAAATAGTATTGTTGATATTATTATGTATGTTTGCAACATCAATATAAAATATTATAACCATGAAAGTAGATTTTTTTAACAGTAAGGATTTTTTAGGATCTAAAACTAAAGAAAGCAAGATCCGGAAGTTGTCAATCAGCAAAAGTAAGATAATGACTATCTCTGTCTATAATTTGAATTGGATGGGGGTAACGGATGCGGTTGTTATCGGCTTAGAAGAAGGGAAGGTATTTGAAGGAGTTGAAAATACGGTCTTTTATCTGTCTGCTTCTGATGTTGAAGACGAGAGATCGTTTAAGGTAAATAACCTTGGTGTAAAATACAAGAGAGTTTACTTAAAAGACCTGCTCGATTATCTTGGATGGGATATAGGAGAAAATTCTTATGCTGTGTATGATATTATAAAAGAAGACAGTAATCTGTTCCGTCTTCAGCTTAGGGTGATAAAAAAGAGTAGGAGTGAAAAATGATGAAAGATTTGTATATTAAAAACAAAAGAATACTACTATTTGATTTTGACGGGACGCTTATAGAAACCGCTTCTGGGAATACGTTCGCTACAGACTTGACAGATATGAGGATTAAGATGGATGTGGTGAATAAGGCTCTTGACCTCATGCAGGAGAACGGCGTTAAGGTGTTTGCTATCGTAAGCAATCAAGGAGGAGTAGAAGCTGGGTTTGTTTCTGGAGCTGATATTGAAGCTAAGATAGAATACGTACTGAGGTCCGTACATGATCTGGCGGTAAAACGTGGCATAAGAGGCGTCCTATATGAAAAAAGGTTGTGTTATTCAAATGACGAACAAAATCCGATGAGGAAGCCTAACACGGGCATGATTGATGATATTCTTATGAAGTGTAAAGACACGGTAATGCGTGGTATGAACTTTAGTCAACTTAAGGGATGTTCGTTGATGGTCGGAGACGCCAGTGGTCTGCCAGGGCAGTTCTCTGATTCGGATAAGGTATGTGCTGAGAATGCCGGTATTGACTATATGGACGTTATCACGTTTGTTGGTAAATAATTTTAGGTAGTTATGTGCAATATTATGAAGGTGAATAAAACGGCGATAGTTTATCATAAATCGGATTTAGATGGCGTTGTGTCGGCAGCCATCGCAACCATGTACGAAAACAGTAAAAACAAGGATGTTATTTATATCCCGTATTCGTATGAAGATGATGTTAAGAAAGTTATTGATAAAGTAGATGAATGTGGGGTTGTTTACGTTCTTGACGTGTCTTTCGGAGCCGATTCTAAAACGATTTTCAAGAAATGGCTTGATGAAGGAAAGAGCCTGATGTGGATAGATCATCACAAGGGAATTATAGAAGATAGTAAGACATGGGGGTTCACTGTTCCAGGGCTTAGGAGAGTCGGTGTCGGTGCGTGCGCTCTGGCCTCGGACCTGCTGATGGGGAAGGTGCCGGCGATCGTCCGGTGCTTGTCAGACTACGATGTGTGGAATAAAGAATCCGGTTTAGGCTGGGATACGGTAGTAGCTATCCAGTATGCCTTGAGATCAAAAATAAGACTCAATGTATTGATTGCGTTGTCGTATTTATATGATCACTTTAAAGAAAATATAAAAGACAATGAAATTGATCTTATTTTTTATGATCTTGCTAAAGAAGGACGTGCTATAATTAACTACATGGCTGGTAAAAACGAAGATGAGGTAAGTAGGTGCTCGTTCGAAGCGCACGTCGATGAGGTGAAGGTTGTGGCGATGAATACCGCAGAATCAGGCTCTAAAGTATTTGATTCTCTTACACCGGACTGGTTAGACGGTAGAAAAATTAAAGCTCTGATGCCATTCTGTATCATGCCAGGTGGTAAAGTTAGATTCTCTCTTTATGCATGCGTAAAAGATAGCGTAGATTGCTGCGAGGTAAGTAAGAGATTCGGTGGTGGAGGACATGCCGGTGCTGCTGGATTCGTTATAGACGTATCAAGCGACCAATTTAAGGACTTCCTTGAAAACCACAAACTTACTTCAATTCAATAGATAAATAAGGTTATGTTTTAAATAGGATTGGTTTATATCAATCCTATTTTTTTGTGTTGTGTGGATAGGTGGGTGTGATGGGAGATAGATGAGAAAATGAAAAATGTTTGTGTGATGGTAGAAAGACAGAAATGGTTTATGTGATGGGAGAGAGGGGGTACCTATCACGAACCTCCCGCCCCCGAAACGCGTTTTCTCCCCCGCACCCCCTTCGCTGGAAAACCGGAAACGCGTTTTTACCTTGAATACACAAACTATCTGATTATCAGCGATTTATTTAAATTATTGTAAATCAATATGTTACTGCAACTTATTGATTATAAGTTAATTAAGTAAGCATATATCCTACATATTAATGTACGCGTATAATACTACTCTTGTGTGTTTTGTAACTTGCTGATAATCAGATAATATAATCGAAATTAATACAAATTAACAAAAAAAAGATAGTATATATATTTGTGGTATTGATAAATGTCGTATATTTGCGTCGTGATCAAGAGAGATCACGAGTTAACATAGTGAACCTATATAGTGTACCCGTTGGGCTAACTATATCTGTATCTGTAATAGCCTGCGTTGCTGGATATTAAGTTGAATATCATTTGTTTAACAATTAAAATATATTGGATTATGATTACAAAAAAGAACGTTAACAAACTGCAAAATGCTGTTATTAAAGAAAATGCATCTAATTTGGTGGGTGCGGTTAAGTTGTACAACGCTTTATTTGCTAATGGTAGTGATCTAAAGGATATTTGCAAGGCTTTAGAAATACCAGCAGAATACGCCGTAAAGGTTGCTACACTCGCAAAGGATAAAAAAAGCCTGGTAACTGTATGTAGCCAAATGTTACCAAAAGTTGGAGATACCTTTATTAAATTTACCTTATATTCTAAAATATATAAGGATAATAAGATAAATAAGGAAAAAGGTATTGAAAGTAAAGAGGTTAAAAATATCGCTTACGGAGATGCGTATAAACCTTTCGGATTTGCTTCTGCTGAACCTTTGGAGAATGAATTTAGCGCAAAGTGGCTCACTCGCGAAACCGAAGAGTATAAAGCTACTTATGTAGCGGTAAAAATTACCTCTTATTCTATTCGTACCGTTGCAAAGTGTGTAAGTGAATACCTCGCACATGAAAGCAACCAGCAGTAAAAAAGGTTAGGCGCGTACCTTTAAACGCGTCTGTACGCCGTTGTCAGTGGGTGCACGTCCCGCGTATGCTTTAGACTGAAGCTGACAAAACAGAGAGTTATTTTACATATTGGAGATAGACATACCGTTGCCCTTGCCGTTGGCAATTAAAGGGCTGGTATTACTGCATGGACTATCCGAATGGGTATGGTTTATGTTAGGTATGTGATTACAGTTTGGAAAACATGCCGTTGTACGAGGTTTATCTCCAGATCGAAACGTGTCTTACTTGCTTACACGAAAAATAGAACAAGGCTGTAGATTAAATTACAGGGTACAAGCATGTAGCCTACCATGTAGGGACGTGCCGTATCAAAACGCAAGGACACAATCGCCTTTATTTGTGGCTAAGTTGTGTAGCAGACGGAAAATATAATAACAACATAGTACGGGCCCGTACACAAGAACTACGTACTAATTACGGGCTGTTGGTTGTAGCATAAAATTCGTACAGGATAGGAATGCGCGTTCGGTTCGAGTCCGGAGCAACCTCTATACTAAACTTAATTTGATATGGAAAAGAAATTTAAGGCACACATGGTAGACGTACGCGGTCTATCCAGGAAGGAAGCCAAAGAGAAAAGAAAGAGAGCGTATCGTGAATTTATGTTGTATCGTGATCTTAAAGAAGCGTATCATTCCGATACAGGAAAGGATAAATGCAAACGTAAAGTCCATACATCACGAACGTACGTGAAAGAAAACATAAACAGTATTTAAATAGGAGTAGGGCTGTTTCGAATATCGGAGCAGCCCTATTTTCGTATCCTACTCTTTCTATTTACGGGTAGGATATTCTGAGAGTGAACGGCGGACGTGAACGATATTGGTCTAAAACGAAACAAAAATAGAAGCATTCGGATATAATTCCGGTATTTTGTCTATATCATGTCGTTAAAATTGGTCCAAAACGAAACTTTAGGCGGTTTTCTGGCCCAAAATAGGGTGTCGGATGCCGCCTTTTTCGTCTCTATGGATTGAAAATTAGGCTTATTGTATTTTTCTTAAAAACAATGTATGCTTGATTATCAATTAGTTAGGTTTTATAATACCCGTATTTTAGGACATACTTATTGTATTTTTTTTTGTTTTATGTGGTGGTTTTTATTAATCGCTGACCTATATTTTTTATCGGTTGGTATCTGTTCTATGTTAGAGTACGGAGCAGATCAGTATAATATCGTAATGGTCTTTTGCTTTTCTTTATTGGCTTTGATTATAGGCTTAAATATCTATCTTGATAGGAGGAGCAGACGGTAGGGCGTGGGCTGAAGGCTCTCTATTCTCTCTATGGAATGATATTATCTCTAAATACCCCATACTTCATGCCAGAGTATAAGCTTGTAGCGCTCTCCGTATGCCGGTAGTGAGGCCGAGAGCGCAGGTTCTATGCGGAAAGCCGGAGGATTAGCCGGGGTTGGAGAGGGGGAGAGGGAGGGCACTTCCTTCCAACAAAATTCAACAGATCAGCGTTTTAAAACAGCATTATGTAGGTTTTTCCTACAAAATTAAGACTTACAGTGCTTTAAAACAGCATAATGTGAGTTTATTCTACAAAATTCAATAGGTTGAGAGTTGAAAACTATATTCTATAGATTAGTAGTAATCGGAATGTATAACAATTAAAACATAAACAACATGAACGTATATGATTTTGCACCTGACTTAGATTTGAGTAAGGAGGGAGAAGGTTCTATTTTTGGGGTAAGAGGAATAGAAGGTAGTGATGGTATAGTATATGCTAAGGTAGTTAGCTGTATAGAAGTTAAGGATTACAGTTGTGAGAGATGTATTTTTTATGATTGTCATAAAGATACATGTTTGTTATGGTGTAATGATAGTTGTGTAGAAGGGGATTGGCCTTGTAGGTACGAACAGGCTGCCATAGAGGGGGAGTAAGCGGCGCCTTGGGCTAAGGCCTGCGGTTGTAGGTGGAACGTAGGTCGGAGCAGAGCCGGAACAGTTTGTTGTGGAACTAAAAAAAATAAAAAGGAGGAGATAGCGATATGAAAAAGGCATTTAAGATATTTTCTATTATGTTTGTCATAGAAATAGTGCTGATAGCTATTTTAGATGCTATGGCGTAAGTGAGAAAAATTTCTTCATTAATTTTCTTGTGCTTTAGACAGAGTGCTCCCGTCTGCGAAGATCGGAGCACTTGCTTTATGGGATTCATGGTGCAGCAAGTCGGTTCGATTCCGGCGATCTCACACAACATTAAAATAGGGAAGAACATGTTAAAAGAAGAATTTGAAGAACTGATTAAAAGGGAGGTAAACGAAAATCAGTATAAAAACATAGAAACGGCATACGAGGCTTTGCCGGAGTATATGGATAAGATGTATTTAGCAAGTGCTATTTCAAATGATATTGGGAAAGCTATTAATGTCTTATCGTTTTTAGGATCGCATATAAGCGAGTTAATGGGTTCGATAATAATCGAAAGGCAAAAGGTGGAATCATGTGCCTATGATTTAATAAACAAATCGCATGAGGAGGATGACTTGAAAGCAAGAGAGATTGCCGTGCGATTAATAGGAGAGAGGGAAACAGTGGCATACACAGTAAAAGAAGGGCTGCCATTGTGGGAACAAGATAAAAAGTTTATAATAGAATTAATAAAGGAGGATAGAAAATGAAAGACGGTATTGTATTGCATCCAGAGCATGGGTTGAATCCATCCATAGAACTATGCATAGTATGCGGTGAAGAGATGGGGATTGCTTTATTAGGGAATAACATCAAAGGGCAGGCGCCGCATCATATATGCACGGGAGAAATATGTGACAATTGCAAAAAGATAATAGATGACGGAGGTTGTTTTATTATCGAAGTTGAGGATGGATCAGATCAAAAGAATCCGTATCGTACAGGGAGATATTGCGCGATAAAGAAAGAAGCAGCAAAGAAAATACTTGGACAGGAGCATAGTATTGTGTACATGGAAAAGTCTGCGTACAGTCAAATAATACCACAAAAATAAAGAAAGATATGTTTGCAAAAGAAGAGCGATTATTCATATGGAAAAAGGTATATGAGATGATTGATAGGTTAGAGGATGGGGAATACATATGTGTTGCGTTAAGAAATGTAGTGTTTATGTATTTCAAAACACATAAAAATATCTATGAGTTTCGTTCAGACGAAATGGTGAGAATATATTTCCCGGAATTGGAAGAGAAGATAAGTATGGCCACAGAACCAGAGGAAACAAGAACGTTTTATGGGTGGTTTGGTTGTCTTAGTCCAGAAACGAAGGAGGTAAGGCTGAATATTGTGAAAGATATTATAAAAGAATTAGAATAGTATTTTTGTTAATCTATTTTATTCATCAAATTAAGTTTTGGGTTTTGGCATGTCGGTTCGTGAGGATAGGCATGCCTATTTCTGCATCATAGAGGGGATGACGCGGCGTGCCGGTGCGTATGTGCCGGTCCTGGTTCGATTCTGGGCATCTCACAAACAATAAAACAAAAAAGTTATGAGAATATATAAGAATGATATTATAAAGGCGTCAGCAATAAGCACCGGAGCCGACAGAGGCGTGTTGCTGTGTTCAATAACAGATTCAGGCTTTACGTCTATAGCGGGCGTAATATCGGCTGTTAAGGATAGGTTACCAAACGAAGATCACAAGAAGATGGTTTTTGAAATCTTGAATGATACGAAAAAAGAGTACGGAAGATATAATAATTGCGGAACAAAAGTATTGTAATAAAGAGTAGAAAACAATATGTTTATGTAATATTAGTTTTTTCATTTTTATTGAAAGGAGCGCCGGCCTGTGAAGGTATGCGCTCTTTGTATTTGTATAATGCATAAAACAATAATAATATGACAGAGAATAGTATAGACGTAAATATCGTACCTGTAAAGAATGGTATGAAACGTGTTGTGGTATCATATTACCATTATTCACGCAAGGAGAAAGATCGCATGAGTTCCCAAACGGATTACGTTTGGGAAACAAAGAATGAAGAAATGTTTAAATACTTTGAGGCCAGGAGGACAAAAGTATTTTATAGTCAGATTCGTGCCATGTGTAGATTCTATGGCAAGAAAAATGTACGTAAATACAAAAAGTTATGATATTAAAAACGACAACCAACGAGTTTTGTTTCATTAACGTAAGTTTCTACGAAACAATAGCAGATCCTCGTCATTTCTTTGAACAGGATTATGAAGAGATGCCAGAATATGAGGAGGAATCGGATTTTGATTTTGATTCTTATTACAATAAGTTTATTCCTTTTGTACAGGAATGGGCGAATGAGGTAAGTGAACGCCTTTACGGATATGGCGTGAATAGTATAAAGGTAACATCGGTCGGATATCCGAAAGAATATAATTATGGTACTGATTGGATGAACGTAGAGGTAGAGTTTTGTGATGAATGGAGGCAAAAGATGTTATCTAACATTAGTAAGATTGTCAATGATGATAAATGCAAGAAGTATGCGGAGACTAATTACCGGTCGGTATCAGGATACATCTTTTTAGGACCTGAAGATTTAAAGGAATTTGAAAAGGAAATAATAGAAAGAAAGTCGGATTCCGGATATGATGTAACAATATTATTAAATATGTATCTAACTTTGGCTTTTGTAAAAGAATTTGGATTTAAAGCCGGAGAAGCATGGAGTGAAATAACAGAATATGCTTACGGATGTTTATCGTATTCCGATTTTGCAACAACAGAGATGCTTATACCGGAAGGTTCGGAGCATTTATTCAAAGACATTTACACGGCAAAGGCCGACGAATTATATCATCATGTCCTGGATAAATTCGGATGGGCGTGGCGTGATCCGAAATATAAGTCAGAAACAGAATTATGCGCGATGCTAAAGTGGGCAAAAGAAAAAGGCTTGACCATTGAAGAGTTAAGTATTTAATTGTTAAACATAAGGCAGTAGTGGTGCGTGAGTATAGGTGCTGCCGTTAAAATATTTTATAAGATGAAAAAAGAAGAGATTCAAACTATTTTATACACAATCAAAGAAGGAGACAGTATTAAAATCAAAGTACAAGACAAAAGTGAAGAGATAAGACTGCGGGATCATGTAAGAAGAGTACAGAAATACGGATACAGGTTTTGTTTGTCTCATTTACATGATGGAATTTTCTATCTGGAGAAGTTGAAAGAAGGGGATAAGGATAAATACTATAGAGTAATAAACAGAGGAAATGGAAAGACCGGAGTATAATAAGCTACGCAAAATGGCTAAGACTACTCCAGGTCTGATAGTGGACGAGGTGCAAAACATGATGCGTGTATCGCTATACGATAATGGGGAACTTAAGAAGGTGGTAGTAGTAATGAAATGCGATTCTTTTTTACAGTCAAAAAGTAACATAGAAAAGATAATGTTATTATCATCTTCTATAGAAGATAGAAAAAACAAAGAAAAAAATAAAACAAAATCAGAAAATGAACAGAATAACAAAAATAAGAGAAGAAATAGGAGGAAAACAGGTTGATTTGACCTTTTACGGGCGCTTTTGCAGCCTTATCGAAGGTGATAGGAAGATAATACTAAGGGCAATAAAAAACGGTCGTAAAAAAGGCGTAATCGGGGCCATTCAGCCTGGGAGACATGACAGAATTTGGACCACATGGTCTATTGCTTTTGATGATCTGAGGGTAGGGGATACGGTAGAGTTCAGTACATCTGGAAAATACAATCCCGGATTTCATGCTACGGAAAAGTATGTAGGGTGTGTAGAATGGATAAGGGGATCGGAATGTGCGATAAAAACCGGCAATGGAATAGCAGTAGTATTAATTAAACATGTAGAAAGGGTGGTAAAATAATGGATTTAAGGATGTTTATAGACCTATTTCAGGAGATTGAGGTAGAGAACTTGTTTAAAGCGTTAGATTTATGTATGGAATATGTAAGATTAGATTTACATGTGTTTAATGTAGGAGCTTATGTAACGTGTTCATACAGTAATGATCTTGAATCTCTTTCACAGGCAGAAGGTTGTAATGTGAATATGATAATAGAGGTACCCCACTTATTCGAAGCATTCATGGAATATGCTTCACCGGAAATGAAGTTGTATTATGAAAAACTAACAGAGATAGTATAATATGAAAGAAGAAGTAGAACGGATAAAGAAGTTGGTAGGCATAGATCATAACAGATGGGAGCAACCTTGTACATGTGATAAATGCAAGAACATGTGTAAGGTTCCTTGTATTGGTACGCCAAAAGACATAGAGGCTATCATAGATGCCGGATACGCTGACAGGTTAAAAGAAACAATGTGGATGGTAGGGTATCTTGCAGTGAAAGAAAAACCAATAGCGATGATCCAGCCAACAGAGAAAGACGGGTGGTGCGCATTCCGCCGGCCGGACGGTCTATGCGAGCTGCATGACCGTGGACTAAAGCCGACTGAAGGAGTTCTGGCTTCTTGTAAGGTGGTTAAAGAAGACAATGTCCCAACATATGAAACGTCTGTACTTAGAGCAGTAGCTCATGAGTGGGTTAAGGTAGAGAACTTCGCAACTATAATGAGGGTCGTTTTTAAATTTTTGCATGAAAATGAACGTAGAAAATAAATTAGATAAAGTGGTTAATATCCTAAAAGAAAAAGGATTTGTAGTATATAGAAAGGGCGGGAAGGAGCCAGGTGTGTTTTACGCTAAAGAAGGTGACAGCCGGATAGGATTCGTTTATCCCAACAACGGATATATATATGATAGAATAAAAATGTGGTCTTTTTCAAGGATATATAAACCACATAAGAAAACCGGGTCTTCGTGTTTAATGAGCGTCAGCGACGAATTTACGATAGAGAATGCGATTAAGAACATAGAGGATAGACTGTGGGTGAATTATATAAAAGATGGTAACAGAAAACGACCAGAAGAATATAAAAATATAAGAGAATTTGTTGGTAGCTTCACTAAATTCTACAGCTCTGTAGAATTAGTTGAGGTTAAGTAGTTTTCCATGTAAGTTAGTTACCGGCACTGGTCTGCGAAGATAGGCGCCGTTTTTTTATTCAAGGAAGGAGGACAAAGATGGGAAAAAGAGACAAGGAGATACCTTATGAGGTAGTCATACAGGAAAGAAAAAGAGTGGATTTATATGGTAACGTAGTGTATTATATCTATTGGTTTGATAAATATGGGTACAATATCACAAACGAATGGAAATTCTGGAGCAAGGGTCCGAAAAAGAAATACGATAGAGTTAATCGTTATCTAACGGATAGTTGGCTGAAGGAATACTGTGGGAATAACAATTTAAAGATAAGGAGAATAAAGGAATGAAGCCGGGAAAGTATGTTATGGTAACAAACGAGTGCGGTGCTTTGGATATTATAAAAGAAAAATTTGACAATATAAATATAGTGGAATATGGATCTGAATGAATTGTACAAAGAAATAGAAAAAGCAGAGATTGATCTGAATGCAAAAAGATTAAAGTACATCAAAGAGGCATTAGTGGAGAATGGTGGAAGTATAAAGCTAAAATTTAAAAAATGGGGAGAAGATAATAATGCGTTTGACTTTGATGATCAGTTTCCGGTGATAATAGAAATTGCTGGGATTCCTATGTTTTTAACGGAGGTGTATGTCAAAAAAAACGATTTTCGTATGGTTCTGCTGGACTATGATGATATGACTTTAGGTGATTTTGATAATACAGGGGAAAATGAACAGGTTGCTTATTTTATTAACTATTGCTTAAATCAAGACAAAGATGGGAAAGAGTAGAAAAGATTATGAGAAGTTTCTTAACTCCATATCTCCAGATAGAGACGATGAGGCATGGATCATTGGAGGAAAGAACAGGTATTGCGGTAGAGAGAATTATGGTACTATGATCAAAAGGTATGATCCTATTGGTTTTAACGTAGGATACAGGGAGTGGGCAGAGCAGCCAGGGTAAGGAGGCGCCCGTCCTGCCATGAGGCCAGCCTGGCTGTTCGTGGCCAGGGCCATACATTAATCAGATAGTGAACGGCGAAAACAATACATAAAATGGGAAACGAATTAAAACTTAACAGCGCAGAAGAAGCAGAAGTAATTTTAAGAAATGGTGGCTGATTATAAAGGTCGCATATATGAATATTACGAGTTCAAGAGAGAGGTCATTGATAAGATAAGATAATTATATACCTAAAATAATAGTTTATGACATTCAAAGAATTTATGAAAGAAGTGGGCTATAACCTACTGACTACCTTTTGGGAAGATTTTAGTATAGCCGACAAGTATGGTATAGTAGGTGTCAAAGATACCTACAGACGTGCGTTCAATGAATGGAAAGACGATTATAAGTTCTTCACGGAATTAACGCTCGTATTGAATCATAAAATCTGGCAGCATTATGAAAGCAATCGTGAACTGGCTGCATTGTATGACCGGTTGTGGCGAGAAGCTGACGAGTATGCCATGAGCAACTTTAAGGGAGAAGAACTTGATTATTATTACAGAATAACCGATTAGCTATGTTATACCCGTTTTCATTGACGCTTGACTTATATATACAAGCCGAATCGTTTGAAGAAGCCAAGAAATTAGCAGAAGCATACGTACAAGATGCTTCGTTAGATACAACTGACTATCCGGAAATAGTACAGGATGTGTTGGAAGTGGCAGAGTATGGAATAATTGATGTAGAATAATAAATTAATATTATGACAGCAGCAGAAAAATTGCGTATGGAAATAGCGCAAGAAGCACCATTTAGTAAGGACGAATTTATTAGTAAAATCTCTCGTCTAATTAAGGCGTATGGATATGCAAGTTTTATTTGCGACAAGCATATTCGAGAAACCGATGTATCGCCTAACGGTAACACGATTCGTATGGTACATGAACAGATAGCAATTGATTTTGCTCGTTATGAGGGTTTCTTAGTATCATACAAACATAACAGTTATGGTGTTAGATATATAGTATTCACTCTTTGACATACTCCCATAGCTAAAGCAAACGGGATTAAAAGAATGTAGCAGGGAAGAGGCATTTGACATCATTCAAGGGTGGGCTAAAGAGTTTGCAGAGGAATATGGGAATTGTGATTTTGATGGATCATACTATGATGAAATAGATGCATTTATCGAAGAAAAATTAAGAACTATTTAAAATATAAAGACATGGAAGACGATCTTATTACAACAAAAGAAGTAGGCGATTATCGCATTAAAGTGTATTATTGCCGTGATTCAGAATGTCCTATAACTAATTGGGGTTTGTTTGGGTCATTCTTTTTTGAATACTCAGATACACATCGATTACATGATGAATGCAATTGGAAAACTTTCTTCTACGATAACAAGCATGATCTTAGAGATGTTATTGATGCTATTGTAATGAAGCATATAGAACAGAAAGACATTGTAAAATATTTAAAGAAAGGGGAAGCGAATGGGATCTCATTCACATACAACAGAGGTGGCAATGTATGGGAGTTGAAACATAAGACAAGTCTATATATAGGTCAAGAGTTTTCACCAGGTGATTTGAAGGACTTTGATTGCAGAGGAGAATTAATAGAGGATCTGGATGATGAAGACCTGTTAGATATCATATCCAAATATGGAAAAGATGTGGTAGCTATAGAGTGGTCGACAAGGGGTTATAATCAAGGTGATTATATAAAAGGGATAGCATACGTTACAAAAGAAAAATATGATAATGAAGTCTGCAACAAAGAAGGAGACTGGAAAGAAGATTGTGCCAAAATTATAGATAATGAAGTAAAGTCCATAGGTATGTGGATGTGGGGAGATGTAAAAGGGTACGTTCTTGAAAAGAAGGTAGCATTTACCAAGAAATACAAAGACGAATCAAGAGAGGATGAAGATTGCGAAGAATGGGAAGAGGTTGATTCTTGCTGGGGATGTTACGAGGAGACAGATGAATTGATAAAGGAAGTCATGATAGAGAATGGCTTAGAAGAATAGGTTGTAATGGCTGATAGTGACGGACGCCGCAGGAGACAGGTGGGTAAAGCGCGAAGAGTTCCGGTTCAGAGGAGACGCGGCCTGCTCTGCGTGGCGTAATGCTACAGTAGATGAAATTGTTGAACATTTTAAAAACAGATAATTATGGGATATATATGTACAAGATGTGGTGGAACAAATGTTGCCTGTGAAGCCATAGTAAATCCGAATACCGGAAAAATAATAGATTATTTTGATGGATCTTTCATGCATGCTATTTGCTCGAATTGTGAAAACGAGGTGATAATATCCAACATTGAAGAAGTCAAACATGAAATTGATTTAAGATTTCATGAATTTGTAGAAAGAACAGGGAAGGAGCCTGAATACGTAGAATGTCAGATTGTACGGAAAGAGACAGGAGATGAACAAAGAAAGACAATAAAACTATCATTGAGCATCAACGATGATGACAATGATGATGTTTTTTGTTATTGCAATGGGATAGAATCGTTTAAGCAACTTGCTGAATACGGAGTGGGAGGATTTATCGTAACATTTTGTTGGAGTTTCTTTTAAAACCTATACAGATATGAAAATAATAAAAATTCCTATTACAGAGCAAAACAGAGAAGTCTATTGGTCTAGAAACAAAGATAAGAAGGCTTGGGAGAAGTTAATGAGTGAGTGCCCATCCATGACATCAAAAGAGTTTTGGAATAATGAATGGGAAGAATTTGATAAAGAAGAGATTTCGACGCATTGGTATTTCATTGTTGGCAAACCGGAATCGATAATAGATGAGTTGATTAATTTGGAGATAGGGGACACAAACGTATTCTATCCACATATAAAGGAGAATAGACCTTGGGATATTGAAGAAATGGACTGGTATGATCTTAGAGAACATGCCAATACCATGAGTGATTTTATTCAGAAGTTATATAACTACATTTAAAAAATGCTTTATGAATGGAATAATATTTGAATTAGAAGAAAAGTCGAAATATACAGGGAGATACATGGATGGGGAAATCTCCTATAATAACACATCTATAGATTACACGAAAGAAATACGAGAATGTGACAGAAAGAGTGAGATCAAGGATTTATTAAATGACCCTTGTCTTGGTAAAATATTTGAAAAGGGGGAAGTTGATGATGAAATTATATATAATGGTAATATAGAAGATGTAAAAGAGGAATGGATGCGTGCTATACAAAATGGGGTAGATAAAATGAATGTTAACAAAGATATGAATGGGCATAATCTTATTTATGTAATAAAATATGGGATTTGCAGATACGCGTATCGTATTTGCATTGATTCATATCCGGGATATGTTGTAAAAGATCCAATAACACTAATAGAATGGGTTCAAGGTTTAAAGCCTGGAACCGTCATTAAAATAAGAGGAATATTCATTTATCATTTTTTATAACATATTTTATGAAAACACAAGAAGAATACGCACTTGAAATTGACGAAATTGTTCGCCGGGATGTGGAGAGTTGCCAGAATGACTGGTTTAGGATTGACAGGGAGATATTTATGCAACCGGAAAACAGGAATAAGATATTTATTCTTGGAACCCGGAAGACCGGATGTGATTTAATAATACTGGGTGGCACTAATTGTAATGAAGGCAGTATGGATTGGCTTTTTGGGAGTCTTGGCAATGAAAATTTCTATGTATGTCAGCCGTTATCTTTCCAAAAATCATCGCAGGAAATCGAGAAAGTGAATCCCTTGTACGCTTTTAAGTTAGCTACTGCTTATTTCAGGGGACAGGGTATGGTTCCGGTATTTGAAGATTGTCATTGCAGACTTATCATTTTGAGGTATGGGGTGGGTTAGATGAAGATAATAATCCCATCACTGGAGGAGAATCAAAAAAATGGTTTCTACTCGCCTTTTGCGGTTAATGTATAAAAGATGGGCAAGTCTTCTGCGATATGATAACAGAACGTATTGAAAAATACGAAAAGAGAATGCCATATGATAAAGGTAAGTTAAACAATTAAAAGGATATTTATATGAACAATTCAATGGTCGCTCACTTGTGGGCAAACGAAAAGCAAGAATCAGCAAATGGCAGTAACTTCTATTTTGAAGGTGAAAGTATTTATTCCTATGGAAGTCATTTTGAGGTTGGAAGAATCGTGCGAAACAAGCGTGGAGAAAAGGCGTATTTGATTAATGACATATATCGTTCCTCTTCCACAAGCAAACATCAATGTTGTGTTCGTGACGCAATACCAACTGGCTCAAAGGTGTTCTCTGTTGGATATAATATGTCAAATACCGGTAACATGGCCTTTGTTACCAGTAGGTTGGAATCCATTAAAGATGCTATTGAAAAATACAAATTTGCCAGAACTGAATTGCCTTATCAGAATGTTTGGGGAGCTTTTAAAAATCTGATGGGTTATATTGAGTTCTTCGATATGGGGACTCCCCAGCGTCTTCTTAAAAAGAGCGCAAACGAATGGCTTGGAACTAACCATGAATTATCACGGAAATCAGATAAGATTAAACGTGAACATGTCCGTGAATTGAAACGTGTTTTCCAGATCTTGTTGAATCATCAAGCACTGGAAGTCCTTGGAACCGTTAATGTGGTTGTGGATGAAGTTTGTGGTGAAGGAACATGGGCTAAATATACGATCAGATGCCAAAGATGGGCAGAAGGTTATGAAAAGAGAGAGGCGATAGCCCTTGAAGAGGCAAGGAAAGAGAAAGAGGCCTATAACAAAGAATTGGAAGAACGGATACAAATGTGGAAGTCTGGCGAGATTTCCCAGTTGAGTTATTATTGTTGGTCTGAGAATGATCAGCCGAACGTATGGTTGCGTATTAAGAATGGAAAAATCGAAACCAGTAAGGGCATCAAAGTAGAACTAACTGAAGCTGAAAGACTTTGGAGATTGATTAAGGTCTTCCATAATGGCGGTAAGTTCCAGCACGATTTGGCATTGGATGTAACCGGTCACAGATGGGCGTTCAATCGTTATGAAAACGATATACTAACAGCCGGATGCCACCGGATTGCATATAGCGAGATGGAAAGCATTGCAAAACAACTGGGATGGGCGTAAGTAACCCATCTTATTTTATAACAACTAAAAACAAGAAAAATATGGAAAATGCAATTATTGTTCCGTTTGATTTAAATACGGCGAGAAAAATTAAAAGCGGAGAAATAGAAGGTTCGGTATTAATTGATAATATTGAAATAGAATTTGTATATGAGTCGAAAGACTGTGCAGGTCCTTATAATTTGCTTTTTGTAAAAAAAGATGGATATGGGATAAGTGCTATATATGCCGATACAGAAGGTCGTACTTTTTTCAACAACGTTCTGGAATTGGAAGTAGAGGCTGGAGCGTATTTTAAGAAAGGAGATGTATTAATAAGCACGCTTGGGAACCCATTTATATATAATGGTATTATTAATAGAGAAGGAGATATGGGATGCATATATGGTATATCGGCATATGGCGAGATTACATCTGAAGAAGTTCCAATATGGACAAGTGTGTGTGGTGAGGATAAATCCAAGTATGTTAGATTAGCCACAGAGGAAGAGAAAAAATCTTTTGCTGAAAGAATTGCTAATACAGAAAACCTTAAAAAAGCAGGAATAATAAAACAATATCTAAGTAAGTACGAATATTTACTTGACGGACAAAAGAAATACGATTTTAAGCCATTCGATCAAGTCTTGGTGAGAGCGAGCAATTTGGGAAATTGGAATCTACACTTATTTGCCAGAGTAAGAGAAGAAGAATATAAATATGAATGCTTGGGAGGTTTGAGATACAAAGAGTGTATCCCATACCAAGGAAATGAGCATCTTTTAGGAACTAATAAAAGCAAATAAGATCATGGAACAGAGAACAGCAACAATTCCGTTTGATTTAGAAACGGCGAAAAAAATAAACATAGGGGAAATAGCAGGTCGTATTGTGACAGAGAAAGGACAAAATAGAGCAGAAATCGTATATGAAGACAATTCGTCAAATTGTCCGTTATTGGTTGTAATTCATTCGATTTCTGTATCGGCAGACTGGTTTTCTGCTACAGGAAAAGCACTTAGCAGCGCAAATCGACTCCTTCTTGAAGTTCCAGAATATATTACATTTAAAGATGGAGAGGTGTTAAGTAATAAAGATGGTAGCTATATCTTTATTTTAAATACACATGGGAAATATTTAACGTCTTTTTATGCCTCTTTAAATCAAAAAGGTATTCTTAAAATAGAAGATGGTTTATCTGCTTGGGAAAATCAGATAGAAAAATACAGATTTGCCACTGAGTCCGAAAGACAAAAGTTGGTTGACGCATTAAAGGCAAGCAAAGAACCTAAAGCTAAAGAGTATCTGAAACGCTTCTTCGGGATTAAAGAAGAGCCGAAATATGAGTTTAAGCCGTTTGACAAAGTGCTGGTAAGAAAAGAAGGAAATAAAAAATGGAATATCAGTTTGTTTGCAAGGGAAATTGTGGACGATTATAATAGATTGCCTTATAAGTACGAATGTTCTAATGGAACATTATGGGATTATTGTATTCATTTTGAGGGTAACGAGCATCTTTTAGGAACTGATGAGGCGCTTTAATGTACGCAAATTGGAGTTGCAAGAATATCTGTCCCCAGATATTTTGAAAATGGAACATATATGAAAATAGAATACATACAAAAATGTAAATGCGGTGCAGTCACTATCAGATTTGATAATAGTGCTTCGAATAGCATGTTTTGGGAAACATTTGAAAAATTGGATTTGGATACTGGTGATGCCACATGGCTTCACCAGTCCTACTGCTGCGACCACTGTGTCAACCATTGGGGAATAGGCTTATGCGGGTGTGGATCAGGACAGAAGGTAGGAAAATGTGAATGTGGATCCCAAAAGGCACATGATATATTAGGGGTTAAATATGATTCGTTTGGAGCAATATTAAAAAACTTTGGATAATGGATATAGTAAGTAAATACACCGCCTTGTTAGGACAACAGAAGCTAAAAGAATCATTTGTGAAAGATTTGGAGCTTGTATTATCAAGAAAAAATCCTAATATAGAAAAAGGGAAACTTAATTTCATTCGTTATTCAGAAATGAAAAATTGGAGTGTAAGAGAGTTGTTTGGTGAAGACTTGGAACAAGCTGATAGGGCTTTAATAAACAAGGTGTATCATATGCTATTTGATATAGGTTCGGATTTTGAATCGGTTATAAGAATGCTATATAGCTTTCGTAACGGACCTAAATCGGGGATAAAAGTGGCGGATCCAGAGGATAATTACGAATGGACTAACAAGGACGGAAATGAAAAATATTCTACTAAAAATCTCCCAAAAGCGCATTTTAGATGGGATTGGAGAAGATATACCTTATCAAAAGAATCCGTTGATAAAATAACGGAGTTTGTAGACACCATATTAGAATCATAGAGAAATTATGAACGAAGTAATTTTAAGCAACATGTTAGGATGTCAGACATATTGTATATCAGACAGTCCTTCGAATAGATACTGTCTTATTGGACCTATTGAGTGCAATGAGAAGTTAATAGAAGTGTTTAAGAAGGGGATAATGGTAAAACTCAAATACGTGGAAAAACGAGTCCTGGATACATTTACGGACAACGGAATCGACCTGAGCAATTACACTCACTGTATTATTGTAAAGCGGAATTTTTATCTCGCTTGGTAATAGTAAAATATAAACGATATGAACAATTTTATAATAGATACTCCAGATAATTTCTGGCAAATAAGATGGCTTGACAAGTATATGGAAGGTCACAAAGGGTTCATCGCTGGTGGATGTTTTAAGAATATTCTTTCCGGAGAAAAAGTAAAAGACATTGATATTTTCTTTGAAAGCGAAAGCGATTTTCAGGAAGCTGTTGATTTGTTCAATGATGAAAAACATCAGAAAGAAGGATGGAAATTTAAGTACAGAAATGAGAAGGTATGTGCGTTCCAGAAAGAGGGAGAAAAGGTATGGATAGAGTTCATAGAATCAGAGTTTGGAAAGCCAGAAGAGATTCTCAGGAGCTTCGACTTTACTGTAGCAAAAATGGCTTACTATAAGGAGCCTAAATACGAAGAAAAGGAAGATGATTATTTTCCATTCTCATCTGCAAGTATAGTAGCATACGAGTACAAACTACTCTATCATGAGAAATTCTTCGAACATCTTCACATGAAGAGGCTGGTAATTGACGAAAATATTCCTTTCCCGGTAAGCACATGGGAGCGCTCATATCGGTATAAGGGATATGGTTACAATATGTGTAGGGAGACAAAGAAAAAACTTCTACAGGCTCTTAAAGGTGTAAATGTAGAGGAGGAAGATGTATCTTTGTACACTACTGGAGGATGGGACTAATTGAAAAAAAATAATAGAATATTATGAGCACGAGTAAAGAATACAAGGCAGTAAGGAACTGTATATTAAATGAACTTCACCTTACCAAAGAAGATATAATCAAAAACATAGAATCATTATTGGAAAAACTTGTAAAACAGTGTATGCTTAATACATACGGAGGAAACAATCAGATAGAAAATTGGATTAGATGTATGGTGAATGACGAACTTAAACAAAGGGATTATGGTTTTGTAGAAAGAATAAGCAAGGAAGTCATAAAAGATCATGTGTTGAATGAGTTGAACATAATTGTAAGACCCAAAAATGAAAGATGTGTATGTGAAAATAGAGTACCATCAAGAAAAGATGGTTTGTATCTAATCTACGGAAACGGACACGCTGAGCCGTTTACTGGAGAGAATTTCAAAAAGAATGTGCGTTATATCGGATTAAAGCACAAAGACGTATCGTTTGCTATCTCACTGACGGAGCATGATAGCGTACAATTGCTTGACGATGATAGCCGTGAAAAATCCGGAAGTGAGACATATTACGAACGTAAATGTGATGCGCTGTTTGACATTGACGGACGCGGCAATACGGAACGCCTTGTGGCCAGAAATCCAAAGTTGAAAAATTTGCTGAAAGATGGCGAGTATATACCATCTCTTGGTCAATTAAATTTAATGGCCCATTATATGGACGAACTAAACAAAGCATTCGCTTATGTTTCGGCATCTCCCCTCTCCTCGACGTGGTATAGGTCCAGTACCGAGAGCAGCCCGAGCGTCGCGTGGTACGTGGACTTCTCCATTGGTAGCGCGTACTACAGTGACAAGTACAACAGTAGCAGGGTTCGGGCGGTAATTGATTTTTAAAAAGGATTACAATGATAACATCAGTAAAAATAAAAGACAATACAAAAACTCCATTTGAATATGTTTCGGATATAGAAGCATTTGAAAATGGCAGAGAATTTATTTTCAAGCCAGGAGTGAATGTGATTATAGGGAAAAACGGTAGTGGAAAATCAACCTTGCTTAACATCATATCAATGTATGCGTTATGCGAGAAGTCCATGTGCTCTGAAATACCGATCGAGGCACTGGATTTTCCACCTATATTTGATGATGATGACAAGGTTCTTGATGGGATTGACATATCATCCGATTATGCAGGGAAAGTATTCCGTTTATTGCCATCGGCGGAGATGAATCGAGATAGTGTATTAAAAAACATCAGCAACTTAGATTTGTATGTGAATAATATTCGAAGATCTTATGGAGAGAAAGTGGTGTTATCATTGGAATCACTTTTCAATTTAATGTTCGGTCAAAAGGATTATACATTTCCAATACAAGATCTTGTAGAATACAAGAAAAAATCAAATGCGTTTTGGATTAAAAGAATTGATAACCTGTTGAAGTATTATGAAAGAAACCGCATAACATTAACAGAAAGCAGTTTTGAATACACGGTTCTCATGGATGAGCCAGATAGGAATCTTGACATTGACAACATAATGCAAATTTATAATGTATTGTCATTCCATAAACCACAAACACAAATTATAGCCATAGTACACAATCCGGCATTGATTTACAAGTTAAGCAAATTAGATTGTGTGAATTTCATAGAGATGACAGAAGGGTATCTTAATAAAACTTGTACATTTGTGTCCAATTGATCAAGGCATTTATATGTCATTTTAACACATTTTTTATAAATCAATTAATTATTCATTTTTAAGTTACAGTCATGAAAACATTAAAAGAAAAAGACAAACAATCTTTTTTAGCAAGAAAAGAAGAAGTTTATTCCTTAATAATGGAAATGGGATCATTATTGGCAGATTATGATCATCAATGGTCTAATGAGCTAAGAAGAAAATTTGAAAGAGCTACTTCTTTTCTTTCCTCTATGAATTAGAATATTTTCTATCATCGGGGAACTTGTTGGTAGGATTATAGAATACAAAGTAAAACAACTTATTGCAATGGCTTATTTCATATTAATGGGAAGAAGAATCCCCAAACAAGCTATAACAGGCTTCAAATTTCAAAATGAAACAGATAACATTCGTCCTTTTCTGTCAATCAGGATAAGGGGAAAGGACGAAATTATACCTTTCAAAGATAAAAAGGAGATACAGTCCGTAAAAGCGCATCTGTGTTCTATCTTTTCTGGGTTTGTAAAAATAGGCGACTGGTATCTCAAGATGTCGGAAGTTAAGGAGTATAAGCCGGTGACTGCCGAAGATATGAACCCCTACATCTTGTTTAAGACATCTAAGTTTGGAAATATAAAAGTTCGTTTCCCGAAAGATGAAGATATGAATGCCGAATTATTGGTGTTAGATCAGCTTTTTGATGTAGAATGAATTATTGATCATATTTTAGAAATCATGACCTGGAAAGAATTAAAAGACAAAATATCCCTTATGACAGAAGAAGAGCAACGGAAAGAAGTTGCAGTCTGGGGAGAAAATATGAATCTAATGAAAGATTGTTCCTTAGAGAAAACAGATGAGGATTTGTATTATAATCCTGAATGGGATTACACTCGTGAGGAAAGCGAATTGGAGCCAGAGGATAAGAAGAATCCTGATATATACAAAATATACGAAGCAGGAATGCATTATATTTATTCGAATTGATTTTAAAAAGATCTGATTATGGCAGCATTAACAACACTAAATATAACGGAAAAGAACGCTAATAACAGTTTGTCTGTAACTGTTAAAGTGAATGTCACCAAAGAAGGAGTGTTTACCACTACCTTGTCAAAAGAAGATGTGGATAAGATTCATTCTTATGGGATCAAATTACCTACAAACAGATTAGGCAACGAAGGATATTTCAATAGTATAGCACTTTCTGATTTGGAAAGTCAAATCAGGGAAGTTTTAAAGAGATGTTTGAGTTATAAAATAGTAGAAGAAGTGCCTATTATTAAGTATCAACTGGAAACGAATTGCATGTTTTCCTATGACAAAAACGGAAATATTGTCCCTAACCCCTCTAAGGAATGGACAGGAGGCGATAAAAATGGAGAATGGAGGGATGGAACTTCCCGTTTAGATGCCTTAAACACCCAACCTTTCGGTTTTAGTGTTTATGCAAAACCATTTCTAAAAAGAGTAATTGAATATGGAAATGGAGAGACAAAAGTAGAATACAGCAGGTTAAATACAGAAAAAGGAACCTATGCGCACTGGCTGAATTGTGTAGCAGGTATGTCATACAATCGATATAAGCCGGTAATGGAAGTGGAATGCAACGAATGCACCTCAAAATTATTCGTTGATATGATCAAATCTATTTGTAAGATAAGTGAACAAGTCAAGAGTTTTATCAATCCAGAACAAATAAAAGCAATTGCGGAGTCAAATGAACCGATTTTGCTTTTATCTAACAACTAAAAAATCATGAGGTATGTATGTGTTTTTATCTGCTTTCTGTTATGACTTATTTTTACGTTGTTATTATCATTCACTGTCATAGGATTGGTTATAAGCGTGAGTGATGAATGGCAGGAAATGGGTGACAAAATAATAGATAAACTTTAAAAATAATTGAGCATGAGTAAATATACAGCAAAACAAATTGCCGAGTCCGATGATCTGTTTGATAAGCAAATACATAAAGTCAGAAAGTTTTATTTGAGTCGTAATCCTGATAAAATGATGATGCTCGAAGAAAGAAAAGCTGTTATCAAAGAACGAAATAAAGGTCTTTCCCCAGAATATGATAAGGAATATTATTGCGGAACCTGCGGAGCTAAAGACGGTGCGGAGCATCCTAAAACCGGATATTGCTTTCACTGTGATACGGATAACTGGATTCCAAAAAATGACTAACAGCTAAAATAATCGAATTATGACAGCCGAGAAGTTTAAATCTATTTGTGAATATAAAGGAATAACTTGGAATGATCTTGTCCGTATTAGGATTATCAGGCCAAAGAAATTTTTAGGATTCTTTAGGCAATTAACAGGTATAACAATCGAAGGTGCATTCAATAGATGTTCTGCTTGTGTTGAAATAATGGCTAATGATGACAACGGTGTTTCAATGATACACTATATTGATTACGAAGATATTATAGGAGTTGAATTAATTAAAAATTAAAAAGATATGAAACAAGATATAGAAGTGGCGTCAAGGGAAAATCCCAGAAGAATTTAAGGATTTAATACCTGATAATGCCAAATGGGTAAAATGAGTTAAGAAGAAAATATGAAAGGTTATGACCGACAGAGAACTTCTTGAAGAAAACAATAAGATGTTAAAGGAAATTCTAAGTTTTGTGAGAAAAGTTGATTCTGCTGAATACAGGGATCATCAAGACTTTATGGAATTTCTTAGAAATGTGGCAGCCGATATATGGGTGGAATATACGGAGCCTGAACAAAGAGGTAGATTGTTTAATTTAATAAATAAAAAGAAATGAAAACAGTTTTTGATTTAAGCAGAGATGAGATTGTGGCATTGACAGACGAAGAGATAAGTCTGTATATAGACAAAGAGCTTGTTGGTAAGGGTATTCCAATTGAAGCTAAAAATTGGAATATAAAGAACGAAAAAGAAGTCGTGTATCCAAGAACGGGAGTTCCAGTATTTATGTTAAAAGATGTCGGCATCGGTTTTAGAACCATAGAAGGTGCAACTGAGGTGGCTAATTTGCTTGTTAAATATAATGCATTTAAAATAGAATCAAGGTTTCTGACAGGATCGTATGAACAGTTTTGGATCATAAAAGAAAGTGTTTGCCCGGCTATTAAAGGGGAAGCGGGGTATAGCAAAGAAGAGTTTGATAAGGTAAACAAGGAAAACCAAGATCCAGAATTGGAAAGTATAAATTCCTTCAATAACACTTTGAAAAATGCCAATGAAATTAAAGACAGGGTGTTGAAATACGTGTACAACATAAAACAAGAGCGTTCATATAACAATGACCTGATTGGTATCTTTGAAAGGTATAAAGATATAGCAGACGGTGATATGGAGGTAGCTATGAGTTTTATTAAGGAGGCCTATCCATTCAATGAAGAAACAGAGTCGTTTATCAGAAAAAAGTTTGACATGCCTATACCGGACGAATCAAAAGAGCCGTAATTAAGCTAAATTAAATCATTTTGAATCTTTTTTATTATCAAAAGACATATCTTTGTCCAAAAAACAAACAAAATGGAAGAAAAAGAGATAAAAGAAGCTATGATTGAAGCCCTGACGCACTTAGAGGGGTGTAAGTATTTCGTGGCCACGATAGTAAATAATCGAGAATAATACATAACTCATACAAATCATAACCAATTTGTATTGTATTATGCATAATAGCCAAAAGCTATTCCGATTATTAGCCTAAGTGTTGAAACAAACACTACGTTATTTAAGAATAGATAGTTACCTACGGATATTTACCCAAGTCTGTAGCTCTAAGGTAGGTGATTAAACAGTTCTGGTATTCAGGAACAGTGTTGCTTACGAAAAACCTTAAATAACATTGGCGATGGGTACTAACAGAGTTTTACTCTGACTTATGTTGAATAAACATTAAAAACGTTTGTAGATATGGTGTACGTACAAGACATAAATGGTAAACCTATGATGCCTACAACAAGGCATGGTAAGGTAAGACGACTGCTTAAAGACAAAAAGGCAGTTGTTGTGAACCTATGTCCGTTTACCATCAAATTAACGTACGTCACATCTGATTACAAACAAGAAATTGTGTTAGGCGTTGATGCTGGGACCAAACACGTTGGTCTATCAGCTACAACGAAAAGCAAAGAACTTTACAGCAGTGAAGTAATTCTTAGAAATGATATCGTAGATCTTTTGTCTACCAGAAGAGAGCTACGAAAAACAAGACGGAATAGATTGAGACATAGAAAACATCGTTTTAACAATAGAATAAAAAGTAGGCGTCCCGGATGGGTAGCACCTTCGGTGAAGTACAAAATAGACGCCCATATTCGTGTTATTGATAATGTTTTTTCTATACTGTCTGTATCCCGTATTGTTATTGAAGTAGCTCAATTCGATACTCAAAAGATTAACAATCCTAATATATCAGGTAAAGAATATCAGGAGGGTGATCAACTTGGATTTTGGAACGTTAGGGAATATGTTTTAGCAAGAGATGGACATAAATGCCAGCATTGCAAGGGAAAGTCAAAAGACCCAGTATTGAATGTTCATCATATTGAATCACGAAAGACAGGTGGAGATTCCCCATCTAATCTTATTACCTTATGTGAAACTTGTCATAAAGAATACCATAAAGGTAATATAGATTTAAAAATCAGAAGAGGCAAGTCGCTTCGCGACGCAGCCGTAATGGGAATAATGAAATGGAGATTGTATGAAGAACTAAAATCTAAATACGACAACATTTCTATGACTTTCGGTTATGTTACAAAATACAATAGGATTAAACATGGTATTGAAAAATCTCATGTTTTCGATGCATTTGTTATTTCTAAAAACTTTGATGCTATAAGGTTAGGATATTATTATAAAGTAAGATTAGTAAGAAGACATAATCGTCAGATCCATAAACAAAAGATTCCAAAAGGAGGAATCAAGAGGTTAAATCAATCTCCATTTGAAGTTTTTGGTTTCCGTTTGTTTGATAGGGTTATGTTTGAAAACAGTTATTACTTTATATTTGCAAGGCGTAAAACCGGTAGTTTTAATATTCGAGATATTGATGGTAAAAACCAAAGAGATATTACATACAAGAAATTGAAATTATCAAGGTGTAAACGCTTTATGGTACAAAAGGAAATGGATTGATTAATTTGAATAAAAATATAGACATGAATCGTTGGTTTGAAATCACAGTAAAAGCCGAGATTGATAATATCGAGAACGGCAAAAAAAAGAAAGTAACTGAAAAGTATTTAGTGGATGCCTTGTCTTACACAGAGGCAGAATCAAGATCGTTGGAGATCTTCAAGGATTTGTACAATTCTTTCGAGGTTGTAAAAATTAATCCTATTAAAGTGTCGGAAATCTTCTTCAACGGAGAAGCTGAGTACTGGTATAAGTGTAAGGTGAATTACATTACACTGGATGAAAAGAAAGGTAAAGAAAAGAAAACTCCATGCTATATGTATATCCAGGCCGGCAATCCTAAGGATGCCGAAGCTGTGTTGACTAAAGGTATGCAGGGTACGTTAGGAGACTGGAATTGCGAGTCTATTGCTGAAACGAAGATTATTGACGTATTCAAATACGATCTTCAGAAGGGAGCTGAAAAATTAGGCGAGAAGAAGAGTGAAGAGTAAGGCTGATGTAGTTTCCAACATAGCGCTTGTTGTGGCGATAATATCATTGCTTTCAGCAGGCGCTTTCCTTCTGATAGTGATTAAGACAGACGAGGTATCTAAATTATTAATGAACGTACCTTATCTACTGGCTTCAGCGGGATTGTTCTTTTCAATAATATCATTATTATTCGAATGGAAAGCAAGGAAAAGAAGCTATACGTCTGCGAACGATGCGGACGAAAAGTGATGATAAGAAGTCATGACTTATGCCAGGCTTGCAGGAGCAAAGAGTTGACTCCGAAGAAAAAAAACAGAATTACATCCATTAAAAACAGCAGCAAGAAGAAAAAGTTAGAGAACCCGGATTTATCCGGGTTTTTTCGTCTTATGTTGGAGGAGTTAAATAGTATTCGGATGTCTATGACTGGTAGGGCTATTCATCTTCCTACAGTATGTAACGTATGTCACATACTTCCGAAAAGGATATATAAGTCGGTTGCTACTTGCAGGGATAATATAGTTTTCCTTCATGAATCAGAGCATACGGTATTCGACATGTATCTTGACCGGATGGAATTTGATAAACTTGAAACAGAATTTCCTTTTGTGTGGAAGTATGCGGTAAAGAAGGTGCTGGATATGGAAAGCAGGGGAATGATTAAAGAAAGAGGTAGATTAATTATTGAAATAATTGACAGATATGAGAAAACTTTATAAAATAAGAATAGAAGCTGACGATGAAACTATCTTTTATGCTCACATACAGAGAGAAAGTTATGGTAAGGATATAGCTATCGCAGTGAAAGATAGAGATAAAGATGAAGTGGAAACAGTGTTACATTGTATTAAAGAAGAATTGATTAGAGGAAGATCATGAAAGAGAAAATAAAAATATTGACAGATTTAGGATTTGTCCCTATGGTGGAAGGAGAAGGAAATACGTTGTTTAGAATGAACGATGTTGTGATGTCGGTGTCAGATCCTAACCAAACACCAGAGCAGTTGAAGAAGGAGGTTATGTCTTTAATAAAGAACAGAGACATAGCAGAAAGAGGCGGACAGGTTCCAGTAGTTGAAGAGCCGGCGCCTGAGACAGAGCAGGCCCAGAAGGAGGAACCGGAAGCTCCGGCGGAGGAAGCCGCTCCTAACCCTGGAGAAGAGGATTCGAATCCGTTTACAGAAAATCAGGAAACGTTAGAACCGTTTTATATCTGTGATGAGTTAAAGAAGATTGAGACTCCCAAATTCGTAAGATTGACATTAGACGACAATCGTTTTTATGTAAGGAAGATGGATGATGGAACGGCCAAGATATATGCTTCGGTAACAACTTTAATCAAAGATGGGTATGTAGATGATAAGACCGCACTTCAGGAATGGAAGCAAGAGATGAAGATGCTTGGTCGCAATCCGGAAGAGGTGGCACAGTATGAAGCCGACAGGGGAACGATCATGCACTATCTGTACGGATTGTACCTAACAGGTAGAGATATGGTCTTAAATCGAAGCTTTGTAGTTAAGACAGTGCAAGAAGGCAAGCTGAAAATATCTAAGAAAAATCTTGATCGGTTTTTTAACAGTATTGATGATCTTGATGATATGATTGTCAGAATTATGAAGTTTGCCAAATTTTGTTCAGAGTATAAGGTTAAGCCGATGATGATTGAAAGAATATTGTCATTAGAAGACTATTTAGTAGCTACGCCGATAGATGCGATGGTTAAAATGACATTCAAATACAAAGAAGAAGGTTATTTTGGAGCCGTGTATCAAAGGGCTACAGGGCAGTTTAAAAAAGGTGATCCGAAGAAGGAGGTAAGAGACGTGGAGAAGGAAGAAGTGGTTATTCTCGACTTTAAATCAGGGGGAATATGGGAATCATACGCATTTCAATTAGAAGCTGAAAGAAGAATGGTTAAAGCATGGTATGGGATTGATGCACGTATTATGAACTTTTCTCCAAAAAGCACGAGCAGCAAAGGATATACGTTGAAAGAATGGACAGAAGACAGTATAGCACTTGAAAAGGCGGACTGCGTGTTCCAACAAGGTATGTTGAATCACCTTAGAAAAGATAAGAAGTTCAAAGTGAGAAAAGGAGTGCTGAATATCAATAAGCCGTACAATGAAGAGGATCATACGGTCGTGTATGATATTGCAGAGGAAATGTCTAAAAGATTCATAATATGAACGATATTGTTATTCCTGAAGGAGATTATATAGAAATCGTAAAACCGATATGCATCAATCCTTTTGGTGGTTATTTTATTAACATCAAAAGGGGTTCGAGATTAAGATTATCGAAAGATTTGAAAATAGGAGATAAATATGCAATATGTGTACTTGCATCTCATAAGAAATATGGCAAGACCATCGAAATAATAATGCCTATATTGGTCAGAAATACAAGAAGAGTATGAAAAGAAAAATTAGAAGAACAGGAGAGATAATAGACGTAATCACTTTCAGTAGCTCAACTACAAGAAGCGACCATGACAGAATACAGTTCTATGGTGATAATGGGAATGTGATAAGTGAGAGTTTAAATTTTTATCTCGATACCCTTCCTGTAAATGACGAAAACAAAGATGTAGACTGGGAGCAACGTAGATTCGATCTTATCAAGGCTTATTCTATTGAGTTTGTTAAAGCACAAAATAGAAAAGGTGAAATAGATTGCGGAGTATATGTACCAGATGTGGTGTCATGGTCTATAACTATAGCAGATAGAATCATAGAGGCGATGAGAGGAGTTAAAAATGCTTGATTTTAGAAAATACGAAAACGTACCTCGGTTTCAACTTGACCGCAGGCCGGGCAGGAGCCGACTGAAGCTAACCTGCCCAGCTTGCGGGAAAAGCCGGTGCCTCACTCCTTATATTGATGTGGCAACAGGTCAGGTTGTTGGCAACGAGTTCGGAAGATGCGATCATGAACGGACTTGCGGTTACGATAAACGACCTACCGGCAAGGATGTAGGTGACAAAGATCTTTGGATTTCGGGAAACAAGTGTATAAGAGCTTATCGTCCTCCTGTAAATCCTGACGTTGTAAATTACATACCTTTTAGCGAGTTTGAGAGGACTGTGGTTCCAGACGATAGAAACACCGTATTTAGATTTTTATCGTCTCTATGGGGAAAAGAAAGGGTATCTGATGTGTTCAGAAGGTATCATGTCGGAACAATGGACTTATGGGGATGGAAAGGGTGTTGTATATTCTGGCAGATAGACAAAGATTTTGTATGCAGAACCGGCAAGATCATGGACTTTTGTATAAAGACCGACAGCCAGGGGAATGAGATTGATGTAAAAAGAGTGAAAGAAAAAGACGGTGACAATGAGCGGCCTCATGTTATGTTTTATCACTCGTTGCATGCAAGGGACTTCTTGTTTAGACAATGCCTGTTCGGGGAGCATCTTCTAAGCCAGTATCCGGATAAGGTGGTTAATCTGGTGGAATCAGAAAAGACGGCTATTATATGCGCTGTGAATAAACCGGATGAGTTATTTGTAGCTACCGGTGGGTTGCAGAATCTAAGACCGGAAGTGATAGATGTTTTAAAAGATAGAAAGACTGTAGCTTTTCCGGACAAAGGACAAGCATTTGAGACATGGAGTAAAAAGATAGATGGGATGATGATGAAGTCAAGGATAAAAGTATCAGACTATCTTCAAAATGTTGAAAATGTAGGAGACGGAGATGATGTGGCAGATTTGATAATTAGTAACAAGGTAAAAGAAAAACAGTATGAGCCTGGACGTTTATATTAAAAGTAAGAAGAAAGAAGAGGATCGTGAATGGGTTGCAAACATCACCCACAACATGAACAAGATGGCACAAAGAATATTCGTATCGGAAAATAAAGAAACGCTGTACGATTATGTTTGGAGACCAGAAGAATTGTATAAAGAAATATATACCAATGAGATGAAGAATGTACTTACAAAAGGTATATGTATTATGATCTCTAAGAGAAAAAGTCTTTTGAGATACGAGCCGGAAAACGGATGGGGGTCTTATGATTCATTTCTTAAGTTTCTTATCAAATACAAAGAGGCGTGTGAAGATCATCCGGGTTATATAATTGAAGCAAGTAGATAACAACATGGAAAATTATAAAAATACTTTAAATGAGGTAGTGGTGATCGAATCGTCACCAGAAACGTATTTTGTTTACGCTATTCGTAATGCTATTCGTATCTCTAAATGTGCGTATCCGACAGCCAAGAAAGTAATTTTCAAAAGAGAGGACGTAGAGGTAGAGATCTCAGAAATGGAAACTGAAAGCAGTTTGTATGAAAAGTTTAAAGAAAAACAAAAGAATAGGGTATGGAACTTAATGAGCGCCAACAACGGGTTTTAAGAGGCGAAATTTGTCCTTATTGCGGAAGAGAAACTGAGCTGGTAAATGCCGATAAAATATATAGCAGAAAAGGCTTAGGGATGGTTATGATGTGCAAACCATGCAACGCTTATGTCGGTGTTCATGAATCAGGGCCGAATAAGGGAAAAGCTAAAGGCCGGCTTGCGGGGCCATCACTGAGGTCTCTTAAGATAAGAGTCCATGCCGAACTTGACAGATTATGGTCTACGCCGGAGGAACGGGAAAGGATGTATAAAGATTTATCTGAATTTCTATCTATACCGGAAGAGTACACACATATAGGTATGTTTGGCGAGAAGACGATGGGAAAAGTCTTTCAGTTCTGTCATGTAAACAAAGAACGATCAGGTTCGAGAATAGAATGGCATAAGCCTGGAGATAAGTGCCCTAATAAGAACAATCAAATAGTGTCAGGAAGTAGCGCATGTAGAGGATGTCCTGAGTATCTCCATGATGAGAAAGATGGGTATGTCTGGTGTGATCCTGATATGAGCTACGGCAGGTTGAAATAGGGCGCGAATTGCCTATCTTTGTGCTATTATTAATCAAAAAAAATATAAGCACATGGGCAGATCAACAGAGTACTACAGGACTCATCCAGAAGCCAGGAAGAAAAAGGCTAAAAAGGACAAGGAGATAAATGCCAGACCGGAACAGAAAGCCAAACGCCGGGAGCTTGGTCGTAAAAACTACGAAACGGACAAGAAGAAGGGCAAGGGCTGGAGGAAAGGCAAGGATTGTTCTCATACCAAGAACGGTCTTAGGTATAAATCAGTAAAAGCTAATAGGGGATCCAAGTCGGATACGAAAGGTGACAAAAATGCAAGAGGAGATAGCAAATAGGATAGATATAAGAAGGATATTCAAGACCTCTAAACAAGTTATGGAAGAGGCGTATGAGAATATCTTGAAATACAGGCGGGGAGAGCTTATCCCCGCTAAAACCGGATACGATTATATTGATGAGGCTTTGCTTGGAGGTATTTTCCCTCAGCATGCTATTGCCATAGGAGCCCGGCCATCTGTAGGTAAATCGTATGTGGCCCAAAAGATATTGGAAAATGTGATGAATCCGATGATCAACCCGCAAGCAGAAGATTATTTTCTTGTTAATTGCGAGTTCGAAATGAATCCTCAAGATCTTCTTCTTCGTAGAATGAGCCAGGATATGAAAAAGCGGGCTCCTGAAATATTAAGAAGGCAAGATTCTAATACAGTAGAAGAGATGAGGATGTTTGAAATCCTTCAAGGTGAAATCAGAAATAATATAATATACATCGATGCTCCGTGTACGGTAAAAGAGTTTGAGGCGGCTGTGTATCATATAGCTACCAAACATAAAGACAAACGTCTTATAATATTTAAAGTCGATCATATTGCTTTGATAAAAAGAATGGGATTAGATCCTAAGTCGGCTATAGATGATTTGGTGGCGGTTATGAACGAAGCTAAATTAGTATATAAAAACATATTTTTCCTCATCATATCCCAATTCAACAGAGAAATAGAAGGAAGGATAAAAAGCCCACAAGAGCAGCCTCCGCGTCTTTCTGATTTTTACCAGTCTGATACGCTGGGTCAGTTATGTACGTTAATGATAGGCTTGCACAATCCTCGTAGGTACGGGCTGGATAAGTATATGATATTTGGGAAAGATTGGTATCAGACTCTTGATAGGTTTAAAACTGAAAACAAAACATCATTCAGGACAGCCGGACTGGTGTTTCATCATATACTGAAGGTAAGGCAAGTTAGTATGGAAGAGCTTACTAATACAATCCACCCAGAGATACTGCCGGGACATGGATGGATGTACGGGGAGGGCGGGACGAAGTTCGTGAACCCCAACCAGCCGCCGACGCCGCCCAAGCTCTATACTGTGGAAGACGTTACGAACAATCAAGATCAAGAACAAGAGACAAAGGAAGAACAGTCATTGTATTAAAAAAAAATAAGAACCATGAGACTAACAGTAGAAGAAAACGAATACCTGATAAGTAAGTTCCTTTTGGTTCTTACTGAGTTTGCAGGGGATGAAAGAGAGATGTTTTTAATCAACTCCATACATGATAAGGCGGTGGCGGATATGAATTATCGTCTTCCGTCTTTAATAAGCAGAGAACGTAAAAGACGAGTTATTGAACTCCTTAAAGAAGGAACCAGAATAATCAAGGACTTTTCCGGCTATGCAGGTGATATGGGTATGATTAACGAATACGATCGCCTAAAGAAAGAAATAGGAACCGTCCAAGATCAGCTTGGCGACGTAGAAGGTCAACTTCGGGCAGCAGGAGAAGTCATAAAAAAAGAACTTGATATGATTGCTGACCGAATCAAAGAAGATCTTCTTGACCGAGAGCTGGCTAAGAGTAATGCCGAGGCCGAAAGAAAAGCCAAAGTAGATCCGAGATATGAAGTAGCTTTAGGTGATTACAAGGAGATGCTGGAAGTGATTTTTACAACCAGAAACAAGTATTCTACGGTAGATTCTGTACATGACGATCTTCGACAGTCGGTATCTACCGGTAGAAATTCGATTATCAAAGAAGGGTACAACAGTTAAAAACAAGGAGGAAATATGGAAAAGAAGGAATTTAAAGTAGGAGAAGTGTTTGATGCCGGACTTGTGAGATTAAAATGTGTGGATGCTCCAGAGCCAGACTTAGGATGTGAAGGATGTATATTTAATGACCACATTACATGCGGGTCGGTAGATGTAGTCGCAGGCCCGTGTAATCACGTAGAGAGGGAGGATGGTAAGGATGTTATTTTTATTAAAGCTGATTAGGCATGTACATCAATTTCAGACAACTTGCAGCATCAGACATGACTCCTAATGATCTGGCTAATCTTCTTGCTATAAGACAGAAGGATACGGTTATGATCGAAGCCATGCTGGAAAAAGATGCTGGGAGGTATATAGAGCTTGGCCTGGTTGAGAAATTAAAATCAGGCGTGATGAGATTGACCAACAAAGGAACGTCTTTTGTGAATTATATAGAGACACCGGAGATGACAGACGAGGTTCTGGAAACGTTGAAGATTATGATAGGAATGTACGAATCGTATTCAAAAGACATAGGTGTCAGCAGAAAAGAAGCGGAATCCAGGTTGTGTTGGTTTATGGGTAACACCTCATTCAAGAAAGAGGTCATACTTCAGGTAACGGAATCTTATATAGCAGAGTCAGGAGATTATACAATGAGCTTATGTAACTTCATATGGAAACCGCCTTCTCAGGCCTTTTCGGTCCATATGAACCTTAAAAATTCAAAGCTCTTTGACTTAATAGCTGAAAAATTTAAGATCGCTACCGAGCCTTATTTGGAGTCTAAGAAGAATAAGGAAATGGATTGGTTGTTTGCCGTATCTAAATTGCCTACGCCGCCGGCTAAAGGCAATCCGGATTATTTGTTTACCGGAAGTTCTGAAACAGACAAAGAGCGATTGAAAAACATAAAAACGTATTTATTTAACAAAATTAGAAAGCAATGGAAAAAGTAAGAATCAGAAAGATAATAGAGGATATAATTATTACTCAGTTTCTTAATTCGGAAATAGATATAGTTCATGAAGAAGATGTGACGTTTAAAGAACTTGGATTAGATTCTATCGATCAAATTGAACTGGAAGTGATGGTGGAACAAAAATTCAATATTGTTATTAATGATTATGATATGGAGACCATCAAAGATATGACTGATCTTGTTTACAAAATAATAACAGAAGGATATGGGAAGTGACATAATTTTATGCATGGCTTTAATAGCGTCATTTGCTTTTGTTATACAGTTTTTGTTGTCGATATTAGGATCTGATCTGGATACGGATATTGATATTGATGATGCTTCTGATTTAAGTATGTCTTTGTCGGACATCATATCATTCAAGGGCATAACACATTTTATTCTTGGATATAGCTGGACTACCTACTTTTCGGGTTCCCATTTAGTAGGGGTTGTGATAGGGTCGTTTTTCTTTATCGTTTTGTTTTACGTATATAAGTTACTTCTTAAGTTAAAGCAAGAAATGGTGTACGAATGTCCGGAAGATTTAAATGGCAGAGAGGTGGAGATAGTGTTTAGATCAGGGAAGAATCATTATATGGTAAATATTTCGAAAAATGGAAGACAGGAGCAAATGAGAGTAAGATGCTTGTCTGGAAAAACTTACAAAAACGGTGACAAGGTGAATATAAAATACGAAGAAGGAGAATTAATTATCTAATTTTTTTATCAACAATTAAATTTTAAAAGTTATGACAACAATTATGTACGTGTCAGCCATCTTAGCTGTAGTGATTATTTTGACAATCATCGGAGTCTTATCAAGGTATCGTAGATGTAAGCCTAATCAGGTCTTGGTCGTTTACGGTAAGACAGGTGGGGAAAAGAAGTCGGCAAAATTATATCATGGTGGAGCGGCATTTGTCTTGCCTATTATTCAAAGCTATGATGTTTTGTCTATGGAGCCTATGCAAATAGATTGTAGGCTTACCGGTGCTTTGTCATCTCAGAATATTAGAGTAGATGTGCCTACAACTATTACAGTAGCTATCAGTACAAATCCTGAAATCATGCAAAATGCAGCAGAAAGACTTTTGGGGATGGATACCGAATCTACTGAAAATCTTATTACAGACATCGTTTACGGTCAGATGCGTTTGATTATTGCCGAAATGACAATCGAAAAACTTAATTCTGATAGGGATGAGTTTTTGGATAAGGCAAGAAAAAACATTGATAACGAACTTAATAAATTGGGTCTTTATCTTTTGAACATTAACATCAGTGACATCAGAGATGAAGCCGGCTACATCATGAATCTTGGTAAAGAGGCTGAAAGCAAGGCTCTGAACGAAGCACAGGCTAATATCGAAGAACAGGAAAAGCTGGGTGCTATTAAGATTGCTGTACAACAGAAGGAAAAAGAAACGGCTGTAGCTAATACCCAAAAAGAGCAAGAGATTCAAATTGCCTATACTGAAAAAGAAAAAGAAACGGTAGTAGCTGAAACAAAGAAAGAAAAAGAAGTAGCTTTGGCTTTAACCGATAAAGAAAAACAGATCGGTGTAGCTCAAGCCGATAGAGATAGGGCTGCGGCTATAGCAAAGACTTTGGCTGACAAGGAATCAGCGATTGCAAGATCTAAGGCGGAACTTGAAGTAAACAAAGCTGAAGCCGAAAGAATGGAAGAAGTTGGAAAGAATAAAGCTGAAGCTGACAAACAAGCAGCTATAGCAATACAAGACTCTGAAGCTCAGATTAAGAAAGCTGAGGCTGAGAAAAATGCTTCTGTAGGCTACAACAATGCCCAGAAAGAGGTTGCTGTATCAGAATCAGAATTGCAGGTTATCAAAGCTCAATCAGAAAAGAAAGCCGGAGAAGAGAAAGTTAAATCGGAAGCGGCTGTGAAAACGGCAAAAGAGCTTGCTGATAAAGAAGTGGAAGAAGCTAAAGCTAAGAAGGTTCAAGCTGCGCTTAAAGCTGAAAAGATTGTGCCGGCTGAAATTCAGAAGCAGGAGGCTATGTTGCAAGCTGATGCCGAGGCCGAGAAGATCAAACGCCGGGCCGATGCTGAAGCAGCAGCACATTTGGCAAAAGCAGAGGCGGAAGCAAAAGCTATTCAGATGAAGCTGGAAGCGGAAGCCGAAGGTAAGAAAAAGTCGTTGATGGCAGAAGCCGACGGATTTAAGGCTATGGTGGAAGCAGCAGAATCCAATCCTCAGATCGCCATCCAGTACAAGATGGTTAATCAGTGGAAAGAAATTGCCGGAGAACAGGTTAAGGCATTTGAGCACATTAACCTCGGAAATATCACGGTATTTGACGGCGGTCAGAACAGTACCGGTAATTTCCTTAACAATGTTGTTAAGACCGTCGCTCCGGCATTGGGAGTCATTGATCAGCTTCCGATTGCAGATACTTTAAAGAAGCTAAAAGGAGATGACAAAAAATAAATACAATGGCCCAGGGTTACACTTGGGCCTAATTGAAGAAATAAAAGCAGCATTCATAGATTTCCTGCCGGCAGGAACAGTGCTTTACTAATTACGATATTTTTAACATGGATTTTGGACAAGATTTAGAACCAGAAGAACTGACCAAGCATTATGATCAGTATTATGGAATTGATTTTGAAACAGAAGAAGAGGAGGATGAAGAGTATGACTGACGAGGAATTTGTATTGGATAATAAGAAAAGGGTTGTTGTAAGAAAAAGAATATCTTATTTAAGCAAAGGGGATAAAGTGTGGATTGTGTCTTCCGACGGGTATCTGCTACACACGGACGTGGTTAGAGCCGACCGCGGCCGATCTTATGTGGATATAGACGGTATCCTGTATTGGAAACGAGGATTGGATGGCAAGCATCGTAATCGTAATAACTACATGCAGTTTGCCATGACACCAGAAGACGGTAAGAAGTATGTCGTATATTACCCGGAAGGATTTAAAGACAATGACTTATGATGGTCCCGGAAACGCATTTGCTATATAAGGAGTTTAATGGTGTGAAACGTCTTGCCATATCTTATTCCCAGATAGATACGTTTCTTACTTGTCCAATGAAATGGTATAAAACTTACGTGGAGGGCAAAAGGTCTACGGAAAAACAAGAAGCTACGTCTTATGGTACGGTTATTCATAAGACACTGGAATACTTCTTCAAGAACGGAAGACAGCCTTCTGGCAAAGACCTGGGGGAAGCTATAAGTTACTATGCTTACCAAGAAGACATACCTTGGCAATCACCGGAAAATATGATGATAGCCATGAAGCAATCTGGAGAGCTTCTTGCTTGGATTGTGGATCTGTTCAAAAAAGACGGCAATAGGTTTATGATAGCTGATAGTGATCTTAATCCCTGCGAGAAACTTATCAGACACGGCGCTATAGTTGGAGTCGAAGAAGATTTTGTGCTGCCGTACCGTCTTCCTAAGCCTGTTAACATAAATGGAGTAATTCATACTCATGTGTACATAGTAGGATCGGTAGACCTTCATCTGGCTATAAAAAGCAAGAACGTAGTTCACCATTATGTCATAGATTGGAAATCAGGTAATAAGGTTTTTGATTCTAAGAAGTTGGAAACGAATTTACAGCATCCTATATATTCGTTTTACATCTATAGAAAATATGGTGGAGTTCTGCCAGATATGAACATCTATTTCTTTACCAGGACCAGACAATACCAAAAGGTTAAGGTGGATGAGGAACGTAAAACAAAATCTATAGAGATGCTAAATGACACTTTGTCTAAAATGTATGATTTTGAAGATAATAGTGTAAAAACATTTCAGGCATACATCCAGGGAGCAGAAGGAGCCAGGTATAGCAAGCGGCGTGCCACCCTAAGCCAGCCTGTTCCGCAAAACAAGCTACCCTGCCCGTCAGCACTGTGTTACTATTGTGACTTTGGATTACATAACAAAAACGAATGCCCTTTCTCTTCGGATTGGGATCCGTCTAAAAAGATAAAACGATGAAATACGAGGACGTTCAAAAGTTAAGAACAAAATACCGGCAAGATCCGGAAGTTATAAACGTAGAATACATGAGAGACGTTGCTGTAAGATGTGGGAATTTCAAGAAAGCATTTGAACTTCAGGAGAAGCTGGAGGATATATGGTTTAACTACTTAAAGGGAGTCCAATGAAAGAAGATCTAATATGTGGAGTAGCGATCCTTTTGTATTTAGTTTTATTATACTTGCTCACGACAGCTTTCATAAAAACAGGTAGAGCAGTAGATCGTTATAAGATGAAGAAGAAAACTGACAAAATCAAAGTAGGTCAAAGATACGAACATAAGAACTACTTTGAGGATCCATTTGAAAGAGGCAAGCATGTGATTAAGATATTAGACATAAAAGAAGGGTACGTTCTATATGAGTACGAAGAAAAACCATATATACGTTCTTCTGTGAGTCTTGAAGATATTGTTAAAAAATACATTTTAATTACTGATGTTAAACACAAGTAAGTCATGAAAAAAGAAGTCACAATCAAGGAAGATATGGCTGTGTTTTATAAAAATACAGGAAAAGAACTATGGATTTATAACGGACTTTTCAGAAACAAGGTGTTGTCTATAAAAAAAGATAAAGCCATTATCATGTGTGAAACTGATGCTGAATATGCTGTACTGATAGAAGATAATCAGTTTATTGCCGTAGCAAAAAACATGGATTATGATTACTGCTGCGCATTCACATTAGGTAATGCCGAGGCTTATGGGGATCGTATGGGCATATCGTGCAGTGTATGCTTGCTTGAAGATAACGAAGATAAAGCAAGGGAGATGTTGAAAGAGGCGATAATAGAACTTTCAAAAAACAGTAAAATAGATTGCGATGGGCTTTGAACTTAGACCTTACCAAAAAGAGGCAGTAGATGCCGGGCTTAAGTTCCTTACAGGAAGATCTAAGAAGCCTGGCATAGAAGTCTTGCCGTGTGCAGCGGGGAAGTCTTTGATAATTAGCAAGATAGCTCATGAATTAAAAAGACCTATCCTTGTATTACAGCCATCTAAAGAGATTCTGGAGCAGAATTATGCGAAGGCTGTATCATTCGGTTCTAAACCTACCATATATTCTGCTTCATGTAAAAAAAAAGAGTTATCGGCTATGACTTATGCTACACTTAAAAGCATAAAGAAAGACGTAGCAAGGTTGAAAGATATAGGGATAGACACATTATTGATAGATGAGGTGCATAGCGGGTATTCTCCTGAAGAAGGTTCTGAATTTATGGAGTTTATGAACAGGTTCCCAGAGGCGAAGGTGCTGGGCTTCACCGCCACGCCCTGCCGCCTCCGGACCTACAGCTCCATGCTGGAAGGAAACTACAGCAAACTTAATATGCTGACGAAAGACGAGCATAATTTCTTTAAGAAGATAGTTCATGTGACTCAAATACAAGAGCTAACTTCTCAGGGATTTTGGTGCCCTCTTAAGTACGAACGATGGTCGTTTGATGAATCGGCTCTGATATTAAACAGTACCGGAGCCGAATATACCAACGAATCTATTAAAGAAAGCATCGTACGAAACGGCTTAAACAACTCTATCTACAAGCGCCTTCTTCAACTTATGAACGAGCGTAAAGCTATTTTGGTTTGCATGGATTCTATCGAATCATGTAATAGAATATCAGAGTTCATGAATGCCAGGATGGGAGCCATAACCGGTGTCGTAACATCGCTAACAACCAAAAAGAAAAGAGAGCAAATCATATCCGATTTCAAAGAAGGTAAGTTGAAGGTGGTTTTTAATTATTCAACGCTTGCTACCGGATTTGATTTTCCCGAACTTGATTGTGTGATGTTTGGACGACCAACATTCTCATATTCAACATATTACCAGGTGCTCGGCAGGTGCGTCCGCATCCATCCTGACAAGAAAGAGGCGCTGATAGTTGACTGCTGCGACAACATGAGGCGCTTTGGTCGGATAGAAGACCTGACAATCGAGCAATTCCCTTCTAAGGGCTGGTGTATGTTTGCCGGCGATCAACTTCTGTCTAATATAAGGATGGGTGATATTATTACCAAAGACGAGATCCTTCGTCGGGCAGCCTCGATTAAATCTGTGAATGGAGATGGTAGGAGAGAAGACGATCTTGACAGTATAATAATGTGGTTTGGAAAATATGAAGGAATTAGATTCAAGGACATACCGGTGTCGTATTTTAGGTTCTTGGCTGAGAATATGGCGGTAAAACCGGGAGATAGGAAAGAAAAGATTATCGAATATTATAATAGGATAAAAGCATGAACAGCAAAAGACGTAAGAAAATAGAGGATATTATTTCCAATTTGGAAAAGCATAAAACAGATCTTGAGTTTATCAAATCAAAGCTGTTAGAGGTCAGGCATAATTTGGATTCAGCCAAGGATGATGTTGATATGATTTTAGACGAGGAGACAGAAGCAAGAGACAATATGCCGGAGTCATTACAAGATACAGAAAGATATTATCAATCAGATGAGGCTGTAGCTAATATGGAGGCGGTTGTTGATGATATGGAAAGTATTGTAGGGGATTTAGAGAATGCGGTTTCAACCATTGATGATAAAATCGATGACATAGAAACTGGTATTATAGGGAATTTAGAGGCAGCGATAGGCGCATAGTATAAAAAATACAATAATAAAATTTAACACAGTATATTTGTATAAGTATAATACGATACATATTTTTGTATCGTATTATTTTTTATGTGTTATATTTTATGAAAACAAATGTTACAATGGTATCAAAAGACCGAGAATTATTTGGCGTAATAATTAAGCAGGACACTAAAACTTCGTTTATGTCCTTAACAGACCTTCAGGAAGCCTATACGAAGAAGAGGGTTGAGATGGGGTGGAATGAAAAGAGAATAGAGAATATCCTATCTAATAAGGAGAGTGCGGAACGTGTTTACTATATCCTTGAAAAACAAGGATATAAGATAGAATCAGGATTTCCTGGTTTTATACAATCTGTTGAAAAAGAGTCACTTATAAAAGTGATGAAAAAAATGGGAGCTTATAAGACAATGGGTAGAGGAGAGAATAGGAGAACTATGTGTAATCCATATATATGGGTGCTTGTAGCTATGGAACTAAACCCTATGTTGTATGCTGAGGTTGTTACGTGGTTAACAGATAAGCTTATCTTAAACCGAATAGAGGCAGGTGATAAATACAATGTCCTATCAAGAGCTATATCAAGATTTCCGGATGCCGATTACTCCAAGATGGCTAAAGGCTTAAATTGGATTGTATTTAATGAGCATGAAAGCATGATAAGAAATAGGGCTACACAGGAGCAGTTGAAAGAACTTGAAACCCTACAGTCTAATCTTGCATTCTGCATAGAGATGGGAACCATCTCTTCTTTCTCTAATTTAATGAACATGATGAGATCTATATATGTAAAGAAATGGGGAGAAGAGGCTGTAACTTCTAAAAACGTAAAATAATATAATGTAAAATAACATTAAAAATAATTGATTCTATTCTGTAATATAAATGGAATATGTATCTTAGATGTATGGTTTGTAAATAGCATTTAATGTATTAAAAATCATGAGATTAGTATATAAGTTTAACATAGGACAAAATGAAAATATATCATCTTTATGCAAGATTAGCAACAACTTGTACAATCAGGCATTGTATATTTTCAGAGAAACACTTTCTAAAGAAGATAAGTGGTTGTCCTATTTTGAACTTGATGCTATCATGAAAAATACCAAGAATTTGGATGGAGATATTAATTACAAATTATTAAAGGCGCAATGTTCACAACAAATTCTTCGTATTCTTGATAAAAACATTAAAGGTTACTACAAATCGGTCCAAGATTACAAGAAAAATTATAATAAGTATAGGGAAAAACCAGGCCTTCCAAGTTATAGAAAAAGAGGATCTGAATTTAATTTGTATTACACGAATCAGAGTTGCAAAATAAAAGATGGAAAAATAATCCTATCAAAAGATATTTCAATAAGTATTCCTCAATATGAAAAGTATTCTGATTTGATAAAAGATTTCAAACAGATTAGAATAAAACCATTAGCGTGTGGATATAAAATAGAAATCATTTATGAGGTAAAAGATACTGGAGTATCTAAATGTAGGGAAGAGAAAGTTGCTTCAATCGATTTAGGGATTGATAATCTTGCAACATTAGTAAGTGAGGATTTTACTGTTTTGTTTAGTGGTAAATTTGTTAAATCATACAATCAATTATTTAATAAAACACTTGCTAAATTAAATAGTATCAAGGATTTACAAAAGATAAAAGGAATAACAAAGCGAATAAAGAAATTATATTATGATAGGGAACAGTACATAGAAGATGTCTTTCATAAAATCAGTAGAAAGATAGTTGATTTGCTTGTCGATTCTAAGATAACAAAATTAGTTGTAGGCTATAACAAGGGATGGAAACAGAATGTGAATATGGGAAAAAGGAATAACCAGAAATTCACACAAATCCCTTTTGCGAGATTGGTGAGTTACTTAGAATATAAATGTGAATTAGCTGGTATTGAAATAGTTATTCATGAAGAGTCATATACTTCAAAATGTGATTCATTAGCATTTGAGAAGATAGGAAAACATGAAAACTATTTAGGAAAGAGGAAGAACCGAGGATTGTTTCAATCCTCGGTAGGAAAACTCATAAATGCAGACATAAATGGAGCATTAAACATTATGAGAAAAGTAGTCGGTGATTCCTGTGAATCAATTCGTAGGATAATCGATAGAGGGTTATTGTTTAACCCGGTAAGGATTACGAATGTATTTTACAAAATGAATATATCCGGAAACTTATAAAGAAACATAATAGATTTTATTGAATTTAATATTTTTCATAACATGGGAGTAAAAGAAATAAGAGAACTACTTAGACTCTACAATCTCGAACATAGTGTCGTCCAGAACAAAAAATCTGGGCGGTATTCTATTATTCTCCATAACAACATCATAGGAACGAACGTAGATGGAGAGAAGGTAGTTGTGTTCAGAACCATTCCGGATGGAAGCAATACGTTCTCTATGGAGCGAAATAGATTCTATGAGGGGTTTGTAGAGGCTTTTGATGACGATAAGGCGATTGAAGCCGTAAGACAGTATTTTGAGAAAAACAGAAATGATAGGGTATAAGACGAAGATGGATTATATTACTATCGAAATGAGGTAAAACAACGATAAAGCAATGGAAAAGATGGATGATAATACTAAAAATATCCTTTATCCAAAAGGATCTATTTTTCGCATATTGAAAGATGATATAATCAGTGCAGAATTTAAAATCGTCAAAGGAGCTATAGCGGAGGCAGTATCAGACATAGAAGTAAATGATAAATATGCTGAGGTTTGTTGTAATGGGGAGACGTTCGTCATAGAAACAGATATTATGGATATTATTCTTACCAAAGACCCCATAGAAAACAAATCGGTGAAAAATGACATCATTGATGATAAACTACGATGGGACTTGCTTCCAATGGAGGAGATTGAAGACATTGTAAGAGTCTATCATGCTGGCGCCAAGAAGTACGGACCCAATAAATGGCAGAACCTTGACAACGGGTTTGAACGGTATCGTGCTGCGGCTGCCAGACACCTAATGGAATACATGAAAGGGGAAAGAATAGACTCAGATACAGGAGCTTTTCATCTTGCACAATGTGCATGGAATTGTATAGCTATGCTGTGGTATGATAAGCACGGGAAAGGATTAATACAATTAAATAAGGAGGAAAAGAAATGACAATAGAACAACTAAATTATTTATTAAGAAAAGAGCTTTATGCTATAAAAAACCATAAAGACAATATTGATAGAATCAAAAAAAGAATATTTTGATTCCAATTATGGGTTAAAAGAAGGAGATAAGATCCGTATTTTACACGAAGCAGGAGATGAAATGATAGGCTTCTTGAAAAAAGTTGAAGTATGTGAAGACGGAGATCTGTACTTGACAATCCAAAAACAAAACGAAAAAGGTGACAGAGGCAGAGGAAAATGGAATATGTATCTATCATCAAAATTAATTAAAATAGAAAAATTATTAGATTAGCAACGATATGATTAGAGCAAGATTTTACATTAAAAAATCCGACTGCGACAACGACTACCGTCCAGTCAAATGGCCTATAAAATATCCATATTGGTGTAGTGCAGAATCCGATAATTCATTTGTATTGGTAGCGTATGCTGAAGATGAAGACAGCATAAAAGAACTGTGGCCGGAGGCGTATGATATTAATGTCTTAGAGAAAGATACCGAAATTAGATTCACATTAAGATTCCCTAAGCCGGAATGGTATGAATTGTACGAAAGGGAATTAGAAGAATGTGATAGATTTATATGGGTTACGGATGCGTGCCTGAGAAACGGTATAATAAGAAAAGTAAAAGCTAAAATAGAAGAGTATGGTGGTCTTTTGTTAGCCGACATCCCTGATAGGTTCACTCCTTATGAAATAGGAATGGATGCTTTTGAGAGCAAAGAAGAAGCTTTAAAACATGCAGAGGAACGGAGAGCGCACCTGATCGAATTTATTAAGAAAAAATTGAATGAACTTGAAAATCTAAAATTTGAATGCGATGATTAACTATGCAGCAAAAGCCAGAAAAGCTTATTTGATAAACAATTTCGATAAGATTCTTAACAGTCTTAACACGCTTCATTCAACGGTTGAGACCATGACGTTATTCGTAAACGACCAGGCTTATAATTACATTCTTAAACTAAAGGAAATAATTAAAACCAGTCCTATGTATAAGCACAATATCAAGCGTCTTTTAAATGATATGGACAAAGAGATAAAGAGGTACAATGCTTCTATCTACTACATAAATAAAGAGCGTAGTGAGGTTATAGCTGATATAACACAAGCGATGGAGGATTGCCTCATGCCATACATAGACGACCTGGCCGGCGCTATAAGGGCAGCCGTGTGGTCGAGGGGTGTGTCCGAGGAGCGGACGGAAGCGGCGGTACTGTCCCTAATCGTATCCTCTTTGGCCACGACATCAGGCAGACTTATCTCAGGTGGATATCAGATCATGAAAGAAATGGGTGGGGGTCAAGGTGGTAATCCATTTACGTTTATGAGCATTGATAAGATAAGACACTTATCTACATCATTATCTGATGCTATTACCGGTGGGGAAATAGCTCTTGAAGAAAAAGAAGCCAATGATATAACTAAGGCAATGGATGTTTTTATTGAGAAAATGTCTGATTCGGATATTGTTGATAAGGTGATCAGCATACTCGAAGAGGCAGAATCTAAAAATAAGGAGGAGCGATCGTGAATTATTTGGATGGGTATGTAGAAGAGATTCTTTCTGAGCCGTACTATGATGATTATGGCTCTGGAATTTTTAGGTGGTGGGTGGAAGTATCTTACATTTGTGAAGGTACAGAATCAACTACTATCTTAATGTTTGATACGAGAGAAGAAGCGGAAGCTGTAAAAACAGGTTATAAATTTTTATGTTGAAAATAATATGAGGTATTTTATTTTATTGATGGCACTTGTGTTATCATCATGTTCGCATGATGATAGTCAGGTTAATAACGGATGGGTTATATATGATTTACGTCCTTTAGAAGATGGATGTATAATGTATTATGGTAAAGACGAAAGAATTTCAATATTTTATAATAATAGGCTTATAAAATTCGTTGGATACCAAGGGGAATACAATATCGGAGATTCTATTAAGATCGTAAAAGTTAAATAATATGGAAAAGAATTTAAAACTCATATGTCCAAAATGTGGCACTCCTCACCAGCCTCATTCTCCGCACACGATGGATGCAGATGGATTTGAAAGGTGTGAGATAAGAACTGTCATGGAAGACAGGGGGTGGTGCTACGAATGCTCTTTTTGGCAAAACTTGTACGACAAGCACAAAGACGATCCAGGATGGGTTAGGATAGACGGTGAAAGCTGGGTGCTTAAGCCTATGGTGGAAAACGTACCGAGCGGATGGAACAGCCTTGGATGTGGTGGAAGAAAAATGTATATCAATATCGAAGGGAAAGGCATTGTTACATCAAATAACTGCTGGTGTCAAGGTGATGTTTCGGACGCATTCAAGGATCTTATGCCTGATAATGCTACTTGGGCTACGAAGGAGGAATTTGACAAAGCTCCTGTAGTAGGACATATCATAGAAGGTATTGGTTTAGTTTTCACAGATAGGGGAGGTCATGAAGTTAATGCTTAGAAACTTATTTCATGTTCTGCTTATACAAGAAAAGATGGTAACTACAACAATCCCCAACCATACAATAGGCGTACGGTTGGGGATTGTTGTCATATCGTAAAATTAAGTGTTTCTTCTAATATCAGATATTCAGTATGAACTTTACTTCCGCCATCATTTATCAAGTCCAAATTAATATAAGCTGTATATGATACATGATGATCACCAGGAGCAAGACGTTTCATATCTGATAAGAACATAGAATTTAAACCTTGGCCAGACCATGATTCTGGATATGGCAAAGGTTTAAAGTCGGCGTCTGTACATCTTACAACCCAAGTAAGATTAGGATCTGCCCTAACTATTCTATCATGAGGTCCATCAATTACAAGATCTGGCATCTTATATTGGTAACTATCATAATTAAGGACAATAGGATCACCAAAGTTTACACCGTATATAGCAGCAGGTGGAGTAAAGCTTGTTATTAAAAAGGTTCTATTAATCCTATTGGTTGTTCTTAGCGTAAACTCATCAGGTGCTATCACACTTACTCTAAATCCATAATAAGGAGAGGTTGTTAAAGCAATAGCAAGAACCACCGAATCCTGTTCAAGCAATTCCTCTGTCGTATCAACCTGACTATCGATCTCTTGCCTATCTTCCATTGGAACACCGCCTTGGACACTTATGGAATCCAGCCGTTCTTTTTTAGACAGAAAGATAAATTGCCCGCCCTGTGGAATGGTGCCTACTTTCTTTCCTTCTACGATTACCCCCCCCCCTATACAATTGCTAACTATCTTATACTCATATAGTTTAGCATTATTTTCAAATCTTCTTCTCATAATTTCATAAAATTAATTCGGTAAAGGGGCGGACATAACGTGGATTACTCCTTGTACTTGTATCCAAATGATCTCCTTGGATGTTTATATCATAATACCACGAATAGGTAAATTGTGTAGATTGAGTGGATGTCCACATTTTATTACTCATTATCGTACCTCCTACCATTAAAAGGCATTCGTTTATTTCATTCGCATACAATGATATCAAAAAAAACTCTCCGGCGCCACCTACATATCCATTTTGACCATTTTTAAATAAATAGCTATTAGCTTTATTAAAAGCGTAATTTTCATTACTGGTATCATATTCAAGATACGCATTCTGATTTTCACGCCCCCAATAATCCTTTTTAACGGTCTCCATATAAGAACTATTTTGTGCAAATACATTGTCTACTCTTCCATCCTTACCCCAACTAAATGTGCCAATATATTCGGTGGCTATAACAAAACACACTTTATCTACAAGAGCTATTCCATTGCATAGATCATTGGAATATCCTTTATTAGACCAATTTTCTTTTGTATATAATCCTCCATCTACATGTTGGATGTATATGCCTTTATTGATTATAAGCGAGGGATTTACCCCCATCCCTATTTGAAATCTTCGTCTCATGATTTTTGTTTGCAAGATAGCAATAATTGACAACATAAAAGAAACCGGTTCCCTATCATCTCTGACTGAGAACCGGTAAGAAAACAATTTCAGAAAAAATTTAACCTACATAATCTTTCAAGTAAGAACAAAAAACGTACAATCTACTCTTTGACGATGCTAATATAACATATTGGAATCATACAAAAACAATGCAAGTCCGATATTCTTCGTCTACTTGTAGCTCACATCATCGTCTCCTTCTGAATCAGGAGTGGCACCGATGAAAAACATCATTGACTTGTTGTTCGTCTGCTGCCACCAGTTATAGGCACGCGCTACGTCTTCCGGCGTCTTGATATTATACCATTGTTTGATAAACGTCTGTTTGGCGAGTTGCCTAAATAACTTAGACTCTCCTTTGTATGTGCCGGATGTTACTTTATCAAGTGAGTAATTCCTAAGATCAGTAAGATCCTTCAACTTCCGCCCCATGACAAACGGGTCGTTAATGATATCTACAACGTTAAGCTCCATAATAAACGGCATCTGTGAAGCTATTTCGTTTATGGTTCTGAATCCGACATAGGATCCAAATTGAGTAAGCCAACTTTCTTCGTTTTCATCATCATCACGCCATCCGGCAAGAAGCATGGATACGGCTTGCATGATAAGGAACGTGCCGGCATAGACACTGAGACGTTTTATATTGGTTTTCTCTACCTCATTCATATTGTCTTTATTTTCGTTCCAGGCATCTATGATGTTTTTCATACCAGACTCGGAAGCTAAGCTAAATGTTTTGGCTATCATATTCTTTAACGTAATTGACAACCCTTCCTCTTCTTGCATTGTCTGGAAATTGAAGCCACGTCTTTTCCACAGACGTTGAGCCGCCAGCACCAACCATCCTCGGTGGGCGGTCATGAACCTGGCTATCCAGTTGCGCGATGCGGCAGTTCGGTTTTCTTCATTCAAAGATCCGTTACATATCTGCGACAAGCTACGGACTTGATTCCTGGTTATAGCCATCTGGGTTTCAACTTCCTCAACAGTAACACCCGATCCCGGCTTTACAACCACCTTTCCATCCACGACGTCTACCATACTCCATAAAGTACGATCTTTTAATGCGTTCCATTCTCTTTTTATGGTACTCTGTTCTTTATTGCGTTCTTTTTCCATCTTGAAATCTTGGAACGTGTAGAACCGGCCTTTGTAATAACGAACATTGTCCATAGTAGCAATCATAACCTGCGGATCAAGAGGGTAGTTCAGGATTTCCATAAAAGCATACATAGGCGAACGCATTAAGGTCCTGGCCGCTCTATTGTATCCGGCACCATACATACGATTTCGGATATTGAATATCCCCATTCTCTCACCTATGACATATAATTTGCTTTTCCTATCTATGTCTCCGGTTTCTGCTATACAAGATGGCGCAAGACGGGAAAACTCAGCCGATGCGTATTTAAGGGAATCTTTGCTTATATACTGTCCTACGGCTGATTCCATGATGAGGTTGATATGGCCTGTCAGGGCGCCGGTAGCTGCCACAAACGGAGACAGTGCCAAGTTCATAACCGACATAAATCTTTCAACAGCCATCATAATTCTTGTAAGGTCTACCGTATATCCTCCGATGTTCACCGTAAGTTTTTTGGTGTTCATCCTAATGCCATAATAATGATCGTTGAAGAAGTCCCTGAACATCTGATATGCTTGGGTTGCTTCAGCCTTTTTACCACCTTCAAATTGTTTATTTAGTAACATCTGCTCCAGTCCTTGGGCAAGCTCTATAGACTTCTGCTTTTCGTTGTATAACGATGATTGCATCATAAGCATCGAATAAGAGTAGCCAAAATCGTGAGATACATCATCTTGGTTCTCCAATTCATATATGTAGTATTTAGGTATAGACCTAAGCCTGTCTTCTGGATCATACACTTCTCCTTGCCTGGTCTTACCATATAGAGAATCGTCTACTCTGTCCAGGCACAGATCTGATACAAAATTACGAACCGTATTTTTGAAGTTAATACCCAATCCTTCTACACGTTCTATATCTTGTTTGGATATCTGTGGAATAGCATACAGGTTCGGGCTCTGCTCTTTGTATAGATCAAGGGATTGTCTTTTTATTTCCTTGAGTTTTTGAATCATATTCCACTGCTCTACGTTTTTAGTAGCAACCTCATTACCGTCAGCATCATACTTGATACCAAAGTCATTGAAATACGATTCGTCACGATACAGGCTTTTCTTAGGCATTCGATGACCATACCCATGATCTTTTACATAATCAGGATTACGACCGCTATTTTCGGCTTCAGATTCAGCCACCCATGCCCTTGCAGGGTCGAAAGACAAGTACGATATGTCCATGCCATAATCTTGGGTGGATGTACCGTTTTGTACGTCCTTAACCATTTGCGCCACATCTATCTCACCTCGACCGATTTTGTCGATCATAGCTGCATATCCGGTAGGCGCCATGCGTTTATAGTACGAAAAAACCTGGCTTCTGGCAAATTCATTAACAATAGCATTAGCTTCTTCTACGCCCTCTTCTCTTGTATTATTTAAAAATAAGCTGGCCATCTTAGCATTAACAGCATTCCTGAAATCTCTACCGTCTAATTCTTTGCTTATACCAAGCTTTTCTGACAGGTAGTTGGTTTCAGATACGGTAAACAGATATCGGTTATCAGCAGCCTTAAACAGCTTATCCCTTAAAGCCTGAATCCTTTTTGCTTTCTTCGCCGTAGTATGACGTTGTACGAACTTCCATTCCACTTCCTTGGAGTCAGCAAGAGCATTTAAATAAGACTGATTTACTTCGTTTTCAGCCTTACTGCTTTTAGTAAGGTACTTATCAATATCTTCAAGACCCACCATCTTAGCATAATCTATCAAAATAGTGTAATCGGCTTCAATAGCTTCAGATGCGGCCCTAAAAGCATCTCTTTCGGATGAGGTAAATGTCGCTTCGTTAATTTCTCCGATATCAGCCACATCGCGATTGTTTCCGATTATTTCCTTGATAATAGCCTTATTTTTTTCTATATCTTTCACAATAGAATCCACGTCAGTCGCATCTCTATCACTTGTCGTAGAACTAATGATATCATGCGCCATTTTAAGATACGAAGCCTTGTTATTTGATTCGGTACGTGCCGACTGTTCTGATTCTACATCATTCCAAAACCGATCGTTGAATGACAGGTGACCTCCCAACATAAGTGTCTTCAGCGCAGCTTCTCCTCCAGACTCGCTCTGAATCGTTCTTAATTTTTGCAAAAACGATTCTGATACGGCATTAGTGGCATTATTTGATTCCTTTCTCCAAACTTCATTTATAGCTTGTATTTCTTTGGCCATCTTAAGTTGGTCGCCGGTTTTTTCCACTCTCCTGGTTCCTACATATATGTATTCTGAAGCTGCTTCCTTACGTTGTTTACGAAGCAGTCCTTCTTCTTCGTAATTGCTGCTTTTAAAATAGGCAACCTCATCAAAATTACCACCGCTATCAATAAAAGGCTGCCTCAATATCCGTTTTTGCCGGGATAGGGCATTAAGATATTCTTTGGTTGTTTGAGAAACCGGATACCCTAATTCTTCTTCAGCCTTTTTGTATATGGATTCCATTCTTGTGGCATAACTTTCGCTAAATTCCAGTTCCGAATTTTCAGCATCCCACTTTTCCATCTGCTCTGTATAGATCTTTTCCTGCTCGATGGTAAAAATATCGGTATTAACCCTATCAGACGATGGTTTGAATTTAGCGTTTTCAGTAACCGTATTTCCATCCTTGTCAACTACTTCTCTTTTAAATACGTAATTACGGTTATTGTCAACCACATCACCAATTTCTTCTTCTGATATCTCTATGTTCATGGCAGTCGCAAACGCTCGCATCTGCGCCAGCTTCTTATTACGATCGTATTTAGCCATATCAAGAGCACTACGAAGGTAATTAGAAGTTTTGCCGTCTACTTTCTGAAGCAGTTTTTCAAATTCAGATTTGTTAAAACCATGCTTTTTCGCATATGCCAGGAAATCGGATATGGCGGGCTGGGCATTCACCATCGCATTGTAATTGTCTTTGGCAATCATAGCTCCAAGAGCGTTATTGAACGGACTGGAAGAATGCTCTAATATACCGAACCACCTACTTATCCAAGAAACATCGTGTTGAACCTTGTCGAAAAATTCTTTTACTCTCTTTACCTTATCTGCCGGCACATGAAGTTCGTTCATTAACTTATCAAGCAACGTACTTTCATCAAGGTCTTGTACTGATTTAATATCAGACTGAATACCATTGATGTCGGCAATGACGGTATTGATCCTATTTGTATAATCCTGCTTTTCACGTTCATCAAATTCGGTACTTCTGTTACGGATATATCCTCGAAGATCGTTCATGATCGGAAGAACCTGATTGTTGATAATATCTACGTTCTTTCGATCATTGGTATTGAAGTGAAGCTTACCGTCTTTGGTATCACCATGAAGGATGGTGTTCACCACATTGCTTAAGTATCTGACCTGAGCTTCGGCTGTAGAGATCATGCTGTTCATGGCAGCCGCCATCTCATTCTTGTCTATTTCGGTCTCTACCTTATTTATCTTATCTTCTATGGTCTTAAGCTGAGCAAGGGTCATAGACGTAGTTACAGCCCTATCAGAGCTTATCTGACGTAAGTCTCTTAACGTTTTTCTCAATGCCCGGATCTTAGACTCAAGAAACTTGTTCTTGTTCATAGAAGAAAGGGAGTATAATGTAAAGTCATTATCCTTTAACAGAGAAGTGTCAAATCCTTTATCTATGTCAGTAATGGCAAGATCACGAATGTTTTTAATAACGTTATTCAAATCTTGTCTTTGGGTTGATAAAGCTGATTTAAGCCAGCTTACTATTCCAGAGAAAAGCCGCCGGACGCGCCCCAGGAAGGAGGTGGGCTCTACCGGCGCCTGTGCTGTGCCGGTCTGCATCTCCCTGGCGAGGATCTTTCCTAGAATTTCTCTCCTAACAGCATTATCAAGCTCAGCTCCTTCATATACCTTACCGTATGTATTATAATACTGACCTGCATACTGGTTCCACTCTTCCGTACCTTCCACATCTTGCAGAACAGCCTCAACAGCATTCTGATCTCTGTATGCCTCTACAAGGAAGTGGGCTGTTTCTTCTACTAAATCAGATAAAGTAGCATCTTCACCAACTGCTATTACGTTATTGGCAATATCCGCCAATGCCTTAGCAGAAGGTTCGTGCCCGTATTTGGTTTGGTACTTCTCTATATAATCGGTCATACCTATGACACTAACGCCAAGAGTTTTCAGTATCTCGACAATAGAATTTCGTTGGTCACGTTCCTGCCTGCTATAATCTGATACGATCTTAGCTTTAGTATCAGCATAAAGATCGTTGTCTTCTAATATGAATGAAACTACAAGCGCATCAAAATGATCGTACTTGGCGTCCAATTCATTGTATCTTCCTGACTTGAGATCGTTCTTTATCTGTTCCTTGCTAACCCTCTCCGTTCCTCCGGTAGCGAGCCTCATAGTTACCTTACTATTATCCAACGAGCTTATGGTTATCATACCTTGGTCGTTCATGGAAACATCGGAACCAAAATGATTACGGAGCTCGGTGTAGGATAATGCTGAATTGAAAAGTCTAATTTGTCCTGTATGTCCTTCTCCTGTAAGATAATAGCTCCTTGTTTCAGGATCGAATATCTTGGATCCGGACAAAAGACCTTTCTTTATAAGGTAGTTAATTATCCCGCCTTTCGTTGATAAAGAAGTAGAAGCAGAAGCGGTCATGACCGGTATAAAAGACTTGGGATTATTAAGAACATACTTTCCAGCCTTGTAAGTAATGTCTGCCACGCCATCCACGGTAGATTCTTGAACGGTGCCGGATAAGAATCCTATTCTAATATCATTCCCGCCAGAGCGAAGAGCTTCTCCGTAATCTTCAAATAATTGACTACGATCGTTCATGAAAAACAAACGAGGCTCTCCGGTCTGATACGTTACACCCACAGGATTAGAATCTGTTTCTGGTAGCTCTTCTGGGCTAAATATCTTAAGACCGTCTTTTATAACCATATAATTAACACCCTTATCCTGTACCATAGATACGGGGGTGAAGTCCGAAGATATAGTATCTTGTAGATACTGACCGGCGTCTATTCCAGGTCCTTCCGGTACGGAAATACTTGACGGAACCATAGCATCCACCAACATAATATTATCACCCAGATTTTGGCTGTAGAATCCAAAGCCCGATTCTCGGATTTCATAAGGTGCATCTGATTTTGACACAAGAACAGGATTACTCATCTTAGAAGCCTTATCCAGCACCCTTTCTCTATAGGCTTCCGGAATAAGATCGATGTTGGATTTTACCTTATTATAAGCCGGTTTGTTGATAGGCACTCTCTTTCTCCAGTCGCCAAAAGCCTTTAAGAACTTATTAGAAAATACGGTTTTAAAAACAGTAGTAGCCCGCTCCCTATTTTCCATAAGAGGAATAGATGCTATTTTATCAAACAACATAGACCTGTCCCCTGATCTGGTAGAGACAGAAACAACTTTCTTTTTATTATCTCTTTTAATAATACACGTTGACGCCATAAGAATTTATTTTGTTTTGACACAAAGGTAATTAAAAATCAGGCACATGATAAAAACAAAGCCGTCTAACTTCCCAGTCTGACGGCTTAATATACATATGAAAAAATAATTATAATCTGACGTAAATCGTCAAGTTACGCTTACGCATTATATTTGTACCCATTTCTATGAATAAACCTTCCTGATTCGAACCTTTCCACATCATCCGGTCCAATAGGTCCGCAGTCTTCCCTCCTTGCCTCATACCACAGCCCCGGCTTACGGAGCCGGCAGGTTATGACGTATTTAAAGCAGTTGTGGGTAAAATGGAATACGGAGCCTACTGGGAAATACCTGGTAGTTTGAAACACTATTCTTTTTCGTTTAGTATCAAACACTATATCTCCTACTACCTTAGTCACGTAATAGCTTATGCCATTTAACGTTTCATCTGTTTGTGGTATCCAATAATAACCTTTTGCCATGCCACAAATATACGAAAAAGTCGGATAACTCACGTACCCGACTTCATTATTTGTTTAAACAGACCAATTCCATCTATTATAATATGACCGCTTTGCATACGACCATTATTAGGATTGTAAAGAAAATTGAAACCACTTTCTTTTTCCTGTCTTTCAAAAGAACTGATATCCTTTCCTCTACGGGCTCTTTCAAAAGCTTTCTTGAACAATTTGCCTCTAAAGGTCTTGACGAGGATCTTGGTAGCGTTATTGCCGGCTTTTACCATTGTTTTCCTTGTCTGGTCCTCCGAGACAAAACTGCTTCGGAAAACATACGATGCTGCTGCTTGTATATCTTGTTTAGTCATCATATGCCAAACATTCCTTTCAGAATACTGATCTTTATTCCGTATATCAATTTCATCTCATCTCTATCATATACGCCAAAAAAGGATTCACTGGGATCCTTTGGATTTACGCTCAGTTGAATTATACAATTGTAAAGATAGACCTTAAGTTCATAATTATCAGAGTATCTATCCCGTATGGTTTCAAATGTCTTAATTAATTCTTCAACAAGTACTCTGCTGAATGAAAAAGGTTCTCTACAATTACCTTTAAATATGATATGATTTAAATCATTGGTATTATCAAATTCGTACTCTACCCGACTGTCGTCCATCATATCATAAGTGATTGACTTTTTGATTTTAAACCCCATGTTATTTTGTTTTTTAGTTAATATAGATCTTCTGAATACAATTGTTCTCTAATGGCACTCCTATCTACTACCATTTCCTGATTATTGCTCTTAACAAGAGCAGATGCCTCCTCTCTTGTTAGAAACCGATTCTTGCTTGTCAAAAATCCTTGAACACTGCGGTTTTTATGAGCAATACCATAAGCTGCAAACTGAGAAATGATAGAACAATGTCTCAATCCACAAAATACGGTTCCGGATGGTATGTTTACTGGACCGTGAGGCTTGTTCTTGTGATCTTGAACCCATATAGCTGCGCATACAACAATTTCCTTATCACACATAATTTACATATTTAAAATACCGTTTTTACCAATATGCTTCTTCTCTTCTTCAGTAGGCCATTCTTTCTTGAACTTACCATGCCACGTTCCAGGAACTACCACCACTTCGTCTCCCTTACTATATTCAATAGCGGCACATTCAGAACAAAGAGGCTTGCCTTCATATCCCTTTAGCGACTTATCGTAAATACGATTCTTACAAGGTCTTATAAGAGCCCAATAACAGGATGTGGCTGTATTATCTATACAGCCACATTTTGAACAAACAAACAAACTCATCCCGCAATCTCCCAGTCATTAGACATAATATCATGTTCGGTTGGATTCCAATTTGATGCTACTTTTTGACCTGTATCTATCATCAATATATTTACGTCAAACATACAGATATACTTTTTACCCCAATCGATTCTTTTTATCTTACGACCTAATTTAAGCCGTTCTAAAGCCTGTTCGAATGTCATGCCATGACGAGGCAGTTTGAGATACTTTTCAAGTCTGTCGGAGGCTTCATTTGGTGTATGGCCATCGTATTCGAAAGCGGTTTCTCTTTCAGGAACATCAAACAAATCCCAGTATTTGCTTTCATAGTGATTAGATACCTGACCGGTAGGTAGGATCGCCATCACAATAAACCAATCATCAGAACCGAAGCATTTTTCTCCATCGCTGTGTCTCCTTGATTTGCAAACTTCAACCTGTCCGTTTCTGGCTAATAGATTAAAGAAGGCGGCATTATACAACATGCGGTACCGATACAATTCATTGAAAGTATGGTATCCATCAGAAACCTCTCCCATGTCTCCAGGTTCTGCTTCAGGTTCAGGATGATTCGGGTAGTGGTAGTCTACTGATGCCTCTAACACGGACTTTACGTGTTCCATTACCCTCGTAGCATCATCATGTTTAAAAAAATGCTTAATTCTTTCAACGAATTTAATATCTTCGTTGATTGCTGATTCGAACTCTTCTTTAGTCATTACCCTGACTGAATCTTTTAATTCCATTATTTGTAATATTTTAATTGTTCTGAAATCCTATATTTACTTATATCATCGCACAAGTTACACCCTCCTGTACATCCACAAATCAAACAATACGAGTCTCTTTCTGTCTTCGATTTGGATTGAAAATCTCTTACGGCTTTAATCCAGATAGGAGAAATAATCTTACCGGAAAATACAGGTACATCTAAGATTAATGTTTCCATTATTTTGGCAAAATATTCATATAACACGGCACATCTACCACATCTCTTCTACGAAGTCCCTTATCAAAATAGGAAACCATATAAGTGTTTTTACCTTCGTGATCAGGTCTGGGATCAAAGCATTCAAAAACGAATCTTGTTCTACCTTCAAGATGACCAAACATGAAAACAAATTCGCCACCGTATCTTTTATTAGCCAATTCTTCTACAGTCATAACCTATCTCCTCCTAATCCTGAATTGATGCTAACATACTTAACACGGACATCATTTCCACGTCCAAGCTGACCCCAGCCGGGCGATGGCGTTCCCTTGGCCGGAGCAGGGACAGCCCTAAGCCGAGACCAGTCCTGCTTTTGCCTCATGGCTTCAGCCTCTTTGTAATACCGGTTACACAGTTCTTGATCTTCGTAACCAACGTAATCTTCCTTATTTTCCATATAGAATACTTTTTCAACAAAAGTACGACATTCATGAATTAATTAGATTTAAAATAAAACAATATGAATTAAAATAAAAACCCGATACGTTAAAATCGCATCGGGCCTGGTATTGAAAAAAAATAGGTTCAGATCTTGGGTAAAGATTCGAGCCAATTTTTAACATCTTTAGGTAATTATATACAACTTTACACCACAAATACGCCAATTTGTTTTCATATATAAATAATAATTTCTATATTTGTGTCATGAGATTAGTCGAACAACATACGATCAAACCAAGTTCTGTTTATTACAATGAACTTTATGATCTATTGCATAAGTGTAAAAACTTATACAATAAAGGGTTATATGTTGTTAGACAGTATTATTTTCAATACAAGGATGATAATACTGTAAAGTATAAGTACCTAAACTACTATTCTCTTGAAAAGAAGTTAAGAACAGAAAATGATGTTGACTATCGTGCTTTACCAGCACCGGTTGCTCAACAAGTATTGATGATGGTTGATAGAAACTTTAAATCTTTCTTCAATCTCTTTAATAAAAAGAATAGAGGTGAGTATTCTGAGGAAGTAAGAATGCCAAGGTATCTCAACAAGGGTGGTTTGTTTCCTGCTGTTTTTGCAACAAATGCTTTTTCTCAAAAATGGATAAAACAAGGCATTGTTAAGTTACCAAAACAGTTTTCCTTTACAACAAGAACTAACAAGCAAAATATTCAACAACTTAGATTCATTCCTAAGAATGGGTATATTGTTCTTGAAATAGTTTACAATAAGAAGGAAAAGAATCTTATGTCCGATAATGGGAACTATCTTGGCATCGACATAGGATTGGATAATTTAGCATCTTGTGTTTCAAACACCGGTTCTTGTTTTATCATCAATGGTAGACCACTAAAGTCTATTAACCAATATTATAACAAAAGGTTAGCATTCTTAAAATCTAAGTTAAAAGACAATAAACAGATTTCAAAACAAATAAGGTCATTAACCGACAAAAGGAATAACAAGATCAAAGACTATCTGCATAAAGCAAGTAGAATATTGGTTAATCATGTAGTTTCCAATGGTATTAATACGATCATAATCGGTCATAACAAGTGCTGGAAACAAGAGATCAATATTGGAAAGCGTAATAATCAGAACTTTGTATCTATTCCTTTTAATTCGTTTATCAGTATGATATCGTATAAAGCTACATTAGAAGGTATTAATGTTAAGATCGTTGAAGAATCTTATACTTCAAAATGTAGCTTTTTAGATAATGAACGGATTTGCAAACATGAATCTTACAAAGGAAGAAGGATTAAACGAGGATTGTTTAAAACCTCTTCTGGTAAGACAATTAATGCTGATATCAATGGTGCTTTTAACATCATCCGTAAATCGGAAAAAGAATCCTTTGATGTAACGATGTTACCAGAAGGTAGAGGGTTTTGGTGTAACCCGGTACGAATTTCCGTATAAATGTGTATTACTTTACGCTTTTGGTGTAAAGTGGTATATAATCACCCATTTAGGGTCTTTGTCTATTCTATCTTTCAGTTCATGCAATGCTGAGTCCATAACCGTATTCGGTACGCCAATCAACTCTCCTATTAAATACAATGGGGTTTTATTCGATTTAGATTCGTGTGCTATATTCATATCCCAAAAAAAGTTATGTGAAACAAACCGGCCACGGGTATTCTATTGCCCGCCGACCGGTATAATATTTTTATTCCTTTTTTTCCAAACGGGAAAAACGGGAATGCGGGAATCATATTTTTTACTATGGCTCCCGCACCACCGGAAGGACCTGGATCTGGATCTCAGGTCAGATCCTTCCAGTTTATTTTTTCGCCGAGGTAATCTTGCACGGCAAGCCATCTTATAAAGGCTACTCCTTCGGGAGCATCCGGATCATCCAAATACATTAACGTAGCTTTCACCAACTCGTTCTCACATTTGAAGACCTTCGGAAAACCATCCGAATAGTACATTGCAAAGACATATTGGACATCGCCCCATGTCGCTTTATCCGGCTTCTTCGCTCCGCACTTTTCAAAAATATCTTTTATTTCCGGCTGCTTCCAGATCCTCTTGGATCCATCGACGTTGACCATCTTCTTTACCGCCTCATCAGCGAGAGCATTAGAAAAATGGTAGCCGTAAGTATCTACATATTTCTGATAAGCTGGATCCTCTGCGTCTGCTCCTCAATAAGAACGACCTCTGCCACGTCCGCGACCTCTACGCATCTGAGGTCCGTCACCGTAGTATCTGTCGTCTCCATAGTAATCGGTCGGGTAGGATTCGTAACCCATCCTCCGGTATTCCCGGTCCTCCATTTCATGACGACGTTCGCGCTCTTCAAGCCTTCTTTCCCTTTCTTCCAGCTCGTTTTCGCGTTCTTCCATTTCCTTCATCTTCTCATGCATACCGTAATGGTCGTAAATACCACCACCGTACCCCATGTACGTCCCATCAGAACGCCGGCTTCTGCCTCTGCCTCCACCTCGTCTGTCTTCTATCTCGTCATATCCAGGATATTCTCTGTGTCCTGAATTTAAATCATATACTATCATATTACACTTATTTCAAACGTTCTACAATTAACTTCTTTAAATCTTCGAATGAATCAGTAAGGTCATTCACCTTATTTTCTATACCAGCTATTTTACGATCCTGCTCTCTCGTTTGTTTGAATGCCGGATTGATGTCTTCTAATATAGATTCACAAGCCTCTATCTTGGCACGATGGGCATCTACGCTGTTTATTATGTCTTGACTGGTGTTTTTTATAGCATTCAGTTCGTTCATAATCGGATCTATGCTGGTAGATAATGTTATGCCCATAGCCTTAGCCACATTCTGGGATTCCGGGACCGTATAGGTCTTGGTTTCGCCAGTGAGCTCTACCGTCAGATCCACCACGCGGGTCTGCATCGCCTGATACTGACCTGGCTGAGGAGGAAGATACCTGGGTTCGGATACGGCTACTACCTTTCCCAATTCGTATTTAGGTACTGTATTAGTATCAAGGGTATGTACCTGAAACCCTTTCTTCAAATCTGAAAACATGATCAAAATATTAGTTAGGTGAAAATAGGGTGATGATCTTCATCACCCTACTGAAATCATTTACCTGCTTTAACTTCAGACGCCTGGGCTGTTGTTGTCGGAACACAACAATCCATTAATCTTAACACGCCACGAACTTTATTGAAGTACAGAAGGCGTTCTGTGCCATTTACCATAGCAGCACCCGTGACAGCTACGTTAATAGGGTTCACGACATTCACTCCCGTAACCGGGCAACAGGTGTCGGCTCCTACTGTTGAAACTGTGCTGTTTGCCGGGACCGCAATCTGTACCGGTAGAGCACTTCCGGCTGTGGGGACTACTTGCCTTATCTTAAGAAGGATAAGACCCTCACACGGAAGGGCGATCCAAGCCCGTGGGTTAATACCGAAGACTGTATTTGTCGTACTGACAATAACATTCTTCGTAACCATCTCATACAACGATCCTATTTTAGAAACACAAGCCATATTAGCCTCCTTTCTTAATAAAATCAGACAGCAGCGTTGTTATTGCAACATCCGTTGTTACATCCGCATCCGTTATTACAGCAACCTCCTCCGAATACCTGTCCCCAAGTATAAGCCTGGTAAGGAGAACAAGAGGGGTAGGCCGGGACGGCCGTCGGGCGTAATTGACCAACGATATTCTGGGTTTGTTGCTGAGATAATGCCGAAGCTGTCAAAGCCGCTTTTTCTTCACGAAGTTGAGCAATAGTGTTCTGCATTTCCCTCATTTCCAACTGACAGAATTTGTCGTTGATCATAACGGTTTGGGCGTCAAGTTTCGCAGACAAGATATTGAATTGGCTTGTAGCTTGCTCACGATTGTTAGCCAGACCTTGGTTGAGACCGTTCTGCAAGACATTGGTTTGTTCCAACGTGCGAAGCTGGTTATCAAAACCTTGCTGAGTAATCATTCCCTGAGTCTGGCAAGTGCTTTGATTGATCAACGAACTCAGATTGCAGCAGCAAGAGCTGATTTGATTTCCTATTTCACAACCTTGTTGTTGAACTGCGTTGATAACAGCCTGAGAAGTCATACCTACCTGACCAGCTACTTTATCAATAGCACCCTGTACGTTGCAGATAGCGTTCTGAAGTTGAGTAGTAGAACAGTTCAAAGCAGAAGCAATCTGATCTATGGCGCTACGATTACCTTGAATTGCCTGCATCAAAAGTTCACGACCGTAATCGTTATTCAACTGAGCCGGCAAACCATTGGCACAACAATCACCGCCATTTCCAAAACCGTTACCGAAGCCGCGTCCACCCCACAGCCAGAACAAAACAATTATCCAGAGCCACCAACCGTTAGCCCCACCGAAACCGTCCTGGTTGTTACGACCGTTCATCAAAGCCGCCACCAGATTCGGATCCATTTTATTACCACCTATCAAATTAGCAAACATGCCGGGAATCATTGAAAGAAGACCGTTAGTGGCTGCACCACCACCGTTAGCCCCGGCTCCATCTAAAAGGACGATTTTATCACCACCCATAATTTTATAGTATTTAATTGTTAAACATACGTGCATGAAGCACGTAACAAAGATCATGATTGCAGGGTGGAACAAGGCTGAGTTTGTTTCCGATAAAATGGAAGGATTTTCAGTAAAAACGGAAATATAATATACAACGAGTAGTTTTCCCCATTTATGGGGAAAAATTGATAATCAGCAACTTTCGCTTTTCTTTTTTTGGGTAAAGCGCTGTAAATCAAAACAGGATCCGCATCACTGCGAATCCTGCCTCAACTAATCTAAACTAAAATACCATGAAAAACTTTTCCCTACTAAAACTAAAGAACGAACAAATGTATGAAAATACATGCTTTTCACAAAGAATCCGTATCCTGTTCTTTGGTATGGTTAAGTACATGGGATATAGTTCTGATACTTAATCCGGTTTGATTTTGTATCAGATTATAAATATAGGATTTTGAAACTACAGTTCTTAATTGACCTAAATCATTCATAATGTTTTTATACATAAGATGAATGCTGTTGTTACGTTTGATGGTACTGATTCTCATTTCCTACTGTTATTAGTTACGTTCGGTTCTTACTTTTTCCTATTTTCTATAATCCCTTCCTGAAACTAATATCGCAAACTTAATAAAAATAATCCATAAACAATAAAAATCTAACTTTTCTTGTATGTTGTTGATATACGTGCATATATAAGAAAAGTGAGACTTTCACAAGCCCCACTTCCCAAATCGTAATTATGAAAAAACTATATTATATGTGTACAAAAATTATTTGCATTCTAATTTGTTAAGATCATCCAATTCAGACTTGCTTACGATCATATCTTGCGTCAAGCCAGATCTGTTTTGGTATGGAGCGTAATCGGTTTCTACCGTCTTTACCTTCTGAGTAGAATCGTATTTCACCTCCGATTCGGTTCCTGTCAGATTTTGGTAGATAGAGCCGGAACTACTCTCGCTTACTTTAGACCATATCTTATTACCTACTCTTATAAAATTATCATAAATACCTTCTGCTGTTATAACACCATCTTGCTCTACGATATTAGAACCCGATTTTTCTTTTAACAAATACGGGTGCCTGGTGTAAAAATAGTGTTCAAAATCATTCCCAGCATACGAAGGGTCATACCTCTCCAAATAAAACAATTCTGATAAAGAAGGGTCGGTACTGGTCATGCTATAATCAAACAACATCAACCTGTCTTTTCCAGATAAAGATAATTCTATTGATTTCAAAATATCAGGATCATCAGAAATAAGACCCAAAGATGGACCAGGTTTGAAGTCAAGATACTTATAGGCATTATCATATAATTTTGTTTTATGGAGTTTGTTGTCAAGGTAAGATTGGTATAAATCGAATAAGGATAATGGGTTTTCGCTATCTTGTTTTTTGTTCATGTATCGACTATACTCCCGATCCACATCCACGTAAGGAACGTCAAGTACCGCAGGGTGCCCAAACACCATCCTGGTCATTATCATGTCCTCTGTGTTCTGAGAATCCATGAACGATCTGACGTATTTTTTAATGGAAGCCATGAGCGTATTATTATCTACGTTCCGTACTTTCTCTTTATCCAAAACGCCGTTCTTAAAACAAGATTCAGGATATATTTTAGTAGAAAAATGAGTTAGGTTGTGCTTGGCTAATACTGTTGATATTTGATACATCTCGTTAAGATCATCTTTGCTGATCCTTTGATATAGATTATCTCCTACCTTAAGCAATGAATGTTTCTCAAATGCCTCTACTGGGTCTATATCGGATTCAGAATAAACGATATTCAAATTATCCATATACTCCGGCAATAATCCAAAATAATAGTCTGTACTATCACCAAGAACATCATCTATAGAAGATGCCAGCGTTGGAGCATAATTTACATCATTATGCCTGGCCACATAAATATCAAGATCCAGCATCAAATTATCTATCTTATTCAAAGATTCTTCTGTGCCATCATAAGTTTCCGATGTCCCTATTATATCTATGCCAAACCACGTACAAGCCTCTTCTATATCCCATATCATGCTTCTTAAATCGGATTCGGTGTCGGCATTAGCCCTATGTAAATAAGCTGATATACGAGCTCTTAGGAACTCTATTTTGCCGGAATTGTAATAAGAAAGATCTTGTAGCTTAGACAAAGATCTTCTCTTGCCTTCCACCACATCATCCCCTTCTATGTTTATTACCGGAATCTTATTCGTAGATGAGAACTCATCAAACATAGATTCGGCAAATTCTTTATCAGAAACGAATTTCTCAACCAGTTCAGGATATGAATTTCTCAACGATTCAAAAGCAGATGAAAATTCAGAAAAGTTTTTTATGCCGGCTACTGTTTTACGCATAGCATAATAAAGCTCAGAAGGATTATATGGTACTTTTTTACCAAATTGGTTAAACACTCCCTCCTTGTAAACAATAGGACCATACTGATAGTCAATAGACATAAAATAATTATCTTTTTCCCTATCATGTTCGTTAATAGAAGAATCTATTAACTTTCTCATGGAAGTCGAAACCTCGTTTAAAACAGAAGGATCGGATAAAATACGACTTATTTCTGTTTCATCATACAAACCGGATCTCCTTAATTTCTGCTCATTCAGTATCAAACTGCCATCTACATAAAAATCGAAGAGAATAGCATTAGACAATGAAGACGCATTGAAAAAATAATGAGTAGACAAAAGGAAATCCCTTACATCCTTAACATCCTGAGCCGTTAAAGGATCAGCAAAATAAGTCTGACGCTTCATATACGACAGCACGTCTTCTAAAAGAGGTTCACCATTGGGATCGGTATTAAACATCTCTCCTGGAGCCGGGTTATTCCAATGACCGTAATACGACAAAAAACCAGGAGTGTAAGCCTTAGCCCATACCTGAAGAGCCCGCTCGCTGTTTCCTAATACTTTTAAAGCACTTTCGTAAAGAACGGAAGGCTCCCCGTTAGGAGCCTTAACCCGTTTTATTTCATTTTCCTTTTTTTCTATCTGACATTTGACACCCATTGTAATTAACTTTTTTGCAAAGTTAATTATAAAACCGACTTATACAATGACGGATCCCAAATTCCTTCTATATAAATCTCCGGAAAACTCAAACTGCCATCACGAAGAGTGGTGACTTCCAAGCTGGGAATGTTGAAAACAGTACTGGTATCACCAAACTCACCATTCAACTTGATAGCATTTCCGCTGTTATTAGCCTCATAATAAAAATAACAATAATTTTCATTAATGCTTGGATCATATTCGTACCAATATGTTAGATCTTGTATATGATCTTCTATGTTACCAATTTTGTTTTCACCTAATATAAAAATACCATTATTGCTATGATTATAAACCATAGATTCATAACCACCATAATTCCAATTACTATTAAACATTATGTAACTAACATCAGAATCATGATCTTTTAATACAGGTCCTATATGTATATGAATTTTATTAAACTGACATACATAAGGTCTTTTTCCTCCAAGCCTTTTTATATCTTCATTGGATAACTTATTATAACATCCTCCCACGAAATTATCCGCAGCATTAAAAAATCTCCTTCTCATACTCAACACTCCTTATTTAACTCATTTATCGAATCCGAATTATCAGAACCTTCTACGAGATTCTTATTCCTATCTATCTCTTCCTGGCTCATATTACTCATCATATTTTGTATTTTTCTACCAGATTGAGATAAAGAGCGGATGAATGCACTGGAACTTATCTTAACTCCAAGATCCGGTTTTGCCCTAAACGCTTCACCGGTACTGATATTATACAAATCATACACACCTGAGTTCATATAGAATTTATATATCCAGTTTCCACCAGCTTTTTTGTACCCTAATTTGGTTAACTCGACTACACTCATACCAAATTTAATGCCATTACGACCCATTATCTTCTCCGGTATAGGTTCTACCTTAGCCGGAACAGATGTATATGCTTCATCACCGCCGTACAGGAAATAAGGGGTTGTCACCCTTGATATGTGAGTAAGAGGTTCTTCGGATATACGAGGCTCGTCTTTCGCAGCCTTATATTCTTCCCTTGGATTGGATATCCTAATAAAAGGATCGTATGTCAAAAAGGTTAAGCCGTATTCTACTTTATAACCTGATACGCCGTTAAGATCCCTTATAGCCTTAGTCGTATGCGAGTGATTGATGGTGTCTATACCATACCTTGATTCCATATCGGTCATAATACTATTAACCTCATCTCCCTCTACATAAACCTCTTCTCCTTCCGGGATAGAGGTTATGCCGGCAGCCCTTCTAAGTAGCCATAAAGTGACTTCAGCAATGTCAGAGAACTTATCTCCGTTCTTCCTATAGTTATCTACTCTTCCTTCTTCATATCCAGGTAATTCGATATTTCCTTTAACTTCGACATTTGTTCTGGATTGTCCTTTGCCTTCTCCATCTCCCTTTTTATCGCCATCTTCCTCAGTGCGTACTGCACCGCCTTCTGCACTTCCTTCTTTTCCATCATTTAAAATATTATCTGATTCTGACTCTATAGACTCCACGACAGCATCATACTCTGGTATGCCGCTAAGGAAATCTGCTACGTTATTCAAAAACTCTATTTTTTCCTCGTTTGTCATATCAAGGCTTTCCACGGGCTCCCATATGGCAGGCAAGTTGTTTGATTTTATTGCAGTAGAAACATCTTCTATAGTTTGGTTGTCCACCGTAGGCAAAACTTTAGAAACCAAACTATTGATATCAGATTCCATTTTTTCTACTTCCTCTTTTGTGCCATATTCTTTTAGGGTATCCATGCCATTGACTCTAAGAGAATAATTCAAAGCCTTGCTTGGAACAAAATTAATATATTTCAAAAAGTTTTTCAACTCTGATATAATTTGTTCGTCAGATCTTGGCCCAACATAATCAACCACCACCTGATCTGTTTGAGAACGAAGCCAAGAAACGTATTCTTCTAAGGTCTTACCACCTTTACTGGAAGGAGTGGATATTTTATCACCTACTGTTCCTTTAGGTTCTAATCCCATTTCTTCCTTAAGGCTTTTAGGATTACCTCTCTCACGAAGAAACCTCAAATCACCTCCTACAATCTTCCTTGCTATAAAATCAAAAATATTAGCATAAGACGGCAATCCTTCTTTTTCTATATGAGATTCTATTTCGTTTAACATAAGAGAGAAGTTTTTCCTGGAGGTACGCTTCTTGCCAGGTAAAGACTGCGTAGCTTGTGCCGCAGGAGCCGGCTGAGCTAATGGCGCCGGCTGAGTCTCCCGGGCAGCCCCTTCCTCTGGCATTTCCTCTTCATAAACTTCCACATCTTCTACCTTAGAAGTAACGGTCTTACCCTCATCAGAGAAAGGAAGATCATCCTCTATAAGCGATTTAGGTCTGGAAGATGATTTGCCAAACTGAATCCTGATCTTAGGAGCGACAAACATCTCACCTTCGAAATCTATTCCAGATTCTACTTCAGACGTCACAATGTCTTTCACATTCCTGCTTTCATCTTCTACCCACTTAACAACATCAGGAACCGTAGATAATTTTTCTATAGCCTCACGAGCTTTTCTAAGCCCTGAAATAGGATTCAAATACGATACTTGATACGAAGCCGGATCAAGACCTAACTTGGTTAGATACGCATTAAGATCTTGTATGTCATCTTGACCCATCTGTAGCAATTCAGAATCACCAGATTCAAGCAGCATATCTATAAAAGACATCCATTTCTGCCCTTCCTCTGATTCTACAGAACGTAGGCTAACTGGGAAAAGATAATTAAGACCGTTTTTACCTTTGATGACGACTACCGGAACTCTTACATTTTTGTAATTATTCCCCTTGTCATTTAATATAGAATAAGCAAATGGGAAGCCTGTGTATTTAGATCCGTTCTTAAGCACGACTTTGCCATTTAATACATATCCAACATCAGATACTTTTTCAGCACCTTTTTCGGTAATGGGGAGATTTTCTACCTGGCCATATCCTTGACCGTTCACCTTCATGTTAAACACCGGTCTTCCGGGAAGGGTCTGGGCAACAACATGCGTGCCGACGCCGATGGTAGCCGACCGGCCGGCGTCCTTCTTCCACTTGTTAAAAGCCGTTCTTCTTATTTTACTTATACCATCTATGCCCCCTGTGTCAGCTTTTACAACAGAAACGAATCGGTTCCCACTCATGACCTTGATAACCATATTGGACACCAGTTTATTCTCAGCAGATTCTATTCTTTTTTTATCGCCGGACTGAACAGCATCATTGTATTCGGTAAAAAGAGACTGATTGTAGGTATCATTTACATCTATTTCGAGATTAACCTTATCTCCTTTTTTCAAAAAAGATAATGCTTCCTGATCTATTTTATCTACTTCATTCTCTCCGAATCCGACACCTGTTCTGTACGGAACCAACTCATCTGAATCAAGACGCTTATAAACCAAAGAATATGAATTACCCACGTCCTGAATAGACACGTCTGTGTAACGGTTAAGAACACGAGCCGATTCTTTGTCTATAGACCATCTCGCATGATAAGGCAGTTCTATCACGGTAGCCGTTTCTCCACCTATGTTAAGAGAATACCTTTTAGTGCCATTAGCGTTCGTTTCAGAGCTTATTTGAATAGGAACCAATGATTTTATAGAAGATATAAATTTATCGGCTCTAAGACCTGCAATTTCATACCTTTCGTTGCCATCGTTGGATATTCTTCTAACCATCAACGTCTCTGGATTCTGGGCGCTATCTATGTTAGCTCCAGGCGTATTATCGGATTCATCTAACTCATTTACAAGAGAATCTATATTGGTATCATCCTCCCCAAAATTACTTAACGTAGATTCGGAAATACGACCTTTATCAATAATCCTGTTTTGTTCGATATAAGGAAGGAGATCTGTGATGTTTCCAACCTGGCCAAGATCTTCTATGGTAAATACCGAATCGGCAAGCTTATCTTCGTCAACCTTCTCCCCTTTATCCCGTCTGTTCATTATGTCAACATACGAAGAAATAGCATCATCAAGCTCCTTCCTTTGATCTGGTTCTAAATTGGATTTAGCCATATCAATAATAGCTTTATTATCCTCATACACAGATCTCGGACTTGTAAGCCTATCAGCCTTCTCAGATAATGATTTTATGAGATTAACAGGACTGTCACCCAAAGACGATACATAATCATCAAAATCTTGTTTATATTTATCATACACATCTTTTTCTCTCGCAGTAAGAAGATCGGTATTACCTGTATATAGTTTATCAATTATAGACTGCCTTACGGCCGGAACCATAATAGGATTATCCATAGCAGCCTCATAATCTTCATCTGATACAGACTCCGTAAGCGGTGACTCTTTTATATCATCTTCTGCTTCCTTCATCCTATCTTCCCTTACTTTATCAAGAGCATGCATAAAAGCCTTGATAGTCCAAGCTTCGTCTTCCGAAATCTTACCTTCTGACACAGCTTGATCTACTACCTCATCAGTATCATATTCACCGACTTTATTAGGCTCTGCAAAATCAGGAACCTTGTCATCCCCCTTATAAGGAGTAGACCATAGAGAAGACAGCGCTTTTGAAAATCCCCTGTTTTCCTCAGCTAAGAATCTTTTATCAAGCATCTTAGACAAGAAGTTATTCATATTCCTATAGTCCATCAAACTCCTTCGGTATTCATTTACCAAGGATCTCATGGCTTTGTCTTTGGCTGTAAACTTCTTTTCCTGTCTTGATTTTACATTAAAATAATCATCAAAAGCCACAAGTGTATCATAGGCTTCTATTACATCTTGTGAACTTATGGGAGAAAGAGGAGATGATAAAACAGATTCGGTTTTACTTACCAACTCTTCTATCGAAAACTCTTTTCCTATTAACGTTGATAACTCAGACAACGAATTGTTATAATTGGTTCTAAGGCTTTCCAATTCTTTGGTTTTTCGTTGTATGGATTCAGCTTGCGGATCTTTCCCTTCTACATTACGAGGGCGGGTAGCAAGATCTTCTATTTCGGATTCAAGTTCTTCTATCCTTGACCGTATGCCACGGATAGCCATCGCCCGCTCCCTTGCCCTGTCCGACAGCCGGGAGAACGTACTTAGAGCATCCGCCACGCGAGGCTGACCCGAAAGCGTTTCTATGACAGAAGCTATGTCTTTCATTCTTGATTCCGATTGAAGACCAAGGAAAGCATTACGAGCCACGTATTTCCTAAACTCAATCTTAGAATCATCACCTATAAGATCTTCGGCAAAACTCTGGGCAGATCTGAAATCCGAAAGACGATTGTTATAATTATCAATAATAGAGTCCTTGTATTTCTTTGCCTCTTCCAAAGACATTCCATTAGCTTCGGCTATTTCCGAAATAGGCATCATATCAATCATCTGCCGGAAATTTTCAGCCGAATCCTCTAAGGTTCCCATTTGGTTGTCAATAGACATCTTTTCAAACATAGCATCATCAAGCTCCTTACCAGTCATAGACTGGGCATCGGAACGAACTTGAGGCCCTAAACTCATTGATTTTTTCAACGTATTCAAAGCCGCCATGTTAAGATTAGAAGATGCTTTGTTGTATTCATTCACTTGCCTTTCCAGCAAGATCTGACTATTGCTATACTCTTTCAACCCAAAGAAGCCTTCCCTCATACCGAACAAAGAACCGATAATAGCACCGATTCCTATTTCAGTCCATCCTTCTTTAGACGTATATTGCTTTTTAAATCCTTCAGAAATAGCATCAAGAACATCAACGGCTCCGTTCATGGCGACATTATCATATCTTGACTTAACATATTCCTCAGCCGTATTCTGGACAGCACCTTGAGATCCTTCTTCCCATAAGCCTTCAGATACCGGTCTTTTCATGATATTGAAAACATTGCCTGCTATCTTCTGTCCTATATTGGGATTGGTTATTTTAATAGCCATCTCTCCCGGCTTCGCAACTTCCGTCCCTAATCCAAATAAATGCTTGTTGAGCTTCTTTTCCAACCCTGGTATAGCTTTGCCTCCTAACCCTATATACTTACCAAAAAGAAGCCAGTTAGATAATCCTACTATACCCATATTGGCGGCAAATATAGCACTACCTACATCAGCATTAGAATTACGAAAAACAGCCATTTCCTCTGCATTGGGATCACGACCATAAATCTTACGATAATAATCCTTGAAATCAGACTCGGATTGCTTCATAAAAGAATTTGCTTCAACCGATGACTCGAATCCGGCACTGGTAGCCAACAACGTCATGGTCTTAGCCGCCTCCCCTACATTTCTTCCGGTAGCAACTCCTTTTCTTACATAGTCGTTAAACACGCTTTTAAGGCTTCCTATGCCCCTATTGGCGGCTTGCCTTGCTGCCAACTTAGCTCCGATTCTTCCACCTAATTTAGCACCTATATTGCCCAATGATCCAACTCCAAGTCCTCCGGTCATGTACGCTGATATCATGGCTCCTACGGTAAAAGACATTCCGTTACCAAGGACATCATTCCATAAGAAATTACCGGTATCCTTAAAAAGCTTCTGACCGAAATTATAATCTTCTACCTCTTTCTTGTAATAATGGGGAAGAAGCATGTCTATTTGCTGGTCAAGATCACCTACAAACTTATCCATGTTAGTGTTTAACGCAGCTTTGTAACTTCCCTCAGATGCCATATTGATAAGTTTGTCAGGCAATGACACAACTCCTTGAGCACCGTACAATGCGGACTTTAAAGCGAATTTGCCTACACCATTCCAAAACTTACTCCATCCGCTCTGTCTTCTGGCATAATAATCCTCATTATTTATACCCGGAATATAGTTGGGATATTTTGTACGCCATACCCCATCATTACCCATCTGATGACTTTCACGGATACTTACCTTCGGTCCATAGGGATTAAGAAGCGGCGGGGCAGGTGTAGCCCCCCTGTAGCTGTTACGAGCCAGTGCCTCCGAGTAGCTGTTGCTTATCTCCTTGGCTATATACGGTTCTTCGTATTCGGCAGCAGCTATCCTTGATGCGTAATCCGGAAATTTAGGTTGGGCATACACACCTTCACCAGGCATATAATTAGGAACCAGAGGTGTTGTCGTCTCTGGTAATGTAGCCGGAGTGTAATTCTCTTCTTCGGCTAATTTCCTTTGCCTTGCCACATCTTCGTAAGTGGTTTTAGCAGCAGGATTATATCTATCTATATTATTGTCAGCCATAAATTTTCTGCAAAAAATCGTTCAACTTACTAAACTTGTCATTCATATTGGGCGTGATATTTATTCCTCTCATATACGGATCCCTCATCTGATCAAGACGTTCTTGAACAGCCTCCTTCACGTATTTTACAAAGAAGTACTGAGGACACTTCTGGTGAATGCTATTCCAGTAATCCGCATACTCATCATTACCTGGATCCAAAGGAACAAAATCCGAGAACAACAATGCAGGATTTTTAGAATTTTTAGTCCTTTTGTCATAGAAATTGACCGCTACCTCTCTTGAACCCCTGTCATCCATTCCCTCCAACTGAACTGATATGTTATCAGACATGTCAATAAAATTATCAACAAGGGTTTTAACAACATTCATTTCTTCTGGCTTAAGGTAAGAACCATGAACCTTTACTATATCATAAAGATCATTCTTAACATCAGCCTTAGAAGCCAAACGGGGAAGACCATTACGTATAAGATACTTATCATAAGAATAACCTTCCTTCTTTCCGGTATCTACAAAATCACAGGTTCCAAAACTTGATTTGTAACCATCCACCGGATAATTACGCTCCTCGACCGAAGGATCTATACCCGCCTTAAGAAGCTCGTCATTCGTAATCTCAACCCTTTCTGTAACATAAGAATTTTTACCGGAACCTACTTGAGCAGTCAAGAATCTTCTAACAGTGCCATTATCTATCTCGGCATCCATATTAATGGCATTAATAGCAGTAGGATCCAGATTATTTACCTTTCCTGCCATGTAACCAGACAATCTTCTAAACTGAGCCTTCTGCAAAGACTTTTCCGGTGAATCGGCATTCCAATTGTATCTTTTGTAAGAATCAAGGTAATGATACTGAGATAACTTATCAGAAATCTGATCAGGAGATACAGACATTTTTATCTCATCCTGCATCTGACCTGCTATCATATCAGACACTCTACTGTTTTTCTCAGCATATCTTAGCTGGGTAATAGTTAATGGTTCACCTTCCTGATAATCTTTTAAATCTATATCACCATCCTTATCTATGGTCATATAATCTGATATATTAAAATCAGGATCGCCGTTGAGTTTCTTCATTCCATTAATAAGAGCCAATGTACCAGTAGAAGAACCATTATTCTCGCTTGTAATAGCATCAGATATGTTTTTCCCCAACTTGCCGGCACTCGCCTTAGCTCCTAATGACGGAGATATAGCACTAAGAATATCTATTCCTCTTGAAGGGTCCATCATGTATTCTCTGAACCCTACGGCATCAGATACACCAGTTGTTATGGCTGTGGCGAGCAGGAAGGCTCCAGCCTTGTCATCTGTATCGGTAAGATTTATAAAAGAATTTCCTTTCATAAACTTAGCATTACGAACTTTACTGATAATATCCTTATTTTTTTTAGTAACTATATTATCTATTTGATAATCAGTTATGTTATTTATAGCCTTTGCAGCTCCATTTGCCTTAGAATCAGAAAGAAGTAAAGCATCATAAGCTTCAGACAATCTGTTATTTCCTTGTCCGAAATATCCGTTTTTCTGACCTCCATTATTTTTTAAATAAGAATATATCCGTTCTTCAGGAGTCATATTAGCATACAATCCTGGGTCAGTTTTTTCTTCTTCGTATGATGCTGCAACGATATTACTTCTGTCTGTAGGAGATAATGAATTATATAATTTCAATAAATTTGCTCTACGCTCTGTGGAAGAAGATGTGAGTTGTTCATAAGGGATATTAGCCAAATTAACAGATCCTATCTTACCCGTTCCAGAATTGATAGCCGTAGGCCCGTCCATAGGAGCCATCGGCACTCCTACACCGCCTGCTCCTCTTGTGCCTCCGGATGAGCTTTCAGTTCCCATCTTGGAGCCGTAAGTGCGCATGTACTCGGTTTCAATCTTGGCCTGAGCAAGCTGCTCTTTTGCCAACGATATTTCAACCATAGACTTAGCATTATCAGTCAAAAACTTTTGCTGAGCCCTATCCTCTGCCAACCTTGCAAAATAAAGATCATCTTTCTTCCTTTCAAAACTTGTATTGTCGTATCTCCATGCATCAGTCATCTTATCGAAAAGATTATTGGTAACAACAAAATTAGCGGCCGCTACCGGATCTGACGAAGCTATTATCATATCTGCCTCCCTCTTGGCTTCCGCTTTCTGATTTTTAGCTTCCTGTATCTGACTGTCAATACGATCAATAATACTCTTATTATCACCTACTGATTTCTTTTTCGCTTCCAATGCTCCTATGTGTCTATCGTATCTTTCGACATAAGACCCAATGTATTGACTAACCAAATCCGGATTACTGAACACCGGATTGGTAGCTGCCATGTATGATGCTTCTATTCTCATCTGATTCCTCATGTTTTCAGATAAGTTAGCAGACACAAAATTCCTTATCTGGGAATCTGTAAGTTCATCTACGTTAACTTCTATAATCCCACCAGTAGGATTACCTTTAACATCATATTCTGTTGTCTGAATCTTCTTGCCTTCGTTGTTTTTCCTAAAGTCACTAACCAGCTTATTTATCTCCTTAGTATAATCGACATAAGGAGAATAATGAAGACCTCCTAACCTTGATCCTGCTTTACCATCTGACCTCCATTTGTAATAAGGATCCAAAGCATGCCATTCATTAATAGGAGAATAAAGTTCAGGATGATTCTGTTTTATAGATTCTATTTCCTTCATAACCCTCTTGCCTTCTTTTGTGCCGGCAATAGCGTTAATGACCGTATCATCCAACACCGAGCTAATCTCTCCTTGTATGGCTCTTGTAACACCATCAGAAGAAAGATCCACGCCTTTGAATTTTTGATTGATGTTAGCAATCACACCTGACATCTTATCTTCCATATAAGCGCGGGCTTCAGGCTTATCTATCTCTTGACCCATAAGATAATCTACCTGGGTATAGATCTTTTCACGAGCAGCATCAACCTTCTGCTGTTTGTACATCATGACGTCCTTAACAAGATCTATGTTGTAAGGACTAACATACGGGGCATATTGCCTTAAAATACTATACTGTGAAGCCACTATTTGGTCCTCCTTCTTCTTTTAATTTCATCATCTTCTTCATTTAAACTTCTCAAGTAAGGTGTAGAATAATCACCCATATTCATCACATCCTGATTACCTTGAACGTAAATAATTTGACCACTTGGAAGCATTCTCATATTCGGAGCTATGGAAGCTATGGTATTCAACGATGTACGAACATTGAACTTATTCTGTATCTCGCTGTTTATGCTATCATAATAACGAGCAAGATTTTCATCCCTTATAGCCATAGCTTTCAACAACCCAGATTCATAACGTTGCCTTTCTGCTATGTTCTTATCATCTGTCTGAACATAAGCCATTTCATTGAACCTGTCAGCTTCGTTTATTTGCCTTGCGTTATTGAAATTTACTTCATTAACGTACTTGGCTATATTGCTTCCAGCTATGGCGTTTATATTAGCCAGAATAGCAGCCCGCTGGGAGTCGGGCACGTCACCTACTGCGTCTAACTGAGCCGATGTCGCACGGTTGAGCTCGTTGATATACTGATCAGCAGATTGAAGAACCGGGTCTATTCTCGGAGCCTGATGTCTTTCCAGGCCTTCTATCTCCAAGCCAGTGTCAAGGGTTCTCAGCATTTCCGGGAAGATAGGACCGAACGCTGCCGGCTGCCCCTGTCTTTTAGTTCCGTTGTCTTCAACCACCTCCTCTGTATCGGTGTCGGTTACAGTCGTGGGTGTATCGGTTTTCGATTTTACCTCTATCCTTCCAGGAGATCCAATCTTAGGAGGTGTAAGACCTGGTGCTATAGGACCGGCCTCAATAGGCTTCATTTCTGGTTTAACAGACTCAAGAACGAAGTCCATTTCCGGCATTAACCCGCTATCTTTTAAAGCAACAAACTTATTATAATCGGAGCCCAGAATCTTCTTAGCGGCATCAGATTTATCACCAAATAAGTCAACATAATTCTTTATCCCTTTTTCGTTTAACAATCTTTTTTGCTCTGCCGAAACAACGTCCAATCCATAATAAGAACGGGTGGCTGTTGTCTGACCAAACTTATCATCTACGGCGAATGAATTATAAGCCTGATTACCTCCGTAGCTTCCGGCGTCCTGGCCCCAGAATCCGTACTCATCTCTGAATTTCTTGGCTGCATCAGCATTCGTGATAGCACCTACATCAGCTAACGCCCACAATGCATTTAATTGCCTGTTGTATCCTTTCTGGAAACCTTCTGTATCAAAATCACCATCCGTATTGTACTTGTTAGCCCATCGGTTTACATCAAGCAAATTAGATACCGCCTTATCATTTACCCTTCCGTATCCTAAATTGCTTCTATGTTGTAGATTCTGATTGGCATTGACACTGGAATCGGGATTAAGAATCTGCTCACGACCACTAACATCAGATATAGTCATATTAAGAGTTCGTCCAAATAACTGATTGATAAGCTTATTGTAGCCGATAGCATTCTTTCTAAGTTCCTCCAGCTCCTTCTGAGTAGGTCCACCTTCAGCCATTTTCCTGGTTTGCTTAACATACTCGTCATATATCCAGTTCTTGGCATCTGATTCTGCAATATTAAAAGCCTTGGCTTGTTTCTTTACCTGATTCAGATCAACAACCCCGCCATCCCTGAAGAAAGCATCCATCTTCTCGTTACGCTTAGATTCTTCCTGTTTGCCATAAACGATTTCAGCGAAAGAACGAAATTGTGCTTCAAGCTCGTCTATCTCTTTCTGGTTTTCATTGACGTACTTGGAAAGAATAGAAGCATTAAGATTAGATGTATTTTTATCTTTTACATCTTCATTTTTCTCTAATCTCTTATATACACGCTCCTGATCTTCGTACTTGTCAGCCAAACCAATCTTTTTCTTATATCGATCAAGGAGTGTAGCATACGTATCTTTAGACGTTGCCTTAATACCGTAATTTTCTCTAACGTAAGAGGCAAACTCATCATCTATCTTACGATAATCGGAAACAATATAAGCTTCCGGTAAATCAACTGGCGTGCCTCCATTCTCATGCCTGTTTCCTTTAGCTTCCATAGGCCCCACTGAATCAGGCGTCAGTACATACTCACCTTTTTCTATCTCTACATTCGCAGCATCTTCCATAGACTTGGGAAGAGGATAAATATATTCGCCGGTCATATCAGACGTATCCATCTTCTGACCGTTACCTAAATTCACGCCACCACCTTCACGTTCCCACTTGATGAATTGCTGACGACGCTCCTTGGCAAGTTTTTCCCTTGCAGCCTGCTCGTCTCTGCTGGCAGCATATGCAGCAGATGAAGCTCCCATGATATTACGGGTAAGACCTAATCCTAAACTAACACCAGATAAGGCAGCTTGAGCCACGTTAGCACCCACCTTATTACCAGCTCGTATCCTGCCAAGGCTGGATCCGAACATCTGAGCTCTGCTGGTTAGGTCGGGTGAGTAATATGGGATAGTCATAGGATCGAGAGGATTGCCGTCTTGAGATCGCTTATCTTTTTCATTGTTAGCATCATTAGCATCCACTACAGTACCCTTCGGCATAGACGACGGATCTACGGTGACGTTATTATTTACGTTCATGGTGGGCATAGAAGGCTCCTGTAATTTTATAGTAGAATAATCAGGACCTACTATATTATCAAAACCAGCCTCCATCTTGTTTATATCCTCATTTATCTCAATCATACCAGGAACATTAGACATGTCCATATTGATATAAGGATTAGATGTCGTGTCCGCCTGCTGGGTAACGTCTTGAACACTACCTCCTGGTGCGAATATTGGACGATTTTTTATGATTCGTAATCTCATATCTTCTCTTTTTTCACAAAGATAAGAGAAACGGACGAGAAAATCCAACGGAATCGAATCCATTTAAAAATCAAGATGGTAGAGGTGGAGCCTCTTTGTTTATAGGAGCGTTGACAGCCTTTTCTTTCTTCTTGTACAACTTGAGAGCTTTCCTGTATATAGATAATACAACCGGGCTCTGGATTTTCTTCATAGCCTTGGCAATAACATCTGAAGATAAGGCAGACATCACCACCGCATTAAGAAACGAACGAACAGAATTGTATTTCCCATCAAATCGCTTTAATAACCTAAGCCTAAATGATTTATATAGATAAGAATCAGACAATTCCTTGAGGCCGTTATTCTTAAGCCTTCTATTTAAAAATGCAACAGCCTTCTCTGAGAAGCACATTCGATTTTTACCTTGTTTATCTGTTGCATGTGAAAACCAGGACCATGCCGTGCTTGGGTGCTTGGCAATCCTATCAGCAAAGCTATCCAATATGCTGGTTCTGAGATCTCTTTTATGAGCATGGCAGGCGGCTATCTTCTCATCTCTACTAAGAGCTCCATTAAGACATCTAAATGTGGTACGTTCTTTCCCAATGAAGTATTCAGGATGCTCTTCTGCGAATTGAGCCCTAAAATCCTGATAACCATTCTTTCTCATTAAGTCTATCTGAGACCTAACATAAAACCTAACACACTTTTCTTCAGCTTCTTGAGCTTTCTTGCTACGAGGCTTACAAAGACGACCAAAACGACGGTAATCATAAACCATAGCCTCCACAAAATCATTGTACGGGAAATAACGACCAAATCCGTAGTTCCAGACCATGAAGCAACGCACGCGATCCTTCCAGTAGTCGGTGATTACAAAGTATTTACCAACCCTTTGTTTCTCATCAACTTTGTACCACCTATCAAATCTCCAGTTATAAAATAGATTAAAATACTTTAAATTGCCTAAACATTGACCGGCTGGTCTGCGTACTACATTATAGCCTAATTGATTGTGATTATTATAGATAACCTCAAGGGGTGAAACCGCTTCCTTTTTAAGGAGTGATTTGTGAATCTTGTCGCAATATGTCATTTCTGCTATCTTTGCCATTGGTTTTTGTTTTGTGCAAATATACGAAAAGTATTCATACTAACAGTAAAGAAATTGCACGACCCTGTATCCGGTTTGAGAAAAATAGGATACAGGGTTTTTGTTTCATATAGGTATGGTAAACGTAACCGATTCGTACCTTAACCGTAAGTCCCTGAACGTCAGTGGTGGGACAAGTTATCTAAAGGTATAATAGGATAAATGAATTTCCCCTATTATATATTCCATTCATACTCCATTCAGTCGTATTCATTTCATATATTTATATGTTATTCATATTTTTTAAATATCAATACTGTTTTAAATATACTTTTATAGTTTCGGAATCGAATCGAACGTAGTGAGTGAGATTTCGGAACGATTAATAATTTATCATTACGACTATTCACTTTTTAGCCTGATTGAGATTAAAAGTGATTGAGGATATCGACCGTAGGGAGATATGCGAAAGAACGAAAATATATTTTTATATTTTCAATATCTATATAAAGCGATTGAAACCGAATCGACCGAAGGGAGTGAGGTTGAGAGAAGTGATAACAGTTTTACGAGTAGCCACGAGATAAGCAGGCAGGCGGGTAAGCGAGGCCGTCGTGTGTTGTGAGGCAGGACAGCGTTAGCCCAAGCGTAGGTTCAGATCATTAGCTCCTATCATTGCAGAATGTAATCGTTACGAAGCATAAGAAAGCCGAGCCATCTTGATCACGTCCTTCATCCTTCGGAATCCGGGTAACGAGTCTATGGCTCGGCTTTAGAAACATTAATATGAAAAAAAATTGGTTTCAATTAAACTTCTGTCACTCCCTTAATCCGGAGTTGAATACTGGGAAGGACTGATTGGATAAAGGCTCGTCTTTTATCTTCTTCGTTTTCCTTCATATGTTGCTGGTATCGTAGTTCTTTATCATCATCCTTATCTTCTTTTAAACTCAACAAATGAGCTACGATATCCTTACCATACGTTTCAGTCCATGTACGGAATCTCTCTTCCTCGGACTGTCTCTCCTGGAACGGAGCTTCCGGGTTAGGGAGGGCGGCTGCCACTTCTACCTCTGGAAGTGTTACCGATGCTGCTATTTCTCCATCATCTCCGAATCCCATTTGACCATACGAAGATACGGAATTTTCTTCAATTTCCAAACCAAGATTTTTAGCAACCTCCATAGCATAGTTATAACGGTCATCGTTTCTTATGACACTTTTATGAGGACGTCCTGCTCCTTGGTTCCAAGCTACTACAGCATCCTTAAGGTTATCGGCGTTCATAAAATCCTGCCTGCTGTAGTTGTAATACCCTGGTCCTTTTTTTCCTTTTCTTGTGTATAAGAAATTAGAATATCCGGCCTTTCCTTCGTATTCGTCAGCCAAGAACTCAAGTTGGTCTTTGAATGTTGGTGTAGAATGACCTTTCTTTTTGGCGTGCTTGAATAGCTTATCCATGCGCTCATTATGCCATTGCTGTATGCCATATGATGTTCTGTTGTCTCCGTATATGTCATCTTTAAGACCGGATTCAGCCATGAGGTTACCTATGATGGCGAGCGCCTGTATCTTGGACATGCCGCGCTTATTAGTAAAGTAATCATATGCTTCACGTTGCTTGCCAATTACGCCACCTTCTTCAGCAAACACAATGCTTTTACTTGGTTTATCGTTTTCGTAGAAATACATGAATTTCCTACCAGGGAATCTGTGTGATGCATCTTTCGGATCTCCGTATTCTTTTTTATGATCAATAAAACGAAAACCAGCCTTGTATGGAGTAAGCTTCCCTCCGTTTCTTTTCTTTTCTTTTTTAGGATCAGCAATCCTATCCCCTACATAGTAGGCCCCTAATCCCACCGAGGCGTGATCTGTTATCCATTTGGCAGCCTTTTTATAGTCTGATATGGATTCAAAATATTCTTTCATCTCATTATCATACCCATAATCCTTCAAGTAATTTCTGGCTGCATATTCTAACATTTCAGGCGTCACTTCTTGAGCATCATCGGTCAAACCAAAATAATTTTTAATCTGAGTTCCTCTGGCCGCCATTTCCGTAAAATGATCCTCTTTGAAATAATCTTTTACTTCATCATCATCTATCTTATTCAAATCAAATCCGTTTTTATCTGCGCCTGAATCTGGATAATGAATTTTGTGTTCCACTTCATGACTTTTCACAAAATTCTCTACATCCTTGTTAGATATATTGGGGTTTCCTTCGAGAAATAAATCAATGAACTTATCAACGTTTTTAGACCTGATTATATTTCCATTTAATACCCCATATCCAGATATTTCATCTATTATCTCCCTTATCTCATCATCAGAGTATTCATCTCCTAAAAAATACTTTGCATCCCTGAAAACTTTCGGATCATCCCAATCATATATGTTGGTATCAAGCATATCCGGATCTGGCTCCCCATTTTTCATCCTTAACTTCTCCCCAGTAAGTCTTTCATAGGCTCCAGAGAAAAGTCGCTTTTTATGATTTTCCCATGCCTCGCCTATAGGAGATGCTGGTTTAGCATATTCAGGCAACGATCCTAAAAGTTCTTTATCTCTTTGAGATAGTTTTTTAGTAGCTCTTTTCGCTTGCATTGCTTTTTTCGATATACCTCCTACAAAAGGAATAAGACCCATAGCGGCCATAACCATTCCAAGCGCATCTCTATCTATGAAAGAATCATACGCATCCTTGACGTCCATTATATCACCTACTACAGGAACGCCTCCAGCTACAATTTCGTTTATATTCACACCATCAACAGGGATCGTACCATAATTAGCATTTTCATTTATTCCGCTTGACCCTACTGATGTATTATCCTTAGATGCAATGTACCTATATTTAGATCCGTTTTCTTCATCTACGGCTCCTCCTTCTTTTTTTATATTGGTATTGTATCTCTTTCCATTCCATGTAAATTCCTTAAGACCTCTTTTCCTGGCTTCTTTAAAGGCTTCGCCTCTTGTAGTGGAAATCGGGTCTTGTAATTCAAGATCGTTTTTTATGTCAAGAATAGCATCAATAATACTATTATTCTTTTTATCAGCATCATCTGAATTATTAACATTATCCGTAACATAAGATTGGCTTATCAAGTTTGATACGCTCTTTTTGTTTTTATAAGTTCCTTCTTTATCTGATGGAGCTTCAAAAGCATATACAAGTGGATACGAATAATCTGTATCTGGATCTTCTGACATAAATTCGTTTACTGCATGAATGGCTTTATCATATTTAGTATCCTTTATACTATACATCCCAGCATCTTGAACATGATCATAAAATCTGTCTATCATATAGTTGATATATCCACGCTTATCGCTCTTAAATCTCTCTTTATCTCTTTCAAACTCTTTTGGCGGATATCTTTTGTAATATTCTTGAAAAAGTCCCCTAAATTTTCCATCCTCAGATACAGCGTAGGGGTTTCCACCAGATTCTTCAATAATATTTCCAAGTACGGCTTCTATCTGGCGTTGATTAAAACCTTTATCATATAAAGCATCATAGATCATATTCATCCCTTCTACGTCCATAGTACGATGCTTACCCTTACCCACACGCTTCATATTTTCATATTTGGATTTGAATAAATCCCAATCTATTTCCGGCTTAGAAGAATCCCCTCCTTGTTTTTTGGATCTTATCTCCATCCTTTTATCCAAATCATTCTTTGAATCAATAATGGATCTAAACAGGATCTTGTTTGGATCATTCTCTTCGTATGGGATTTTATCTTCTACATAATCCCTTATTTCAAAAGGATATCCTATTGTATCAAGAGTCTTAGTAACAACCCCAACACCAAAAGGTTGATCGCTTCTATAAAAATCGTACTTATCTTTCACAACCATCCTACCTCTATCATCACGGTACATGGTAAAACTTGATAAGCCTGATAAATCATTTAAATCTCCGTAAGCATCCGGTATAAAATTATATTCGTTAAATACCTGATGTTCTCCGGTTCTGGCTTTTTTTAAGAGATCTATCCCCTCTTCCACCATTCCAAGTTTCCTACTTGTTACATCCCTTAACTCCTCCAAATCAGATACGTCCTTGCCTGCAACTTTTCCATCAATTATCTTATTATCTAAAGAATCAAGCTCCCTTCCATATTTTTTAGCCATTTTCTCCCACCCACCATTTATCCTGTCAGATATAATGGATTTGATATTGTCTGGTATTCTGACAATTCCATTTTCTTCTTTCAGATTATTTGGTTGGTTTAAGAATCTAAACCAAAGATTTTGACTAAAATCATCTACATTGGCTTTCGGAACATCTTGACCAAAAAATTCCATTATTTTGGTTTTTAATCCTCTTTCGTTAGCATACACATCAGGTGTTATATTAGATGCCAGATATTCTCTAAGTTTTACAAACGGACCAATTTTATTCCATAATGTTTTTGGTTGTTTGTCCTTTACATAATTTTTAATTTTCTTTGCCATCTTTTTCTTCCTCTAAGAATCCAAACATTTCACCTGCGCAATTACCAACAAATCCGGCTATGTAAGCTGCGTGTTCATCTTCTCCCACCTTAAAGCCAAGAGACATATTACAATGTTGGCATACCGACATAGCTGCATGAAATGATTCATGACATATGTTTCGCATAGTCATCTTATTCTCACTTTGAAAGTTCCATAATAACTTAAAAGCTCTATCATCCCCCTTATCACGAACAAGATTCAAGAAAGAGGCTTTTGAATCTAAATCGCCTTCATCTCCCCATTCTCCTTCATGATCCAATTCTGCATTCTCAAAACGATCACACAATGTTTTGTAATCTAACCCTATGGTGATAATCAACTTTAGTGGATATATCACAAAATCAAATTCTTTTTCTTTCATTTTTCTTCCTCCTTCTTAAATTTGTGGTAAGCATCACAAACCTTGTCAACCAACCATCCCATTAGATAGGCAGCGTGCTCATCTTCTCCGGCGTCAAAACTGTAGTTAATATTAAGATACTTACAGTAAAGGGAAAGACCGTGCAGACATTCGTGTCCTATGGTTCTAACATCCATATTAGACAGTGAATGAAACAAGAAACATATTTCTTTCCTGTGATTGGTTCGGTTTCCTACGAAAATAGTTCTGCCACCATAATCATCAGTCCACCCCTCCCAGCTCTGATCTTCTACTTCCAGGTTGGCGAACGTCTTAACTATATACTCTTCATCTGCCCCAAGCAATACCCTTACATTATAGGGGTATATGTCATTTTTATATAATACTTGTTTCATAACAAACTGTTTTTCAACAAAGATAAACAAAAAAGCCGAAGATATACTCACGTACTTCTTCGGCTATACCTTTAAAGCTAAAACTTGTTTACTATTGAAGCAAAATCAATGATTATATTTTTATTTTCTTAATTTCTTCAATCATATTCTTATATCCACAGAACTTGCTGTTAATAACATCGAAGATAGATTCTGACCAGCCAGCTATGTTCAAGATATTAGATCCTCTATAAAACATCTCACTTCCATATCCTTGAATAGAAATAGAAACGATCTTGCAATTTGGATTCACTTTTTTGAACCCTTTCAAAAGTTCGGCGAATTTACCATATCCATAATTGGAACTTCTCTCCCATACAACAGATTCACCGTCTCCTATCTGCATATCTGAAATAACGTACAAGTTATCTACTTTGATCTTATCTTTAACGCACTTATCCAAGAATGCAAAAAGACCGTTTTCAGTGGCACCACCGCATTCTCCTCCGGCAGTAAAAGATTTTTTGTTATTCCATAAAACACCTTTACTTCTATCATATTCGTAATTGATAAGTTTGTCACCAAACATACCAATAAATACGTCAGGAAGCACAGATGCAATCATACAGCCGAACAAGTTACCAATGACAGCCGTACTTGTTTCGCTAAAGGCAGACACCTTAGAAGATCCTCCCATATCTCCACGTACAGAACCGGAATGGTCTATCAGGATCGCCGACCGCCCCTCCAATACCGGCAGGTTCTTGCAGGAGATGGTTATGGCTTTCTCCAACGCATCTAAAATCTTATCTTTGTTACGCGCTGTTAATTTAGCTCGTTTTTTATCCGACTCAAATACAATATCATTTTCGGAATCATCAGTGCCTATATTTTCAACCTCTTTGAAAGCTGAAGCAAAACGGAAAGGAAGCATCTTCGAATTAAGTACCTTCTCTTCTATTGTAAGCTGCCTACAAACTTCATCTATTTGATCAGGAGCGTATTTGATTATGTTTACAAGGTTGCGAACCATATTAAAAATAGGCATGCCTTTTACATTAGAAACCACGTCCCGAATAGCGTCACCTAAAGCTTCTTTCTTTTCCTTATTGTCTTTCTTATCCTGACCGGCTTTAGACATTTCTTTTTCAAGAATCTTGCTTTCGTATAATCCAGACAAAGATCGACCTTCTATAAGGTACTGGAAAGCCGTTTTGTTAGCCTGATTGCCTTTGGGGTGAAATAAATTCACGAGATCAATCATCGTAATAACCCTACTGTCCATCTTGTACTTGTCAATCCGATACGGATCAAGACCTTCCAGGGCTGTTTTAAACCCCTTCTTGATAGCACTGGATATACCCCTTAACTTCTTTGGATTTTTGTCATTAAGAGCCGCATAGCAGCCAAGGATTTCGCTCATATCATCAGGACGCATAACGATCTTATTATAGAACCTTGAAGCCCATTCTTTACCCGATGCTTTACTGGCAAGGACAGAAGCCATAAGATGCGTTATTGACCTAAGTTTCCCTTCTTTCCTGACATACAATGCTGTTTGTGCTGCGAAATATGGATCTACTTGATCCATAAGGTCCTTAATCCTGTTCACCTTGTCTTTTTCTTTCTCATAATAAGAATCAGACAACATGGTAGTCATTACCGTAGATACTAACTCTTCTTCTGCGTTAAGCTTATACGCCTTCTCTCCCATGTGATTCACGATCGTAGGTTTAACACCTTCATCCTTTTTGTTAAACTTTCCCATTTGTTGTTGTTTCTTTAAAGTGTTATACAAAAAAAGCAGCGATATTACTACCGCTGCTTGAATAAACATATCAAGATGTTACTCAATGAGGGAAAAGCTGAAGTTAGTGTAAACAATGAAATAATGGATTTGAACCATCGACCTATACTTTAAAAGAGTATCGCTCTATCCATCTGAGCTAAATTCGAAGTAACTAACCCCATCACCACTCATTAGTTTCTTATGTCTTCCAAACAGAGGAAAAGCGGAGCCGGATCTAAAATGAAAATATCGGATTCGAACCGATGAAAAGCAAATGTACCTGATGCTGCGTTAAACCACTACGCTAATTTTCGAAGTAACCAAACTCCTCACCATCTGTATATTTTATTAAAACAGGGATAACTTGGAAGGTGTTTTAAAGGAGGTTTTGATCTACCAACTGATCTAATCTTTCTTACATGAAAAATACAGGACTCGAACCTATGACACAAACCGAAGTATCACCTTCCATCACCACTGTCTTATATCATAATCTCTCTTGATTACGATGCAAATATAGACACTAAAATATGATTTACAAATTAAAATGATTTAAAATAGATTAATTTGAATAAATTAACACACAGACAATATAATAGGAAGTATTGTATTGTATATTTGCGTATAACATAAAAAAAATAAATACATGGATAGATATATTGTTGATTTACTATTAAATGAAGACGACTCTCCGTTTAATAGTAAAAATTTTAAAATAATAGAATTTGAAGAAAATGACAATGAAAAAGTATATAACCTATTCAATAAAGTGTACGGAGAAAATGTAAGTATTATTTTCATCAATAGTGGATTTGGAGTATTAACGTTTATAAATGACAACATGATGAGACAAGTTGATTTGTATATCATGCTGCAATCTTTATCCGTTATATACGAAGATGCTATAGATGTAATATCCATATTGTTCGGCGAAAACACATCGCTCCTTACGATATGCAACAAACCAACCCCGGTAACACATGACAAAAATTCCAGTGGTAATATTAATACCTACATAATTAAGGATAGTTCAAGTGGATTATTTAAAATAGGGAAAAGCTCTAATCCTATTGAAAGACTTAAAACGCTATCTATTGGGAATCCTAATTTATCTATAATAGGAGTATGCAATAAAAATGTAGAATTATTAATACATAAAGAATATGATTCGGTAAGAGTAGGTGGAGAATGGTTTAGAATGGATAATAATGATATTTGCCATATAATAAAGAAATACGGATTTATATGTGTAGAATAAAAAATCACCCTCTACTTATTGAAAAGTAGAGGGTGATACGATATTATCTATTCTTAATCTTATCCTCAGAAATCAACCACTGGAATATAATCTTTCGGTTGCTAATTACTTTCTTTATCCTCATCAGCATCCAACTTCCTCTTAACCTATCCAGCCATGACCGTCTGAAATTAAGAGAATCAGGATTAACTGACTTATTTATATCGTTATCGTCCTTGATCCAGATAGGTGTTTCAGATCGGTCATCGTCAACCCTGTTGAAGAAGTCATTTAACTTATGTCTTCTATATACCTCAGTATCCAGAACCTCGGTATGGTCGCCTACGATCTTCGGATACGATATACGTTGCGCTAAATTATTCTTTTCTTCTGGAACAAGATGAATTTCACCTGAGTTGTTTGTGTCGTTGTAGATAGTTATCGTATCCAAACCTACTTTCCTGTCAAGTGTGTAATTCACATCATCAACGTATTTCCTTGCGTCAAGCTCATACTCAACAGAAGCCAGCGTAGAACCGTTATATTTCTCTTTTATCGGCACTTCTAATATAAATGGATATGTTGTTCCATAAAACGTTTGGAAGCTCTTATTCGTCAGCAAATGACTCCATAAGCCACCTTCTTCATCTGATGCCGGGAAGTTTATTCCTGTCTGGAAATATTGTTGCTGCTCTATATAATAGTCAGGGCAGAATGAGTAATACGATATCCATTCTTGCTTCAGACACGAATATCCGATAGTGAACGACACATCCTTGAAATACTGTTCGTCTTTTAAGGATATTTCCTTATCGTTTGACAACACCTCTGTTTCATTGTACAAGAACCTTCCACCATCATATTTGTAATATGCCGGGTTCTTAACAGGTATATAATCTTTTTTCGTGATAAGTACCCTCTTATACCTATTATCCCATCCAAGAGACAGACCAAGACCGATAAATTTATTATCCGTATCTTCTTCTGTCATTTCTGTACCGGTTAAGATATTAGTTATTCCGTATCTAAGGATCTTAAACGGAAGATGACGCTTAAACCAATGTCTGACACCTACACTAAGTTCCTTAAGATTACGTCCGTTCGGGTCGGTCATAAACACCTGTGCTCTTTTAGTATCTACCCAGAAATGACCAAACTCTGAACTAATTATTTCAGTGCTCTGGGTTCCAGAATAACCAAGGTCGGTCGTGTTGTACTCCAGAGGCCGGGACGCGAACAGACCGCCGGTGCCCATCTCAGCCTGCCCTGGGGAGGTGCGCTCCTTGATTACGTCTATGGCGTTATGGAGCGAAACTTGATCCTCGAACCTGACAAGAATCTGATCGGATTCAATACGCTTCATGTGAATAAGCTTCCCGTTGCTGGCTGGGAACTCATGATAATCCATAGGTTTATACGTTAGCCACGGATCTGTTTGGCTATTTTCAGATACGTCAGCCCTACTCCATATAACACCATTAGGTCGCTGGTAAGCACAATCATAAAAACGACGTTCGTATGTTGCCGGCAATACATTAGGTGTTAATGTCATTCTTGATGAATAGATAGGACTTATCTTGTAATCATTGTCTCTATGGATAGATACGTTCTTTTCTTGTGTCCACCAAACAAAATCTCCTACTTTTGGATAGAATAATTCATGAGGCTGAGGGCCCTCTAATCTGAAATTACAATTTATTTCAGATTCTACAAGGAACTGAGGAATACCATAGAACCATGTATAAAATCTGCCATCTACATACTTACCGGAGGTGTCACCATTCAATTCATACAAGCTCTTCCTATTTGGGTAAAAAGCATATTTTCCTTTATTAGATGATGTCCAACTATTGAAACGTTCGTTATCTATCGTCTCAAGAGCGTCTTCTCCGGTATCATAATTAACAAAATATCTTGGATACCCTACATTTCTATAATCCATGTAAGGGAAAGGTATCATATCTCCAATACCAAAAGCACTATTATAAAAAACAGGAAATTTTCTCTTTAATGAAAATCTGGTTATCACCGTATCACCACCGAACATCAGTTTCTTTTCATTAGTGAAAAATCCACATCCACCTATGGAAATCCATTTTATATCTTCTATTTGACCATATTGATCCGGCCTATATCTCATAAGCCTCATATACGGAGAACAGATGTATGAAACTGATTTGGATTGCTCAAATGTTCTTCCTGCTACAACATCTCTTCCAGCAATAACCGAATCATCTATACGGCTACTGTCGTAGTTGTAGACATAGTTCGGATATTCCAATAAATATTTCGATTTACCATCTCCTTTTTCACCTGGATCACCAAATGATAAAAATAACGAAGATTCACGATCTATATTATTAACAAATAAGAATCGTCCCTCATTATCGTTTTTACCGGTTCCCCATTTAGATGACATACTGGCATCCATCATAGGATATACACCGGACTTCATGTACTTAACAGAAGATAAACCACGAGCAAAATTTCGTTCATACTTATCCTGGTCCGTTATACCTATCATTGAATTATATAATCCTACAGAAGTATAATACCATGCATGATTACGTCTTGGTCCATTGTTTATAAACGTATTAAGCCAATCATAACGGTACTTACCGTACAATATCGGGCCCTTAGCAAGAGTTTGACTGATGGTTGACACCATTGAAGAAAACAGCATGGCCACACTTAAATTCGTTAGGAATCCTCCTCCGGTAAGACCAGCCGACCCTCCTATGTATCCAGACTGAGCCCTTATCTGAAGCTCTTCTGCTATCATAGCGGCTATTGTGGCACTTGATTCAACTGCGGCAAGTGACGCAGCCATCGTATAAGCGGCAGGACCTAAGATAGTCCATTTTGGATGATCTTCGACAGGTATAAAACTGCCTACAGACATTCCTCTTTGAAACCCGTCTATACATACTTCATTTGGAAGTTCGGGCTTGTTAAAATAAATATCAGGCGAACAAAATGAATACCACACGTTTCCTCCTTTGTCGAAAGGATGGGATATAAACTCGTCTCTTTTGCCAGACGTATAATTATATTGATCTTGTGATAGGTCATTATATGGGTAATTAGGATAGATATTTACATTACCATCGTCTCCTATGTATCTAAGCATATCATAGGCTAACCCTGAAGCTACAACCGACCTATTTAGCCTCCTATCTCCACGATACAGTTCATATCCTACAATCGTATCTCTTTGTTGTTGCGTAATCAAACCAGAATCCACCGCAAAATCCAAAAACACTTGTATGGTGTTATCATCTACCATAATACCTACCGGATATATTTCAGAAGCTATGTCATATCCACGTTCATCACTGTTCATAAAAGGTATATGCTTATTATCCGGGAACCGGTAATGACGTATAGGTTGTTGGCAAAATACGGTAGAAGTATCTACTCCTCCATAAGAATGGCCCTTGAAATAAGATAATCCATCTTTGTCTGACAAAGGAGCACCATAATATTCTGTTAACTTATTCATAATATTAGAATAAGCTTCTGATTTTTTTGGATCATCATAAGATCTGCCTGTGTCTATTTTCATCCTACTACTATCATAAAGTTCAAAATTAGCAGGATATTTCTCAGATGATTCCCAATATGCAAAATCTCCGTATTTATAAGGACGAGGCTTGCAATTGATGGGCCTATCTCCACATGTCTGACATTTTGATGCAAATAAGACAGTTGATCTAAGTGTTATAGAATCCACAGACAAATCAATCTTATTTACCTCCTTTTCTCTTATACCAAAAATATACGGATATATAGTTTTACCTGTAGCAAAAGAAACACCTAAGATAGCACGAGACGGCTTCTTTCCTGGTTCTTCCTCTTCATCTGGAGTATCCTCATTCTTATATTTACAGAATTGTATTTGCCTGAATGTCATTATCCAAGGAACAGCTACAACCGGAGATTCTATTGTTACATAAAAATAATCTTGTTTTATCGTTTCTTTAAAGAATTTATCATCTATAGTTCCCCATGCGGGTCTTGCTATATTGATAATAACCGAATGTCCTGAAGCATGTTCCGGCCTATCGAAATCTACTGGTATTGTTCCAAGTGGATTCCATGTCTCTATATCCTTCCAAAAAGAAACACGAACGTAATTGGTAGAAACAGCATCCATTATACCATCTATCTTCCCAAGGGCTTCAAGATAAAGGACCTTATTTTCTTCCTTATATCCTTCTATATCCCATTCCTCCGGCCTATTGATTCTAATAAACCTGGCATTAGTCATTACATTCCTCACGAACTTGCGTACTACAAATTCAGAAGCAAATCCTATATTAAGTTTATCTCCAGTAGGATTTTCGAATGTTGCATTATTTACATACCCCTCAAATTCCCAGTCCGTTTCAGGTATGCCAGTGTCCGCATTTTTGTATATCATATCCTGGAGCTTCTTGGAAGCATCAGGCCAGAACTGTTCAATGCAATATTTCGGTCCGTTCTTTGATCGGTATTGATCATTTATTACCGTACTCGTTGACCTACCAGCCCTCCAATTGCCTTTTCCATTTATCTTTTCACTCCACCCATCTATATGTAAAATATATCCTCCAAGGATGTAATTGTTATTTTGAAAGTTATTATAATCAGACCTTGAAACAGTAGGATCCGAACAATAATTTTCAATATAGCAACCACATGTACAAGGCATAGTGTCAAGAACGTATATAGCATCAGATACGGTCTTTAATATACTTCCTGGCTGCAAATACGGATAAAATTCGGAACAAAGGTGCTGTCTTCCATCACCGGATTTATCACCTGCGTTGTCACCAAAAAATGCTTCATCCATCCATTCAGACAAAGAATCCATTGTATCGTAATTGAATAGAACAGAATACTTATTCTGGTTCTCACCTCCGGTTGTATATAAATAGTCGGTAGACACGTGCTCCATGTCTTCTAATTCTTTATATATATAATCCTCTACAATACCAGTTATTAAAGGAACTGGAGCTGACAATATAGATTCTTGACGATGAGGGACTTCGCAGTCTCCTTCCATTTCTGGTAACCTAATATGATCAATTGGCTCCATATAATCCTGTGTTCCGTCTTCTCTGTATTTGGTAGCTATATCACATATCTGTCTTTCATTGTTTCCATTCTCCTTATTATTACAAGCTACAAGACCTATATTTTCAGACAAATAATTTATAGGGGTTCCTACAATATCATCATAATCGATAATAAATCTTGATTTCCCTTTAAAAGTAGCGAAATTGCTTTCCACTATAACAGTTTGACCTACAGTAGCCGGGTTGTTACACTCTTTCTGTTCTTCATCTATAACAACCGCATCGTCGTCAATCAATACCCCATCTCCTGCCGTATTGCTATACTGCCATACATATTTCCTATCAACACCTGAGCAATCCGGAGCATATGCGTTTATAGACTGGTATGGGATACTGTCTTTGTTCATTTCCTCTCTTGCCTTATCAGAAGGTGGGGGAACAAGAACGAATGCTGGAGTTTTATAACCAGTAGATGTCTTAAACGAGATAGAAAACGGATACACTTCATTCCTCATATATCCCACATACAACGAACAAGCATTACCATCCTTATATAAATCTTCGTGGGCTACAGACGCCTGCCATTTCAAGAAATGACCCATGAGGGAAACTACAGGCTGTAAATTCCATTCTTTTTCTGCCGTAAGACCATATTGAAGAAGACGGTTTCCGACTGACACTATTCCTCTTGATGTATTATATATGGCTCTTTTTAAAGAAATATGTTCAAATGTTGTCCTCTTATTATTAAGATCAGAATAATAGTATATGGTCTTCTCTGTAATAGGATGAATACCTTCTATAAAATAATCCACTACAGGTTGTGTTTCGCCATTGTATCCTACAGTATTCTGAATAACAGCCACCTTGTAATGGCTGACTTGCCTATCCAGATTAGACACCTTAAGTCTTATACCAAGATTAGTTCTTTCTCCCCATTTACCATCATTTATCCTAATATATTGCTCATCAAATACATGAACAGGGTTAGTCAATGAAGTATAGTTAGTTTTCTCGTTACCAAATTCATCGCACAAGGCCACAGCAAACTGATACACGCCCGCACGTAGGCTGCCCCCGTACTCTATCTGTACCGGCTCTACGCATGGCTGGTCCAGTAGCGGAAACACCCTAAGTTTCTCACATGCCAGAAAACAACCATTCTCCTGCATGAATTTGTCTCTATCATATTCTTTATCGCATATCTTATACCCATGATAATGATACCAAATATCTCCTTCATCATCCGCCGTCAGAGCCTTGTCTACAATAACATACCTGGGAGGATTATAATCGTCAGTCCAGTAAATACATTTCCCACATTTCTCTGTCTTTATTTCTATGGTTTTTATAGGATGATAGATAGAGAACTTAAGGCACGGATCTTGCTCGTTGTCTTCCAGCAAGGTCTTCATGCCAGAACACAACGACTCCGATCCTTCTACCATAGACTCTATATCGGAATCGGATAAGATACTTGTATCGGATTCAGGCTTGAAATAAGTTATCTTAGATACGCCTGTTTCAGGATTTGTTATAAAAAAATAGATATTGCCCGAAGTAAGATCATTCTTGTAACCAATAACCTTAAACCCATCGAAATCAATGCATTTAAGATTACTGTGCTCGTTAGATCTCATCCCAACATTACCATCCTCGGATTCGATGTTGGCATTCAAGGCAAACGTATAATGCTGATCCGTAAGACTCGACGGATGCAGATCTCGGTTCATACCTGTTTGAGGAACCGCTATGTTTCTGTTATCTTCTGCTGCCATTTTATAACTGTTTGTCACAAAGATAGCAAAAGAGATTTAATCATGGATTTCTAAAGTAGGTGAAGAAAAGAAATACATTTTCAGTCTCCTACTTTATCGACCACACCTACATAAAAATCGGGGATAGGATTATCATTGAAATTTCTTATTTGAATATCAATATAATTATAGAAATAATTATCAACTGGATCCATTATCGTCACATTACTTTCTAAAACCCCGTCTTTGTATGAATACAGTTCCTCATGTTCGGAATCAATGTAAAAAATATATCTTGGTAAATCCTGGGTATTAACTGTTAGATGATTATTAAACAAACTGCATTTAGAATGATCAGCAGACAGAAGTAACAATAGAAACGTATATGCAGACTTATCTCTTATTATAATATCACGATTAGATGATACATTAGACAAAACTTTGGATAAATCAAATTCTCCAAAACTTATCTTGAATTTCTTTCTTCTTATTGGAGTTATATATACTGGACTATTAACTACAATATTATTCCATTGAAATTGACTCCCTTCCATTACAGGAGAGAAACAATTACCCATAGCCATATTAACATTTTCAAATCTTCGTCTCATAACATCTACTTACGATTTATATCTTCTACCCCTAATTAACACAGTACCATCACCGCCGGCTCCGGCATAAACCATAGAGTATCTGACGCCGCCTCCTCCGCCGCCATAACCTCCTCCTCCTTTACCAGATCCGTTTGTTGATCCCCCTGTGCCAGATCCTTCACTGTAATCAGATATTCCTCCTTGGAATACTACCCCAGTGTTAGTTTCTCCACTTCCGCCACCGGCATTTCTTTTACCGCCGGATTCTCCAAAATCTCTGGTAGTATGACCTTGACCTTTGATTACTCCATACTCTTCTCCATTGGTGTCTCCACCATCCGAAGCACCATCTTGCGTATATGACGAACTGCCGGCACTACCACCATCTCCTCCCCTCCACTTATTAGCTCCCTTTCCTCCATTTGCTCTATAAGACGAACTCATGAATTGAGAATAACCACCATCCTTACCAGGAGAATTTTGTTCGGCTTGATAAACCTTTGCTCCTCCTTTTCCTACTGTTATAGAAATAGATTGACCAGGTTTTACAGCAATAGCTTCTCCGTCTTTCCAGCCTTTGTTATCAGATTTGAAGGTCTTGGTATAACCACCTCCACCGCCGGCAGAGCTGCCACTACCACCTCCACCAACTAAAAAGACGTCTACGGAAAAACAGCCTTCAGGAACTATCCATGTGTAATTGCCAGCCGGATAAAACCTTATAAGAAAGTCTTCAAGCTCCCTGTCTTTATATTCGAATCTCCTCCTCATAATTTACACAAATATATAAAAAGAATCATTGTGATATATACTACTCTCTGTTGCAGAAGTAACACAATCAACATCTTCATCTGCATTATTAATAAGATCTCTCATTCCATCGTATCTATTAGAAAACATAAAAACGTACCTCTGATCATTTATCTGAAACTTGTATATAATACCCTGTTGTTCACTTGGAGCAGGATAATGGTCAAATCTAATCCATATTGCCATTGGTTCGTAACCGGTAGAGGTGCTTGAAAACGAAAAAGAAACTGGACTCTGAGTATGAATATTAAAGGCTGTTCCTTCTCTAAGCTGATTCAGTACACTATTTATCTTATCCTGGCTAATTGTATCGGATTTGATTTTATTCATTAAATTAAATAATCTGATTCTATCTCCAGGCTCGATTTCTGTTTCCACACAATAATAAATAGCTCCATTACCAGATCTCTGTTCCTCAAAATATCTTCTCCTACTCATAATGATACTCCTTCCTATAATAACCGAGGAAACTAAACCCTTCCGACTCCTTCCTCAAAACATCATGCTTATTCCAATACTTTTCTAAGTCGAAAGCCTCTCTTTCGAATACGATATTATGATATGCCTTATCATGATCGCGATATATGCACAACCTAATCAGGTACTCAATTAAATACCATGTATAGTATAAAAATATTGGAATAAGGGACAGCCATAACATCCACCATCCTGCATTACCGAATAAGAGACACAATCCTATTGTAAGCAATGATATAAACATACCAAAATAAAATAACGTATGATACTGATTACAATGCGCCTCCTCATGATATTCGGTTCTCAATGATATACTATCACGTTCGGTAAATACGGCTCCAAATAACATAATTGTTTTGTAGCCGTCAATGAACGTAAATAACTTAGCTATCTTAGAATTGTAATAGATTTTCATTTTCCGAATTTAATTTTGTACCAGTTACACAATATCAAAAACTCAATAGGTGAATTAACACCATCCCATTCCCATTTATCTAAAAAGGCCCTGAGTTTATCTCCTTCAACGCATTCGGCTTCTTGCAAGAAGACAAGATGAGGCATAAATAACTCCGATCCTTCCAAAGACTTATTAAAGAACTTAACCAGCCTCTTATTAAATCCAGGACCGTACCATGATTTTTCATTTGTGGATCCAAGACAATAGTAAGAATTATTTTTGACTTTAATGCCAAACCATTTACATACATATGGATGATATACTCTATCTGCTAAAAATATAAATGGTTTATACCATAGGCAATGCCAGAATGTACTGCACTCGCCTCCGAACTTCTTAAAAGCCCATCTGAACCCTCCAGAAAAATACCAGTTATTAGCTCCTCTCTTAACCTTAACTTTGTATTTAAGATTCTTATTCCGGTTGCTAACCCTATCCCACGGCTTGACCTTATCGGTATCCATATCAGGAAGGAATGTCCAATGATGAAGCAAGGCACTGTAATAAGGATTGTATATCTTGTGTCTGTTCCTAATAACGTACTCAAAAATATCGTATCCTACTTGCCTGGCTTCTTCAAATCCTTTTTCTGACAAGAAAGCTAATATAGGAGCCAGATTCCAGATCTGATCTTGTGAAGTGAATGGAGAGAAGCATGGATCTTCGTCTTTTAACTCTATACCATTAGTGTACCCGGAACTTATTTTGGTAAGACCGAATTTGCTTGCATCTTCGCTATGGATATCGTCTCTTAAGAAAAATCCTTTTTCGAATTTGAAATAAATACCTTTATTGCTATTAAAAAATAGATCATAAGTAGTATCGGCAAGACGAGTAAGCACCAGTATGGCATTACGAACATCATCTTTTGTCTTGTAACCAAGAATCATTTCCGTATATACAAGCTGAAGATACTGGGCCAGGTTAATGGTTCCGTCGCCGACCCAGCCTACCCCGTTCTTCACCGACGACAGTGGGATGCACGAGGCCTGCTCTGTGTAGCTGGAATCATAAACGAAATCCCGGTAAAACACCTCCTTGATCTTATTGTATTTATTCCAAAGGCTTTCCATATCTTAACCTATAACAATAACACAATCACGCTTTTCCTTATTATAAACCATCGTACCCATCTTAGTGTACAGACCTTTTATATTTTGGTAATTGGTTTCACCATGAGCCGAAACGTTGGTAGTAATGCTGTCGGAGTAAACTTCTTCGCCGCCTTCGTTAATGAAGTTAAATCCTTGTTTAACCATCTCTCCTCCAAGGTAGGCTGTAAAAGACACAACGACATTTCCTCGCCCTCTATTCCCATACCAATTACCATAGATATCGGCATTGATATTAGGTTCCGACTCGTCCATGCCCGGCGCTGATAGCAAGGTCTTCATCTTAATAAGTGCCCCTTCGAGTCCTGACTGCATGTTATCACCACCATAAATAAGGTAATCACCTACCTGTTGTTGGGTAGTAGCCCACTGCTTACTCCATCCAACGTATTTATTATCTACATC